TGTTGATTCTGTAGCAGCGGCATCAACCAAGGTAGAACTTGAAAGTGACCACGGTAAAGATGGTTATGCTACGGGTAAATCAATTATTATCAGTAAAGCAATGCGTAAGATTACCACTATGATTGGTCGTCAGAAGGTTCTTACTGTATTCACCAACCAATTGCGTCAGAATCTAAATGCTATGGCATTTGGTGACAAGTATGTAGTTAGTGGTGGTAAGGCACTTGCTTATCACTGTAGTGTTCGTGTTCGTTTGAATAATACTGGTAAACTCAAAAAGGGTGAGGAGATTATTGGAAACGAATGTAAAGCAGTTGTTGTGAAGAATCGTATGGGTCCACCACAACGTCAAGCTAGTTTCGATATTTATTTTGATTCTGGAATTGCAGATTATGGTTCTTGGATCAAGGTATTGAAGGAAAATAACTTGGTGAAGCAAGGTGGTGCTTATTATACATATAAGAAGACCGATGGCAGTGAATGGAAGTTCCAATCCAAAGACTTTGTAAGCATTATGCAAAGTGACAAGGAATTGAGTGAAGAAATTTACTTGAAGATTTGTGACGCTGTAATTATGAAATACAAAGATCCTAATAGTCAGATCATTGACGATGCTGTAGTTGAAACAGAAGAAACTGCAGGCAACGAGGAATAATATGAGCGGATTCAGTTCATCTGAAAAGAAGAAACTGTTCTCCTTGTTTGAAAACATCAAAGAGGGTGTTGGAAATGAAGGACTTAAAAAGTCTACCAATTCTGACATCCTCCTTGTTGACGGCCTTAATACTTACATTAGAAGTTTTATGGCCATTCCTTCTCTCAATGAGGATGGATTACATACAGGTGGTATTGCTGGTTTCTTGAAGAGTATTGGATATGCAATTAAATTACTTTCTCCTACCCGAGTTATTATTGTATTTGATGGTAAAGGTGGTAGTCAGAAACGCAGAAAGATTTATCCAGCGTATAAAAATGGTAGAAAGACAGATATTAGACTCAATCGTAATTACGAAGAACTATCTTCATCTGAAATAGAATCTGTAAATTTTAAAAAAGAATTAATTCGTACTATAAATTATTTAGATACGTTGCCTGTTACTGTAATGGCAATTGATCAAATAGAAGCAGACGATACAATTGCTTATTTAGCCACAGAAACTTTCAAAGACAGTAATGTAACAATTATGTCCACTGATAAAGACTTTTTACAATTGGCAAACGATAAAGTCAAAATTTGGAGTCCTGTCAAAAAGAGAATTTTTGGTTGTAAAGAAATCTTGGATGAATATGGTGTCACATGCAGCAACTATATCTTGTATAGAGTTATGGAAGGTGATGTAAGTGATAATATACCTGGTTTAGATGGTGTAGGTTTAAAACGAGTAGTAAAATCATTTCCTTTCTTATCAGAAGAACGTCAATATGATCTGAATGAGATTTACAATTACGCGGAGAATAACAAGAGTAAATATAAAGTATATCAGACTGTATTAGACAACAAGCTATTGCTTGAACGTAATTATAGTTTGATGCAGTTAAAAGATACGCAAGTACAATCATTTACGCAATTACGTATAGAAGAAATTATAAAATCTCCTGTGCGTAGAATTGATAAAATGAGCTTTTCTAAATTAATCACAGAGGACAAAATGTGGAATAATATCCCCAATTATCACATTTGGCTCAATGAATGTTTCGGTAAATTAAATAGTTTCGTAGAATAAAAAAATATCGGTTAATAAAAGTTGAAGACCACTTAATTTAGTGGTATAGTAGAGTTATCTTATGGAAAACAAAAAAGCAATTGATTCATTAACAAAATACGGCCGTGACTTCCAAATCAAGTGTATTTCGTGCTTAATATCTGATCGTTCATTTATTGAACGTATTAACGATATTATCGAAGTAGACTTCTTTGAAAGTGATGCAAACAAGTGGGTTGTAAAAGAAAGTATTAAATACTTTAACGAGTATAAAGATCTACCAACCTTAACCGTATTTAAAATTAAAGTTGATGAAGTAAATGATGAGCTTCTTAAACGAAGTATTGTAGACAATCTAAAGTTGGTTTACCAAAAGGTAAGCGACAACGATTTGAAGTTTGTCAAAGAACAGTTCTTGGAATTCTGCAAAAATCAGAAACTAAAGAATGCTATTATTGAAAGTGCAGACCTATTGGCACTTGGTCAGTATGAAAAGATCAAGAATGTAGTTGATCACGCAATGAAAGCTGGTATGGAACGTAATATCGGCCACGATTATACTGAAGACGTTGAAAAACGTATGAGTGTAATGAGTCGTAATTGTGTCAAGACCAATTGGACAGAAGTTGATACCATTATGGATGGTGGATTAGCAGCTGGTGAATTGGGTATTATTACAGCTTGTGCTGGTAGTGGTAAGAGCTGGGTACTATCTAAGCTAGGTGCTGAAGCTATGAAACAAGGTAAGAACGTAGTTCACTTCACTCTAGAATTGAATGAAAACTATGTGGGTCTTCGTTATGATGCTTGTTTTACTGGAATTGATTTCCAGAACATTCGTAACAACGTAGACATCGTAAAGCAGAAGATTGCTGATGTGCCTGGGAAGTTGAAGATCAAGTACTTTCCAATTAAAACTGTAAGTGCTTATAGTCTTAAGGCTCATTGTGAACGATTGGCAGTACTAGGTACCAAAGTCGATATGATTATTGTTGACTATGCTGATATTCTACGTCCCTCACAGAGTGAACGTAATAGCAATAGTTATAGTGAAGCTGGTGGTATTTATGAAGAACTTCGTGGTGTAGCTGGTGAATTACAAGTTCCTATTTGGAGTGCTTCACAGAGTAATCGTGCTGCTATGGATGAAGATATTATTCAGGCTAACAACATTGCTGATAGTTATCGTAAGATTATGACCGCTGACTTCGTTATGAGTCTAAGTCGTAAAGTTAACGATAAACAAGCAAATACTGCACGATTCCACGTAATTAAGAATCGTTTCGGACCAGATGGTTTGACATTCCCAAGTAAAATGAACGCTGGTTGTGGTCACATCGAAATTTATGGCGAAAATAGCCGTGAGGGTATGAGCATCTTGAATGAAATGATGGATGGTGAAAATCAAGTCAAAAAGGCTCTAAAATCCAAGTGGAACGTTCATAACAACGATGATGAAGAATAATTGATAGTATGTAACAGACAAAAAACGTACAAAAAAATTATTAAAAAGTTATAATCTAAACACAAAAAGAACTATCCAAAAGATAGTTATTTTTTACCCATATGAATAAAGAAATTTTTATAAAGAAACGAAATGGTAATACTGAAAAGTTCAATGCAGACAAAATCAATAAGATTTTACAATGGGCTACAGAAGACATAAAAGGTGTCGGATTTGAAGAAGTAGCAATGAATGCACATTTGTCATTTTTTGATGGAATGACATCCAAGGACATTCACGCAATGTTAATTGAAGCTTCTGCGAATCTTATTACAGAAGAAAAGCCAAATTATCAATTTGTGGCATCTCGTTTATTAAATTACCAATTGAGAAAAAATGTTTGGGGAGGTAAGAATCCTCCTAAACTATATGATCTAGTTAAAACTAATATTGATGCGTTGGTCTATGACTCATCTATTCTTGATTGGTATAGTAAACAAGAGTTTGATAAGCTAGATGAATATCTAAAGCATGACCGTGATTTTAATTTCACGTATGCTGGTATCAAACAGTTGTGTGATAAGTACTTGGTACAAAACAGAGTTACCAAAGTAATTTATGAAACTCCACAATTTGCTTATATGCTTATTGCTATGACTTTCTTTAAAGACTATAAAGAAAATCGTATTGAGTATGTAAAGAAAGCATACAACTACTTTAGTAAACATAAGATTAACCTACCCACACCAATTATGGCTGGGGTAAGAACTCCAATGAAGAGTTATGCTAGCTGTTCACTATTCACAGTAGATGATGATCTACGCAGTATTTTCAGTAACAACAGTGCAGTTGGTTTTGCTACTGCAAGTCGTTATGGTATTGGATTGAATCTATCAAGACTACGTGCGACTAATGCTCCTATTCGTAATGGTGAAGTAGTACATACAGGTCCAATTCCATTTGCTAAAGCATTTGAATCTACTGTAAAGAGCTGTCATCAAAATGGTATTCGTGGTGGTAGTGCAACTGTAAACTTCGCTTGGTTCCATTATGATATTCTAGACATTCTTGTATTGAAGAACAATCAAGGTACTGATGATAATCGTGTTCGTAAACTAGATTATTGTGTGGGGTTAGATAAACTAATCTTTGAACGTTTCTTGAAGAATCAAGATGTAACATTGTTTAGCTATCACGAATGTCCAAGTCTTTGGAATACATTTGGTATGGAAGGCTTTAAGGAAAAGTATGAAAAGGCTGAAGCTAACAAGAACATTAAGTTCAAGAAGAAAGTACCTGCTCGTGAATTGATGGGACTACTTGCTAAAGAACGTCTTGAAACTGGTCGTATTTATACAATGTTCGTTGATCACGCAAATGAACACGGTAGTTGGTTGGATCAAGTAGATACAAGCAATCTATGTCTTGAAGTCAATCATCCGTTGATTCCTATTTATGACGTTAATGATGCAAATGGAGAAATTGGTGTTTGTGTCTTGGCAGCACTAAATTGGTTGGAAATTAAAGATGACAATGAAATGGAAAACGTTTGTGATATCATTGTAAGAATGTTGGATGCTTTGATTGATCATCAAGAATATTTCGTACCAGGCGCAAAAAACTTTGCTACCAAACGTCGTAGTCTAGGTGTAGGTGTAAGTAATTTGGCTGCTCTATTGGCTAAAGAAGGATTAAAGTATTGGGATACTAAAGCTCCAAACTTTGTAGCTCAGTGGATGGAAAAGACCAGTTACTATCTAATCAAGGCTAGTGTTGAAATGGCAAAAGAGTTGGGTAAGTGTGAGAAGTTTGATCGTACAAAATTTAGTCAAGGTATTCTTCCAATTGATACTTATAAGAGGGACGTTGATGAATTTATCACTGAACCTCTACATATGGATTGGGAAGCTCTAAGAGAAGAAATCAAGAAGTATGGTATGAGACACAGTACACTTACTGCTTGTATGCCTGTAGAATCAAGTAGTGTAATTCAAAGTAGCACCAATGGTATTGAACCACCTCGTAGTGCTATTAGTTTTAAAGGAAGCAAGAGTAACATTTTGCCTGTTGTGGTTCCAAATATTGATAAGTACAAGGATAATTATACCTTTGCTTTTGATATGCCAAGTAATGAAGGATATTTGAAGGTAGCAGCTGCTATTCAGAAGTTTACAGATATGAGTATCAGCACCAACACTTACTATATTCCTTCACGTTATGAGAAGAATAAAGTGCCTGTAGAGGTTGTTATTAAAGATATTTTGTTGGCATACAAGTATGGATTGAAGAATCTATATTATGCTAATACAGATGACGGTGATAAGCAAACAGCTATGGAAACAAAAACTGTTGAAGTAAAACCAGTAGTACAAGAATCCGGTTGTGAAAGCGGAGCTTGTGCTCTATAATAGGAGGACATATGAAAACAGTACTAAATAAGAAAAACATAGATCAGTTACGTAATCCAATGTTCTTGGGAGAAGATCTATCGCTACAACGATATGATCAAATCAAGTATCCTAAGTTTTATGATTTGTACGATCAGCAGCTAAACTTCTTTTGGCGACCACAAGAAGTGTCTCTTGTAAAAGATATTAGTGATTACAAGAATCTTTCTCCTGAAGAACGATTTGTTTTTGATAGTAATTTAAAGTTTCAAACTATGACTGATAGTATGTTGAGTCGTAGTATTCACGAATTGATGAAACATTGCACCAACAGTGAATTGGAAATTTGTATGAATGCGTGGAGTTTCTTTGAAACTATCCATAGTAACAGTTATACATACATCCTCAACAATGTTTATCCAGATGCTACCAAGTTCTTTGATAGTGTCTTGGAAGACCAAGAAATTGTTAAGAGGGCTAATGCAATCAGTAAAAAGTATGATGAACTACTAACTCCATCAGATGATGTTAAACAACAATTGTTTGATGCGGTATTAGCCACTCAAATTACTGAAGGGTTGATCTTCTATGTATCATTTGCTTGTAGTTTCTACTTTGGATATCGTGGAAAGATGGAGGGTAACAGTAAGATTATTAAGTTTATCAGTAGAGATGAAAATCTTCACGTTGCTATTACCCAGAACATTATGAAGAACTGGATTAATAACCCAGAAGAAGGATTCCAAGATGTTGTTAAGAAGAATGAAGACAAGATCTACGCTGCTTATGAAATGGCAGTTAATGCTGAAAAGGATTGGGCAGATTATCTATTCAGTAAAGGTAGTTTGATTGGTTTGACCGCAGAAAGTTTGAAACACTATATTGAATGGTTGGCCAATAACAGACTATCAAGTATGGGATATAAGAAGTTGTATCCTACTGCCAAGGTTAATCCATTGGCTGGATGGTTGGATAGTTACTATGACAGCAAGAAGTTACAAGTAGCTCCTCAAGAGACTGAATTGAGTAGTTATGTTAAAGGAGTCGATAATACTATCAGTGAAGGTGCTTTCGATGACTTCAAATTGTAATTACAGTTGTAAATAGTTAAAAAATGTAACGGGTACTTTAATTAGTATCCGTTTTTTATTATATTTATATTCATCTCTATTATGGAAATCATTTTTGCATATCTTGAAAAAATATTGGTAATAAGCGCAGCTGGTGGCGTACTCTTTGGCGCTTTTAAGTGGGTATTTACTTTAAATCGGAATGTGAAAGAAATTCTAAAAGAAGTTAAACCTAATTCTGGAACTTCTTTGAAAGATCAAGTTGCTAAGATTGAAAAACAAGTGTGTTGTGATAGTAATTTAATTAATACCATATGTAGAAGACAGAAGTGGATATTGGATAATAGACCCGAACCAATATTTGAATGTGATACCAATGGTAATTGTACGTGGGTAAATGAAAAATATTGTCAATTATTAAAACACGATGTGGAATATTTCTTGAATAATGGATGGAAAAACGGCGTATACGGAGAAGATTTAGAAATGGTAGAAAAAGAGTGGGATAGAGCTATTAAAGATAAAAGAAGCAGTAGTAGTACACATAGAATGGTTGATAGAGAAGGAAATATATATAACGTTAAAGTGGTAGCTACTAGAAATGATGGTTATGGGTACATAGGACATATTGAAGTATTAGACGATAAAAAAGATTAATAATTAGATACCCAACACTATTTATATGTATATCAATATGAAGTCTTCTAAAGAATTAGTCAATAAACTCGTAAAAGAAACACTAGAACAAAAGTACACCAATGCTTCGGCTTCTTGGAGTGATTTAATCGACGAATTATCCAAAGAAATTAAGAAGCCAATCGAACTTGATGATGCTGGCAACTACAATGTATGTGACTGTGAACCACATCATATTAGTATTAGACCAATTGTACACGGTATTTGTGATGTACAAGCATTCAGAGATTATAGCGATAGAACCAAAAAACTTTTTATGAAGTTTGAAGATGTTAAGAAATTCGTAAAAGAATACTTGAAATCAGATGTTTCAAATTATGTAGACAGTGCTTTGGGTAAGGGCGTTGAAAACAGCAAAGATAAACAAGGTGGTAAAAAAGCCGATAAACAATCTGAATCCGAAGAAAACGTAGTTGATCCAGAAAAAGGATTTAAGATTGTGAAGAATGTCAAGGTTGAGAATATGAACGATCCAAAAGACGATCCTACTCAACCAATGCAAGCAGTTGGTAAATTTGCTAAACAAGGCGATCATAAACCAAAGAAAGCAGAATACGTCCCACCTACATTGCCAAAAAATCTTCAAAAATTAGTTATTAAATATACTAAGGCCGGTAAAGCTAAGAAGAAGTAATTGACAATTTCTAGATTTTGATGTACTATAAAAGTATATCTAAAAAAAGGATACATATGAAAAAATTGATTACTATCGCAGCATTGGGTGCAACTCTAGCTTCCCAAACATTTGCTGGCGATAGAGAATGGGCTACGGTTGGCAAAGTATTAACCGGAGTCGCCGTAATTCACGTTATCGACAGAATTGTAAATCCCCCAACGCAAGTTGTATATGTACATCCACAACCAGTGGTTTATGCACAGCCTGTAGTAGTACAACCTGCTCCTGTTGTATATTATCAACCTGCTCCTGTTGTTTATGTACAACCAGCAGTAGTTGTATATGGATCTTGGGGTCGTCCGGTACATCATTATCATCACCATCATTGATAAAATCATTTTGAAATAACCCAAACCACCGTAACTGGTGGTTTTTTTATTTTTCCGGTTGACTTCTTATATATCCGTGGTAAGATGGTTTTACGGTAAGAAACACATATGAAAAATAAAAACTCACTAAATCTGGTTACTGGCAAGGACTTCAATATCAAGGCTTATCTTGACACTTGTGTAAATCTACGTCCGTCTTCTTTGATTATGGACGACCTCAAGTGGAAGTATATGGTACGTAGTGCTATTCGTGGCAAGAACATTTTGCTTCTTGGTCCAACTGGTTGTGGTAAGACTCTAGCAGCACAAACTGTTGCTAAGGCTATTGGCCGTGAAGATAACTTCTTCTATTTTAATCTGGGTGCTACACAAGATGCTCGTAGTGCTTTGATTGGCAACACTCACTTTGATAAGAAGACTGGTACTCTATTTAAGGAGTCTAGTTTCATCAAGGCTATTCGTACCCCTAATGCCATCATTCTTCTTGATGAAATTTCACGCAGTCATCACGATGGCGTTAATATTCTAATGACTGTTCTAGATGATCTCCAGCGCTATCTTCGTTTGGATGAAAAGGATGATTGTGAAGTTGTTAAGGTTGCCGACGGTGTAACCTTTATCGCTACCGCTAACGTAGGTAACGAATATACCGCTACCCGTGTTATGGATCGTGCTCTACTTTCACGTTTTCCAGTCAAGATTGAAGTAACTCCGCTTGATAAGGACAGTGAGTTTAATCTACTAAAGAACCGTTTCGACATTTCAACCGAAAATCAGCTTGATATGCTCAAGGCTATTTGTGAAATTGCTGAACATACCCGTAAGCAAGTCAAGCAAGATGATAGCAAGCTAACTAATTTTATTCCTACACGTAGTACAGTTGAAATTGCTGAACTTATTGTTGATGGATTTAATTTGCTTGAAATTGCTGAGTCAACCATTTATCCTAACTTCAGTGATGATGGAGGTGTAGATAGCGAACGTACTTATATTCGTCAGCTTGTACAAAAGTACATCAAGGTTGAGTCTAAGGAAAAGCTATTTAATGATCCACTAAAGAGTGATCAGCCTCCTTTTTAATAACTAAGTAAACAAACTATTATGAGTAACTACAGTGATTTCTGGCTTAAAGACAACCATTATGAATGGGATTGGGAAGACGAGCTAGATGCGGCTATTGAAGAAGAATCGGGTACAGATGCTACAGTTGATGCTGAGGATCGTCTCAGTGATACTACTGCTAGGTTGATTCGTCTATCTTCAGCTCGTCGTGCAGTTGCTAACTATGTTAGTATTCTGACGAACCAGAATATTCCTGTAGTATTCAATGATAGTGCTGTAAATTGTACTGATGGTAAGCTAGTCTATATCAGTAGCGATATTACCAAGAAGGATAATTTTGATGTGGCTGTCGGACTAGCCTTACACGAAGGCAGCCACATCAAATATTCTGATTTTGAATTGTTTAAGACTGTATGGATGAATGTTCCCCGTGACATTTATAACTATACTGAAAAGCTAAGCATTTCAAAAGATGAAGTGGGTAAGACTTGTCAGACTATTCTAAACTATGTAGAGGATCGTTTTATTGATTATACTGTACATCGTAATGCTCCTGGCTATCGTGGATACTACGATGCTTTGTACGATGAATACTTTAATAACAAAGTAATTAGTGATGCTTTGGATAGCGATATGTATCGTACACTAAGCATTGAGTCTTATATGTATCGTATTATCAATCTTACAAATCCTAATACTAATCTTAAGGCGTTGCCTGGTCTGTATGACATTGCCAAAGAATTGGATCTTACCAATATTAGTCGTTTGACTACTCCAAAGCATCGGTTGAATGTTGCTTATAAGATTGCAGAAATTGTATTTAAAAATATTAATGAACACAATCAAAAGCAAACTGGGCCTGGATTCAATCAAAATGATAGTGGTGTACCTGACGATTCTAATGGAATGCCAGGTGACGGTGAATCTGGTAAATCAACTGATGATGTACTTGGCGGTATGGAGTCTACTGTAACAAGTGATAACGCTGCTGTAACAAGTGATGTTGGTACAGATTCAAATGTCAGCAAGACCAAACAGAACAAGATTGCAAAGAGTTTTGAGAAACAGAAAGATTTTCTTGCTGGTAAGATCAAAAAGAAAAAGGTTTCCAAACGTGAAAAGACGATGTTGGATGTTCTTGAAAAGAGCCAGATTGATCTTGTGCCTGTAGCTCAAGAGATGATGAAGGCTAGTGGATTTGTTGGAAGTGTAGAATGTATTTTGGTTAAGAATATGACCAAGGAACTTATTCTATCTGAAGAATTTCCAATGAGCATTGGTGCTAACAATGAAAGTAGCCGTACTGAACTACAAAAAAATGTGGATGCTGGTATTGTTTTGGGTACAAAACTAGGTCGTCGTCTTCAAATTCGTAATGAAATTAATATTGATAAGTTTACCCGTCGTAATTTGGGTAAGATTGATAAGCGTTTGATGCACGAATTGGGATTTGAGACTGATACCAATATCTTTTACAGCACATTTACTAATAAGTATAAGAAGGTAAACTTCCATATTAGTGTAGATGCTAGTGCTAGTATGCGTGGGCCAAAGTGGAATCGTACAATCAAGCTATGTGTTGCACTAGCAAAGGCTACATCTATGATTGATAATGTTGATCTTACTATTAGTTTTCGTACTACTATGAGCTACAATCCATACATTGTGGTTGCTTATAATTCTAAGGTAGATAAGTTCTCAAAGATTAAGAATTTGTTTTCTTATTTAATTCCGGTGAATACCACTCCAGAAGGATTGTGTTTTGAAGCACTAATGAAGTTTCTGCCAAAGGCTGATAATAATACAAATAGTTATTTTGTTAATATTAGTGATGGTGAACCGTGTTTTTATTACAACAACACTTCATCTGGCATTGCATTTTCTTATCGGGACAAATCAGCTTGTGAACATACACGTACTCAAGTAAGAAAGATTAAGGAATCTGGTTATAATATTATTTCCTATTTCGTATCTGATTATGATAGTTTTGGTATGGAATTACTGCGTCAGAACTTTAAGACAATGTATGGTAGTGACTCACATTTTATTAATGTGGAGAATCTAAATCAGATTGTTAAAACGGTCAATGGTAAGATGATGGAAGCTATTGACATATAATATAAAGATGGTATAATATATAAACGGGGAAATTTATCACAACATAAACAAGAAAGGATAAAATATGAAAAAGACAGATCGTAAGAATAAGACAAATCAAACAGTAACGTATCCAAGTTGTATTTTTACAATTAAGGAACTAAACGAACTTAATCCTGACATCGTAACTATTAGTTTACGTGATAAGGTTAAGAAAGCAATTAAACGAGGTGAACTAAATGTAATTGGTGTTTTGCCTAATGGTAAAGGTCGTCCAACTTTGGTACACGTATTTGGCTCAATTACCAAGTCTATTATTGATGAGGCTAAGAGCAAGGGTGTACATCTCAATCGTGAATTGTTGGTTGAAATGGTTAATATCAATTCATCTACCAAGGAATCGGTTGTGGTAGTTGATGTTGACACAACAAAGACCAATTCGGTTAATGTTTAAACTAAAATTCATATAATTGAATCACCGTATATCTTTGATTTGATATACGGTTTTTCTATTTATACTATATTATGGCAAAAAAAAGAGACAAAGTACTACTATATTTAGATCGTAAAGGAAAAAACTTTTTAGTATATGATGAAAAAGATTTACTAGATCTTAAATTGCCTGTAGAGTATATTGATAACGGTACCAATTTGTATTTGGATACACTAACAGAAAAATGGGAAATAAAAGAAGTCAAGTCATCTAAAAATGAATTGACATTAAAATTTAAATTGGTTTTAAGAAAAACAGAATAATATGGATGCGTTACAAGAATACTTTGGAGTAGAAGCATTTGATTTTGAAGGAAACAAGCGAAAATTAATTGATAATCTTAATTTGTTAAAAGCTATGTCTGTAGAAGAACAGACTTTTTACAAAAAGTGGTTGGAAATACAAACTTGTGAAAGTTTATCCAGTAAGGCTAATACAATTAAAGCTAGAATTTGGACTCCCACTGACATCAATGATGAATCTTTAACTATTAAAGAAATAGAAAGTATAAATCCAACGTTAGTGTATGTTGAAACAAAACAACAAAATGAAGATTGGACAATTCTTCGTATTTTTGGTCACACAATGACATTTGACCAAACTCCTGGTAGATTTATTAAATTTCTTGTAACAGATGGTAATGTTGATAGTCCAAAGTATATTGGTTGTATTAGTGTTTCTAGTGATGTAATTGCTATTACTGATCGTGATAATTATTTGGGATGGACTGCAACTGATAAAATGGATAACAAACGATTGGCACATAGTGCAATTGGTAGTTGTATTATGAGTACCCAACCAATTGGTTATAATTTTCTAGGTGGTAAATTGGTAGCTGCTATGATTACCACATCAACTGTACGTGATCTTTGGAAACAATTATACAATCAAACTCTTGTGGGTATGACAACTACAAGCTTGTATGGTAGTTATAGTATGTATAACAGTTTAAAATGGTGGCACAAATGTGGTAGCAGTGCTGGTAAAATTTCAATTAAACCAGATGATAATATTTATGAAACTTGGCACAATTGGTTGAAAGATATTGATGTAACTGCTTATGATAAAGCACTTACTCAAAAAGAAGGAGTAAGTGGACCTGTAACCGGAGCCAAATCTCGTATTCTTGGTATGATATTTAGTAAATGTGGAATAAAACAATCCAATTATCAACACGGATATGAACGGGGTGTATATTATAGTTGTTTTTATGAAAATACCAAAGAGTTTTTACAAAGCAAAATAGGTGTTGATCAATTGAATATGAAAGACCTCTTTAAACGTGATATGCAAGGGGTAATTGAGTGGTGGCGACCAAAGGCTGTAGATCGATATAAAAAGCTAAAGAGTGAATCAAATTTAAAGAATACGGTGCATTTCTATAATCAGATGTTTGGGATGTCTTATCAAGAAGCTAAAGACGTATATTTTAAAGAAGTTGGTAGATAGAATTATTATAATATAAATTACTTATTATACATACTATTTATATTTATAAGAGTAATTTATGGCAAATACCCCAATTAATGCAATGACCGCTACATTCGGGTCTGGTGATCAGACTGCGATAAAAATGAATGTAGCGGATTCAGGACCATCTGCTAATAGCAGTAAACTAATCGATTTACAACTAGGTAGTGTCACAAAATTCAAAGTTCTCAAAAGAGGTGAAGTAATTGCTACAAATTTTACAGGCAGTTTTAGTGGTAGTACTTTTGTTAAAAATCAATCAAGTGTTGCTGGTACCAAATATATAATATTTTCGGATGGAAGTGGTCAAAGAACATTGGGATATGATACTTCATTAAATTACGATGCTTCTTCAAACACATTAAATACCAATGGTAGTGTTAATATTGGCGGCGATATAGATAGTACAAATGGTTCGCCACTTTTATTGTCAAGTCCAACCACAATAGAGTTTGGTGGTGCTGCTACCACAATTCAAATAGGAACATTTTCCGGTGGTAGTTATACACGATTCAACTCAAGACAGGTCAGAGGTAATTTTACAGGATCATTTACAGGCAGTTTTAGTGGAAGTCGAGGCAATTTTACCAAGTTAAGTGGTAGTAATGCTAAAATAACAGGCAGAGTGATAGCTACATCATTCACTGGTAGTATTAGTGGTAGCAGAGCTAGCTTTAATAAATTTACTGTAAATTCACTCACGGCCAGTATCAGTGGAGGATATGCTGCTTTTGGAAATATTACTGGTGGATATTCTTCTTTTACAAAAGTAACTGGCAGTAGTGGATTAATAACTGGTAGATTAGTTGCTACTTCGTTTACAGGCAGTATCAGTGGAGGATATGCTGCTTTTGGAAATATTACTGGTGGATATTCTTCTTTTACAAAAGTAACTGGCAGTAGTGGCAAAATTCAAAATAATTTTGTTATAAATGGTACATTAGAATTAAATAATGCTATCACAGGATCAAATTCTATGTTTATAACTGGGGCTGGTAGTCCTATTGCTGGTTACATAGGAATTCTAATAGGCGGAACAAAATATAAGTTGCCATTGTATCCTTGGACTTAAGGCTTGACTTATTATAAATTTGTTGGTAAGATGATCGCAATGAAAAAATCATTGTGCTGTATTTCTCTTCAACTTCAAAAAAAAGGACTCAAAGCTAATACTATGACCAAGACTAGATTCTTGGCATTGGAACGAAAAAATGCTTTATCTACTGTTTCACAACGTACCTTGAACAATGTAAATGTTGCAGTAAATACCTTTTCTTTTTGTATAAGTAAAGGATGGAATTATCGAATTAGCAGTGATTTATTTCCATTGGCTACTTTACCCGAAGCAAATTTATCGTTTGATGTTCTTCCTGACAAAGACCGTATTTATGCTGAATTCAATCGTGGTGCTGAAATTATTAAAAAGAACAATTTACGATGTAGTACACATCCCGATCAATTTGTTGTGCCTGCAAGTGCTACAAAGACTGTTGTGGAAAAGTCTATTGTTGAACTAAAAAACCATGCATCTATTATGGATTTATTTGGTTTGCCGCAGTCATATGAAGCTCCTATTAATATTCATATGAATTGTTACAAGGGTAATACCAAAGACATTGCTAAACGGTTTATTGATGTGTACAATAATTTTCCTGTAAATGTAAAGTCTCGATTGGTACTTGAGAATGAAGACAAGCCAAACAGTTGGAAAGTAGAAGAATTGTATGAATTAATTTATACAAACACTGGCATTCCTATCACTTACGACAATCTTCACTTTCGTTGTAACCCAGGCAAATTGTCTGCTAAAGAGGCAGTTAAATTGGCTACGTCTACTTGGGGAAATCATAGACCGCTATTTCATTTCAGTGACAACGATCTAACCAACAAGAATCCACGTGCGCACGGTGATTATGTACGCAGTGTTCCCGATGAATATGTTGATCTTGATGTTGATTTCGAATTTGAATTCAAAGCAAAGGACTATGCTCTTGAACGTTTTGAAAAAGAATTCAAAAAATAATTAAAAAGTTGTTGACGGTTTGAACATTAGATGGTAAGATAAATTTAAGTTAGTGATGAAACTAACGAAACAAAAAACAAACAAAAAAAGAAAGTAATAAATAATATGTATACACGTACAAATGCTCGTAACAAGACTAACTTCGTAGGCCATAACTCCACCGGCGTTGAGATTTATCTCTCCACCCCAGTTGCGAAGGCCAAGAAGGCTTCTCGTTTGACCCTACGTGCTGGTAAGACCCGTGTTGACCTTAATGGTCGTCAGATCAAGGCTCTACGTGATGTCTTGAGCGCTGGTTACAAGGCTTAATTGAAATAAATGTTAACTCATATGTGTACATAGTTATGCATATGAGTTACATATTCAATAATCAAACGATGATGTGGCTACTACTAATAATAGTAGCCATTTTTACTTTTGCAAACTTTTACTTGTTTATCAAGCTGCTTAGACAGTTTGACGATCATCAAATTCTAACGGTAGATGCATTGGAATTAATTAATGTTAAAAACAATAAAATATCAAAAGACATTGAAATTTTACAAAAGCGTAGTAGAATATTAAATAATGAAAGCAAAGAAAACATCCGAAAACAAAGTTAAAGTTCGTGGTTTATTTGATCATATAAATCATATTCGTGAGGTAAAAAATAAAAGTTATTATAAGTCTTTATCCGAGGAAGAAAAGAAATCATTTAACAAGTATATGATAATTAGATTTCTTAGTATGGATGTTGATATCATAGAAGACGTATCATTTGTTTCTAAATATTTTCAAAATATACCAGATGAACAATTTTATCAAGTAATGATCGATTTGGTACCAAAAGGAAGAAAGTTCTGTAAGTATATTAAAAATAGTACCGAGGGTATCAATGAAACAATATTAGATTGTATTTGTAAGAAATATAAAATTGGAAAACGAGATGCTATAGATTACTATAACATATATACGTCTAATGACACTAACTTAAAAGACTTGTGTGAACTAATACAAGGATTTGGTTATAGTGAAAAAGAAGTAGAGAAGTTATTTAAATAATATGAAAATTATAGGTGTATCTGGTTTTGCTCGTAGTGGCAAAGATTTGTTTGCTAAAGTTGCTCAAAACGTTTTGGAAAAACGTGGACTGAAAGTTGAAAAGTACGCATTAGCATATGAGTTAAAAAACGATCTAAAAGACCTTATCAAAACTAAGGTTGGAATTGATGTTTTTACAGAGAACACCGAAGAAAAGAATATTATCAGACCATTGTTAGTTGCTTATGGCGATGTAATGAGAAAGGTATCAGAAGGTAAATATTGGACGGGTAAGATTGAACAAAAGATCAAACAGTCTAATGCTGATGTAATTTTTATTACAGATATCAGATATGATGTATATCCCGAGGATGAGTGTACTTGGTTACAAAATAAACAAGGCGGTAAATTAGTACACGTTACTAAATTTAAACAAGAACCAATGCCTTCAGGCAGAAGATTCAGTAATAATAAAATTGTTAAGATTTATAATTCTGCACCAAACGATCACGAAATGTTAAATGATCCAAAGGTAAAGGCTAAAGCTGATTGTGCTTTTGAATGGGAAGATTACAGCGATAAGTTAAACGGATGTTCTTTAGGGGAACATCCGTATATCACAGAGAAAGTTACTGAATCGTTAAAACTTATTAACGTAATTTGAGTTTGGTAATCAAGTTATGTCCATTATGATAGAAGATAATTTCTTCATCGGTGGTTTTTGTACGAAAATAATCAATTAAAGACGGCGCAACTGAATTAACTAGGTTGATATAAATGTTGTTACATTCGTCGTGTTTTATTGATTTTCTTTGTTTTTGACACGAACAAATCTTATCAAACGTTTGCACACAGTTTGTTAATATAGCAAATGCGCCAATGTTATCTTTGGATACAAAATTATTGAATGCTACGTAACTTCCTATAATCATAGTAATTTATTTATTAATAAATACAATAATAAACTGCAAATGTAGTTAATAGGCATCATTATAATTGTATAATACATCGGATAATTCAATGTATATAACAATCCAATAATACTAAATAAAGATGTCCAGAAACATAAACAAATAACACAACTCAATAACTTAGTTATATAACTTGGGTATTCTGAATACAAGAAATTTGGATATGTACTCATTGGATCAACATTGCTTTTATACAGTTGATACTCGTCTAATTTAAACAACTTACGTGTATTTGTTAATTTAGCGATTGTTTGTGCTATATCGCTATTTAACCAAATAACCATAATAAATGTTACAGCGAATATAATTGGAATGTTATAGTCTGTTAAGTTCATTTTATAAGATCGTAAATGTAATTGCCTAGAATTTGAAAAAATATGTTGTATGTAAATATAATTGATATTAATATGAATAATTCGAATCGATCCAATTTACCGTTCTGATTAATATCAAAATATTTTAAAAATGTATTTTGCCAAATTTCTATTAATTTTTTCATAACAATTTTTTGTTATACCATTCGTCTTTTATTTCTATTAATTGCTTACTATAATCGTTTAACTTATTAATAGTAAGTTTAAATATGTCGTATTCAAGTGTTCCTAATTGACCACTATCTTCCAACATTAATTGAAGCATATTAAAGAATTCAAAACTATTGTTTGATAATTTAGTACCATCAAATTCGACAATAATATCATTTGTCTTTTGTTCCTCAAATCTCTTCAATTTTTTGGTTAGATTAAACTTGGTATTCTTTTGTTCAGCTTGAATATATCTTTCATATGGAACATCTGTGTAGATTGTGTCACACCAAGGTTCCAATAGTGCTAATCTGTATTCATCACAGTTACGTACAACAAAACCCACATCATAACGTTTAGGTACGATTGGCTTCATAGTATCATTGTGTTTAACAAAGTGTCCCCATTTACGAATGAAGTTTCTGGCACTGCGATTGTTTTGTTGTAGCCATTCGTCACTTTCTTTTCCAACAGTGGTTAATGTAGGATTGTATCTACTACCTCTACAAGTCATATGATACACACATCCTTCCCACGTTTGTACAAATTTATATCCATTTGACAAGAATCTATTGAAGATGTCACTATCTTCTTTGCTTTGTGGTGCGTATAGATCGTCGTGACCACCAATAGATTGAAAATCCTTCTTATAAAGGGCCCATGGCGCAAAGATTCCTTCTGTGGTTTTATCTTTTCTTGTTAAACGTGTATCATTGAACCATTTCAATAAACCAGCTTCATTAAACTCTTCTGGCTCGGTACCAAAGGCTTGTACGATCTTTTCTGGTCCCGGTGGATGTAGAGGTGGTTCAATTCGGGTAAGACTAACAATAGTACCTGGTTGAATATACTTTTCTACATATTTATCAAAGTTGGGACAAGCATACATATCTGCGTGATAGATCATCACCACATCATTGGTAGCAACTTCATTTATAAGACGGTCATATAGAATTGTATGACCCAATCTGGTTGGACCTTCGTTGCGGATGACTTTGAAGTACGGATCTTTTTGTGACGTTTCTTTACACCATTCCAATGTACCGTCATTACTGAAGTCGTCTGCAACACAGATTTCATGTTCTTTGTGGCTTAAATTTTTACGAATAGCTTCGTAACTCCATTTAAGATATTTTAGGTTGTTTCTGCTTGGTTGAATAAAACTAATTTTCATATTTAAAACTGTATTTTTATTTGTTCCATCAATTGACTATAATCGTGAATTCCTGTTTTTACAACACTATTGTCTATTACAGGAATGACGTTAGCATTTGATAGTTTACGAAAATAACTATTAGGCCCAAAGTAATTAGGGCGTAATTCTTTTCCCTTGTGTATATAACTAATAACGGTGCCGCCGAAAAGTGATGATAATATTGAGTTTCCGCCACAAACTGTAACAAATCTACTACAATTTGCCATTATTTTTAATTGCGTTTCATTGTAACTATATTTTGATTCTTTAACCAAATCATCTATTAATATTACATTGTCGAAATACTTACACAGTTCAAAATCTGTTATAACACCTATACCTTCCACATTGGCAGTAATATCGTGGTAACCTTGCTGTAATGAATTATATTCATTTTGATCTATAGTAAATTCTTTTTCTTTATTAGTAGCTCTCTTGTATATTACGGTATATCCCTTTTCTTTAAAATAATCAAATAGTTCATACAAACAAGGAATATTAAAATAACCCAATGGAATTTCACCGTGTTCCATATTATACTTGTTGGTGATAAATACTACGGGTTTATCAAATTTATATTCGTCATTTTTATAATATTCTCTGAATGGAGGACATATCCACTTACTGTAATCCAATACACCATTAACCTGTGTTTGTTCATCAGTGGTCAAATGATGATATTCTTTGCCTGTTATTGCTAAAGAATTATGATGAATCCATTTATTTGGTACTTCTGCCAAAGCTAGATCATTATCTATTGTTCTAGATAAAAATTCTTCTTTGACATTATCACAAAAGAAATAGTATGGTTTCATACCCTTGCTAGTAACTACACCGTCCAATTGATTGTTTTGATGTAACCAATATGCAAATGGTATTGCTAGAGCAAGTTCAATGCCAAATTCAGGATTTACTTTTAGTATCATATTAAGTACACTTGTCGTCTAAACAAACACCTTCTTTAAGAATAGCGGCTGATGCTAATCGTTTGCTGTGTTTTTCCATTACGTATTCCGACAATTTTTCGTCTGACTTTTCTAATCCTAATGCTTTTCTATAACTAATAGAAATTGGTCTGCCGTGATCTTTTTCGGCTAATTTATTTTTAGCTGCTACTTGACACATTTTGCACATTTCCCACATTCCTGATTTTTTATTAATTTCAGCATTACCTTTTTCATTTACACCTGACCAATTTGCAAAATCGTCGGGTAAATCTTTACGATTATACTCATTTAATTTAAACAATCTAGCAATAGCCGATCCATTTGAACAAGGCCAATATCCATCAAATGAATAGTTTACACCACATCTATTTGGGATATTACATTCTGGTATCATTTCTTGACCTGAATCATATGGTGCTACTAAACTACACCGGTGTATTTCTCCCTTTTCATCCAATGGGGTAAAGTTAGTAACTGGAATACCTCTGAAAAAATTTACTTTTGATAGTAAGTCTGCTAACGATACTTGATTGGGCATTTCAAATACAATTTTATCCAAATTAGGAATCAATTGATCTTTAGTAATTTGACTATCATTTAGATATTGTGCAATTGATTTAAAAATTGGACTTATATGATCAACATACGATAACTTAATCTTATTAACTTTGTCAAATGGAAAATACTTAATAACACGATCAGGAGTGTCCAAAGTACCCGCCTTTAACATTTTGGGGTGTAAATTTGAAATAATAACAATATTTGGAACTGGATCTCCCCACAAATTATCACGCAGTCTATCTACTATATCTGCGATATTTGGATGGGTTAGTGGTTCTCCACCAATAATATGTATTCTTTCAATTTTACCTTGTCTTTTGCAATCGGCTATCAATTTGTCAACGTGGTCCATTGTTACGTTGGTATTTTCATAATAATTAAGACCAGCTGCATTATCTTTGTCAAATGGATCAGTTAATGCATTGAAATTACTATGCCTATTGCAGCTAGGACAACTAAAATTACATTGCAGTGTTACGTCAAATTCAATATTCATAGGTGTGTGTTTATCATTTTGAGTATCTTAAAAGCCTCTGCATATTTACATTGACCTTGTATACCTCTAAATTTTGCTAGTATCTCTAAATTAGATTTTACATTTAATCCAACTTTTTCATATTTTGAAATCTGACTTTTATGACACATAGATGATTCGATCTTTTTATCAAATGAATTATCGATATTTTCATAGTAATTGATATCCATTTGATTTTCTGTCATTCTTGAAATGGGAATTTGTTCATAACAAAATACATTGGGAACATATCGAGCAGCTGCCATTGTAGTCTTGAATGTTGAAATATGATCTTGATTTGCATCTCCAGCCCAATGTGTATAGATTGTATCCACTTTGTGCTTTTTAATCAAACTTTCAAGTTTACTCACTGAGTCAAAGCTAAAAGGTACGTGCAAATCTTTGAAAGGTAAAAACTCTACATCGTCACATTGTAATACTTTGGCCGCATTAATAGTTTCCAATCTATTTTCTTCAGCTGTTCTCAATAATATTCCATTGGTACCGTCTACAGATTCTGTATTGGTCATACACACGTATACTACATAATCGCCTTTTAATTTGTGGTTATATAGTGTACCTCCACAACCAAATTCAACATCATCAGGATGCGCTCATATTGCCATTACACGTTTCATATCAACTTAAAATTATATTTTTGCTATTTGTACCTTCATTGAACAATAAATCTATTATACACATATACGGTTTAAAGTCACCATATAATTGTGTGTATTTAGGATGATTATAATGTTGCCATATCAATTCTATGTTATTATCCTTAAATTCTTGTTCATTAATATATCTCATAGAACCTGGTCCAGTACCAGAAATGTATTTTGTAGCATTTAATTTTTTCAATAGATACATTATACGATCTCCACCGGAAACTTCATTGGGACATATTTCCGAACAAAATACAACTTGTGTTTTAATATCCATTACATTTAAGAAATATTTAATTAAAGCACTATTTAAGTCTGACAATGTTTTATGATTGGTTTTAAGAATTGATTCTAGATCGCCATAATAAACATTAAAGTACTTTGACTTTCTATAGAAGTTTTTAATCAAATTTAAATGGTTATCATTCCATCCGTTGTGGTTGATTTCAATTTCATTAAAGTTCTTCAATTCACTTTTTCCATTTAATGGAACGGTTAACCATTTGGGTTCGCCGTTGGTCTTAATTAAATTTCTATGACCAAAGTGTTGTTTACCTCGGGGAAATTGTACATTATCAAAAATAACAAAGATATCGCTTCTAGCTATTTTATCAAAAAACCCCATCCAAGGTAAGTAATTTGGCTGATGAATGCTTATAATCATACAATTTTATTAATTACATCCGCAACATAGTCAACTTGATCCATAGTCATTTCTACGTACATAGGGATGGACAAATGTCGAGATAACAATCCATCTGCTGATTGATACGACTGATTTACAGTGTATGGTTCAAATACTTTTTGTTGGTGACAAGCGGGCCAATAAGCATTTGCTGTGGGTATGTTATATTCTAAGAATAGTTTTTTACAAATTTCAGATCTTTCATTCAAAGTTGTAGATCTTGGCAATTCTATAATATAGTGCCACCAAGTATTGGTTATGTTATCTGGAACATCAATAAATTTAATCTTAGGATTTGTAATTTTTTCTTTGTATCTTTTTGCTATAATATTTCTTTTCTCAACAAATTCGTTAACTCGTTTCAACTGACTAATGCCAAGAGCCGCAACCATTTCTGTCATTTTATAGTTGGATGATATAAATTCACAACTTACACCAAAATCTACACCGTTTACTGGGGTTGGATTTCTAACAGCTCCGTGATTTCTTAATGTCTTGCAAGTTTCTGCAAATTTCTCATCGTTGGTAGTAATTATTCCACCTTCACCTGTAGTTATGATCTTAGTAGCAAATAATGAAAAACATCCTGCGTATCCTAAGTTTCCAGCGTGAAGGTTATCAATAGTAGCTCCTACTGCGTGAGAAGCGTCTTCAAACAATAGTAGACCGTGTTTATCACATAGTTTTTTAATGTTATAATAGTCAGGAGTAATATATCCCGCCATGTGAACCAACATTACACCGGCTACATCTTTGTCCAAACTTCTTTCGATTACATCTGCACTTAAACAATGAGTATTTTCATCAATATCTACGATCACTGGAATATTGTTGGAACGAACAATTGCACTTACACTTGCTATAAATGTTTGAGTTGGAACAATAATCTTTTTGCCAACCAAACCAGATGCTCTAAGTGCTACTTCCAAACAAGTTCCGCCGGAACAAGTTGCAACGGCATATTTTGTTCCACAATACTTTGCGAACAAGTTTTCAAATTCGGACACATACTTTGACTGAACTAGGGACTCTGTATTTAGAATATCAGCAACTCTATCCAAGATTTCTTTGTGGTCTTCTTTGGGAATATAAGGCTTTGTTCTTGATAATTTATTCATAACGTATTTTTAATATAATCGAAAAATTCAGGTAGATTCTGTTTGGTGCTACTAAACTTTCTTCCTAATTTTAAAGGAGATAACAATAGATGTTCATCGATAAACGGAGAACTGGTACCATTTTCAATGACATTTGCCTTTTTATTTAAAAACATACTTATTTCTTCAATAAGAGTTTTGGTACTATAAACATCTTCGTTTACAATATTATAACTGTCTTTAACATTATATTTGTTAGTAGTAGACATATCCACCAATGTATTAACAATATCATTGACCCATATAAAACTCAATAATTTATTTCCAGATCCAGCAACTTCTACTGGTCTATTATTGATTATGTTTCTGATATAGTAACTTATTCTGGGTCTTGGACAATCGTGTCCAACAATATATGGCGGTCTAATAATCATATAGTTAGTATCTATTTGTTTAACTATATTTTCACAATCTGCCTTTTCCACGCCATAATCGCCAAAGCCAGACAAACCACCAATAGGCATATCTTCGTTATACGACAAACAATTTGCATCTTTATACGCAGCTGCGCTACTGATAAAGATATATTTTTGGTTGGGTTTTAACCAATTTTTAAGATGTTGTGCTTGAGATGGTTTAAAAAGGCAGAAATCCAAAATAACATTATAATCATTTTCAACTGTCAATGGTTCATTACGATCCCATTTGATTATTTTAACTTTATCAGGACCAGTTCCAGATCTGTTGAGAACACTCACACTTGCCAATTTGCTTAGCTCATATGCAACTTTTTTACCAACAAATCTATTTCCACCTATAACCAGTATTTTCATTAGATGAGTTGTTTGATTTCTTCAATGGTATACTGTTCAACTTCGTGACTGTACGGTCCATTTTCAAGAATTTTTTCGTGTTTATTTTCGCCGGCTTGTAATCCAATAACCTTTACATTTGGTCGGATTCCAACTGGCGCATACTTTTGGATAAGTGCTTCCAATAGATTTCCTATACTCATTCCTTTCATAGTAGGAACATAAGGAGTAGAATTTGTACAATTTTCCAAACAGTTATAAATCAAATCAATTGCTTGATCGACTGTCCAAAAGAATCTAGTAGCTTCTGGTTCAGTAACAATTAGATCTTTGCCTTCGGCGATTAAATCTCTCCACTTACACAAAACTGATCCTGTAGAGTATAGTACATTGCCGTAACGAACTATACGGTAATCGGTGCCTGGATTAAGTTCTTCAAATTGTTTAAACAACCTTTCCATCAATAGTTTAGAAGCGCCATATACACCAGCTACTTGAGCAGCTTTATCAGTGCTAATGCCAATTACAAATTCTAATTTATGGTTAAGAGATTCTTCCAAAATATACAACGATCCTAGTGTATTGGATTTGATACATTCACGTACTTGTTTTTCTGCAATGCCAATGTGCTTTGAAGCTGCTAAATGAAATACACCATTAACACCTTTCATAGCTTGACGTACCTCAAATGGGTCTGAAACATCGCCTGTTAAGATCTCAATAGAAGGAAAAGATTGTTTTAGATCAATCAATTTACCTTCGTCTCTAGATAAAACACGAACTTTTGCGCCATCTTCTAATAGTCTTTTTACGAGTGGTTTACCTAAAAACCCACTGCCGCCTGTGACTAAAAACAATTTATTTTTAAAAATATATTTATTCATAATTTTGCTACTAAAATTTCTCCTTTTGTTGGTAAATTTTCTTCATTGATGTCTAGACTTAGACTGTATATTCTTTTTTGTGTATTAATTTTGAAATTGGGATTAATTTCTGTTAAAACACTTAATATGTCTTCTCTAGAAAGATTTTTTGCCCATCTTTCAAACGAATGATAATCATCTATCATTATGATGATATTTTTGTTGTGACAATATTTTTTAATTATTCTCAGTTCTTTTAACAAAGGTGCATCTACATTTGCGTCTGATGCTCCGTGTGCATCTAGCCAAAACGTAATACCTTCTGTAATATTATATGTTTCAAAAAAGTTTTCGAGAAATTGAACTGAATCTACTTGGTGAATTTTAACTTTTGAATTGTTGCCAAATAATTTTTTACCCAAATTAATTGCTCCTTGGTCAATATCACAGCTAAAAATTTGCTCGAATCCACAGTCTAACGCAACTTGTATTCCGTGTCCTTGCCACAACCCTGTTTCAACAAACACTTTGTTTTTATAGTTGTTTAAGACAATTGGATATAATGTGTTGTACTTCATAGTTTATTATAACTACTGTGCAATTCACTATGAAATTTTTTTTAATTGTTGGATTTTATAACTCCTGTTTTTTCATCATTGTCCAAAATAAAAGCTGGTCTACCCACTTTTTCAGATACTTTTTTGATCAACTCCATTTCAGCTTGTCTGTTTAAATCATGAAATACCATATGAGCGTTGGTATTAAATAAATTTAAATGCGTATAAAATCCGCCTCTACCATAGTTTCCATTTGGTCCATCTACAATGATTAGATCATATTTGGGTACCAATTTTAATACACTAGATAGTTTATCTGGATCATACCAAGCAACTTGTTTTTCATAAAATGGAAGACACGATATATCTTGTGGGGTTTTAAAATCGGTATCATTATATTGTTTCAATGGCACGTGGTATGCATTGGGATGATTTAACCAATTCATATTATGTTCAATTGAGTATACGTTATACCAATTTAATAACAATTTAGTAGTAACTCCACATCCAAATTCTAAAATGGAAGATCCTTCTGGTAATAAAAACCTTATTAAATCTACTGCTTGTTCTCCAATCGATCCCTTGATTAATGTTGGATATTTTTGACTAATTTGAATCATAACGTATCGTCTTTGTAAAAATACTGACTGTAATTTAGTTTTATAAAATCTGGCAAATTATTTACGTGATCCTTTCCGTTATTAGTACCTATTTGAACGATTTTCATTTATATAGTTTGTTAAATGTTTTTTCCATCCAATACATTGTTTTGGAATTGTCGCCGTTGTTTGGTATAGCATTAAAATGAAATATATAACCCATATCTAAGTATGGCATATTCTCATTTAGAGCTTCTCTACGATGTAAATCTTGCATATTATATTCATATGGCAAGAATTTCATATTGACATTTTCCATCTGACACATAAAATTTAATACTGGTTGATCTGTGCCTGTGAAAAAAGTTTCTTGCATTTTTACTAAACTGTCTTTGTTTGCAAAATAAAAGTCTTTGACTTTATTAAAAAACTCTTTGTGGTTTTTATTTAAAATTAATACTCCAGAATTGTAGTATTTTGTTACATCAAAGTTATAATCGTTGAATATGTACTTTTTGTAATTTTCCACACTTCTAAACAACCAGTCGTAAGATCCTATATTATTGACTACGCAAAATTTATCTTCTGCTATATCAAAGAAATTTGGAGAGTTTGGATGGACAATTGTATCCGCGTCTACAATTAGAATTTTATCTACGTCGATGTTTGATTGTTCCAATAAATCAAAAATAAATACTTTGTGCCAATTTGGACGTAAGTCATCATAAGGAAGAATAGGTTCCTCTAATACAACCAATTTAGCGTTGTGTTTATCGCAATACCGTTTCCAAGATTCAATTCCAAATTTGTAAGGAACTGTTCTACCTGGTTTTCTATCAGTTGCGATATTGATAATATAAACTACGTTCATTTGTAAAATTGTTTTGTCTGATTCCAGATTTGATTAATTAAACCATTACGTTCTTCGATACTGCATCCTGTAAAATGCCATATATGCGAATACTTGATGAAAAAAGGAGTGTTATTTTCATTTAATTGCCAATTATGTTGTAACCAATCATTTTTGATTAGACGCATAGTGTTAAATCTAAAATCTAGATATTTCTTATTTACATTTAATTTGTTAAGCATCAAGTTTAAAACAGTTTGATCTCTTCCTGTATTTGGCACACTCCAATTGTCTAAAGACTGTTTGTTATTTTTGTAAAACTTTAAAACTTCCTCAAACACATATCTGTGATTCTTTGTGAAGAATAAAACACCACTGTTAATATATTGACACAATGATATTGGAACGTTCAATTCATTGAATGAGTGTCTGTAAGCGGTGATACTATTTGTTAACCAGTTAATGGATTCATTATCTATCACGCCGCAAAATTCATCTGTATATTGGTCAAAGAAGTTTGGAGCTGACCAGTTAGGCATTGTATCAAAATCCATCATACCAATCTTTTCATAACCATCTACATAATCAAATACGCAGTGTTTGTTCCATTTTGGATGTGGGATATTATCTGTCAATTTATCTACGAATATAAAGTCGATATTATATTTGCGACAGTATGATTCCCAAGCTTGTTTGGTTACATTATAATAGTCACTGTGATTAAACTTGGATTTGCCATCGTCAATAGCAAATATAATAATACAATTTTTATTCATTCAATTTCAACATTTTTTCATTGCTTTCAATTGCTGATTTTAGTATAGACAAATCCATACCAACTTTGTCTCCCAATTTTGCAAGAGCTTTAGTATCTTTTGGAAAACATTTTCCGCCAAATCCACGTTCGCCTGTGAATACAGCTGTATGAGATTTTGTTGTACGAGGGTCCAATAACCACAAGTCTCTAACTTCGTAATAATTTGTACCGAGTTTTTCACATAGATCGTACATTTCATTACAAAAAGCAACTTTCAATGCTAAATGAGTATTTACCATATACTTTGCCAATTCTGCGTTTATTGGATCTGTGACCCTATAAGTTTTGCTTGGACCAGTAATTGGTGTATAAATTTCAATGATTTTATAACAAAGTTCTTTTTTACCACCGAAAATAAAGAAAGGTGTTTGTTTAACATCATTTGTGAAAGATTCAGGAGTCCAATGTTTGGATTCACCGGCAAACTCAGGACTAAATACAATATTCTTTTTAAACTTTTGAATCAATCTATCAGTGGTACCAACTTCAACGGTTGATTTTAAAAGAATCAGAGGAGTTTGAATCCAGCTTATACTTTCTTCAACAATACTAGTGTTACAACTGCCATCTTCATTTTCTGGAGTAGGAACGCAAACTACTGCTAAATCACATTTATTAATGTCATCTTTGGTATTTGATAATTCATACGCAGGATCATATATAAAAACTTCATAGTGGTTCTTAAAAAAATTGTAGAATGCTTTACCTACATATCCATTACCAACAATTCCAATCTTAGTTTTTAATTTGCTCATAAATTGTATTCCAATTACCCAACCATTTTTCTTCTGTATAATATATTTGATATAAATCCCTAGATGATGTTGAACAGTGATTATAAAAAGATTTATCGTCTCGTAATTTAATTGCTAATTCGTTTGCTTTTTCAATATCACCTATATTAACGCTCAATTCGGGGTGTAGAATTTCTTGTGTATCTAATCCTTTATATCCAATGCAAGGTATACCCAGATAAGCACAATTTAGAGCGAACGTACCAGCGGCGTGTGTGCGCATTAAGTGTATACCCACATTAAAATTGGCAAGCGTTTTAATCCAGTCACTCCACATCAAATATGGTAGATGATGTAAACTTGGAAACTGATCTTCATTTTCTATCTTGCGACCCATACTTGGAATAAAGATAGGTTTATTAAAGTTCTGTGCTACAAAGTAACTATCTACGCCTCCATACCAACTACAAAAGTTACCGCCTATAATAGGCATACCATTATTTTCACGGGATATATTTTTAACGTTATCTTCTATCATTAACGATTGAATACTGTACGTAGGTCTTTTAAATATTCCTTTATGATACGGAATATCTGTTTTATTGTGAACCAACAAAAAGTCCATCTCACTTAAAAAATTAACATAATTAACTTGATCTGCGTATTTGTAGTCTTGATAATACCAACACGGACCTTCTTGCATTACCGTTACTTTTTTACTCCACTTTTTAACTGTATTTAAAATACTATCAGTGTTAATTAGTTCTAATTTCTTAGGAAGAATAACTATTATTAAATCATATATTTCTTTATTTTTGGATAACGATAGCCACGTGTCAAAGCTATAGTGATCGGCATCTAAAGCAATTTGCCAAGCAAACTCAGTTCTACAATTTGCAAAATCTCTTGGTAATTTACCACTGTGACCATTTTGGCTGATAAAACAAATGTTCATATATTATTTTTAAAATCTTCGTATGTATAAAATCTGCCTGTATTATTAAAAAGTATATTTAGATTGTGTTGTGACATTTGCTTGAAAACTTGCCACCAATCTCCCTTTTCTTTTCCACAAAATCCTCTGGGGTTATTTTCATTTGCAATATACATACGTTTATTTGGATGTCTACGAGCGTGAACTTTCAATACGTTTTTAAATACTATTTGTAAATAATTAGTTCCTAGTATTTTTTGTGCCATCATTGATAAACTTTCGTCGTCATTATGGATAAAGCAATTTGGTATATTAACACCACTTTTAATTAAATCTGAGGTTAGTACTAAACAAGAACCATCTATTTTTGGATAATTAATAGTTTGTACATCAATCTCTTTTATTTCTGAATTAATCAGATTCATTTGTTCAATAGACATACAAGATTTGGCCTGATTGATGTTATCAACGTCCTTATCATCGTATTTATGATTTATAAACTTAGGATGTACAGTAACATCCCAACTATCATCCCATAGTTTTCTATCAGCAAAACTAGCTATAAACCTATATAGTCCTTGTTTTCTAACCACAGGTGTTAGTTGTTCCAAGGACATAATAGCCTCTTTTGGAAACAAACTATCAGTTTCTCCCCATATTAAATAATCTACTTTTTCGCAATATTTTGTATTAAATTCTCTACGGTAATTTGTTTGGGTATAAAATTCATTATCATTATCTATGATTTTATAATGTAAATTAGGCAGTTGTTTTAATTTAGACAGTTCAATTTCAAATCTATCCGTAAGATCGTCTTTGGAGGTTTTTGAAGTATCTATTTGTTCAAAAAATTGCGATGTATTAAAAGAAAAATCTAAATAAATGTTTTCTTTGTTATCTACAGTCGATAACAAATTTAATAAACCACCGACGTATGTTGATAGCATTTCTATTTCATAAAACATTACGTGTACACCAATAGCATATTTATTTTGAATTATCATATTATTTTTTTCGTAAAACGATCAGTGATCCTGGCCATCCTTCGTCAATACATTCTTCTATTACGTTATAATAGTCTAGTACGGTTTTATATCTGGTTCGTTCCTTAAAGTCGTGTATATATACAATACCATCTTCTGTTAGATAGTCAAGTGCTTTATAAGCGCAAAAAACTCTTGCTCTTCCATCTACTAATACTTTATTAAATTTTTTATTGTATTGTGATATACCATTAATATAATTTACGTAACAATGCCAGTCATCTCCTCCACGTGTTTGAGAATAATATATTCCATCTTGAACATTTACATTATTAGATAATTTTAATAAGTTCTGAGCTTCTTTATCCAAATGTTCATCTAATATTATTTGGTGGTTTGAAATATGATCATAGTTTACATTGTTAATGTTTCTATCACTCAATTTACTTTTTACTTGATTATACCATTTTAAATCGTGTTCTACCGAATGGTATGTATTTACGTATTTGCAAAAGTTATAAGTACTTCCACCAGATCCCCATTCAAATACTGAATCTGAAGGATTCAAATATTTAATAAAGCAATCTACTTGAGTTGCACTCATCATTATTTCTGGATGTTGATTTTTAAATAAACTCATATCAATTAATAATATTTTTAACTACGTGTTGTGCAATATATTCTGGATTTGCCATTTCATCAAATGTTTTTCTCTGATTTGAAATCATATAATCTGATAAATCTGCGTAATTAGTTAAATTAGATTCAATGATCTGATGTATATCTGAAAAATCATTATTGCAGTGAAAACACGATGTATCTTTGTTGTAAATATAAGGTCCGGTTTTAATAGTTGGTATAGATGGCTTTATTATAACCGTACCAGTTAATAGACATTCTACTTCTCTTATGTTAACTTCGCCATATCCAAATGGCGATATACAAAATTTACTATCTTCTAATACTTTAAAATATTCTTCTTTACTCAATTTCCCAGTTTTTTCAGTAGTAATTACGTTGCATTTGAGCTTATTTACTTCTTCAAACAACTTTAATCTGGATTGATTGTAATATCCATCGGTACGAACTCCGTGTTCTGAATTTTCTTTTGATAATCCTATTAATACCGATACGTCATACTTTTTGTCTTTTTTAATAGGATTCCAATTGAAACCAGCGCCATATGTATTTAACCAATTTGTTCCACTGCTTACCAATTTATCATTAAGCATCAACAAATCTTCTTGATTTAGTTTGTAACCGCTTTCATCATTGCCCCAAAACCATCTGCCGTTTGGGTATGGATTTAAGTAATTTTCTTTGTTTTTATGAATTACATTCTTTGCCAATTTTAACCCTGGACATTCTTTAAATACTTCCCAAACTCCAATTAATGTGGATGAATCTTGACCATCAAATAAAACATAAGGTTTATCAAGGTTACTAACAAAATTAATGCCATTCTCGACGGATTTGGATAAAGGAAGTTTTTTATCTATAATTGATGCTTGGCCGACGAAGTATATATCAGCTTTACTTGCATCCTCAACAAATTCTACACCATACTCACGAAACGCATTAGACGAATAGATATATGGTCGAAATGTTGTTTCGTTGCGATGTTTGTCTAGTTCTAATATTTTAATTTTCATTTCTTTTCAATTAGTACTTGCCATCCTTTACTCAACAAATTAATTTTGTTTTCGTAACATTTTAGAAAGGATTCAATTCCAAATCTGCAATTTCCCCATCCATAATCATCAAATAATATTCTTCCGCCTGGTTTTAATAAATCAAAACATAGTGCGGATTCATACATTACGTGATCTGGTTCGTGACAACCATCTAAGTATATAAAATCAAATATATTTTCGTATGCATCATTTGCGACAAATTTAGAGTTCAATTTGTTTCCCAACATCTTTTTGAAAAACAACTTTGAATCGATTTCATAAAATTCACATTTATTTTGTTCGACGTATGGTTCTAGATTTTTATCAACGTATAGTGTTAATTCATCTCCAAAATCAAATGGTAGATCTCCTTTTTTATAAGATCTTTGATTTAAAATATCTATTGTTATAATCTTTGAAGATTGGTTTGTTAATATATTTTCCAATAACCAAACAGATGATCTGCCGTGACCCGTTCCAACTTCCAGAAACAAAAGATCTGGTGCATTTTCAAATTTACTTAAATATGTTGACCAATTTTGAATGTTTAAGGTAAAATCATCTTTTGGAGAGAAAAAATGAGGTGGATATGTGTAAACATCGGATTTTGTAAAATCGCCATACTTTTGTCTTAATTCTCTGTTATTCATTTTTGTATGCATATATAACCTTCGTAATCGTATAATGGTCTGGTAAATTTCTCATTCGGTCCATATCCAATTGGTTTTACTATTTCAATATAATCATTTTTTATTAAATCATCCATAGCCTGTTTCAATTCTGGAAATACGCCAATATCATCATATATGAAGTATTTTTTCAATTCATTTGTTGATCTGAATTTCAATGATCGAATAGTATCATCTATAACCGCAAAATACGTGTGTTGCGCGTCTATAAAAAATACATCACCATAATCTAATGGCAAAGGTGTGTTATACACATCTTGTGCGTAGTATCTTACGTTGGGTCGATCTTTGTTAAATTCTCTCGCCATTTCTACGTTGTCGTAATTAAATCCAACTACTTCTTTAAACAGATAACTTAGTATGCGTGTAGAATGACCTCTATTACTACCTATTTCTAAACAAACGCTTTGTTTGAATTCAGGCTTGTCAAAAAACTCAAACACATCACGTTTAAATTTATGACTTGTAGTAGTGCTGTGTTCAAATTTATCTGGTATATTTTTTAAAAGTTCGTCGATGGTCATATTATTTTACAGCATAACCTTTGTTTTCATTAAGGCTAAAGTTTTTGTTATATTTCATATTTGTTTCTCTTTGTTTTTCAATTGTTTTGTTATGAATCAAAGCAATATCTTTTTGAGGAGGTATAAAGGCATAAGACTTATATCCCTCAACCTTTTCGTGTAATCTACGTTCGTATCTAATATGAGGAAGATTTTTATAAAGACGGGATTGGTAATCAGGAAAGTTAATCATACCATCGTGATAATTCCAACCCCACATTTCAATATCTGTTTGTGTTACCCCAACAAAATAGTTGAGTCGGGGTAACCACAATGTTTCATTATTTGCGTTAGATTGTAATAATACATCTATATTTTCAAGAAGAACATCGGTTGGCAATTCATCGGCGTCAATTTGAAATATCCATTCACCTTTACATAAACTAATGCCATAGTTTTTATGAGCACCATAATCATTCTGTAATTTCTTTTGTTGAAAATTAATAGATGACTTATACTTCTCAATAATGGAAATTGTAGTTGGATTATCAGAATAATCATCCAATAAAACGATTTCGTGGTTAGTTTTTTTAGTACTGGTCAATTTAGACAATAATGCGTCCAAACAATCAGTTTCATTATGCGTTGTGACTAGATATGATAGAAACATATTATAGCATCTTTAGTTTTGGCAGAACAATCTTTTGTTCTTCTTTATTTTCTGATGTATTAAGTGATTTTAATTTGGGTAATACAAATGAATTTTCTGTAGCAAACTTCGGTACATACTTATCAAGTATACCCCACAACTTTTGATCCATCGATTGTAAACTGAATTTTTCTTCATTTTCAGCACGAAGTAATTCGGCTGGTTTAGTAAACTTATCACTCTTACGAGCAAAATACAATTGTTTAAATTTGTCTTCTGCTAGAGAATAAGAAACTTTAAACCACTTACTTTCTTTTAGAATCCATTGGTTAACAGACTTAGGATCTACATCTACTAGTGTACCTGGCAATAAATTAGCATATTTCTCATTTAGATAATCCAATTGACCACTCCAATTTGGTGCTAGTAGTGGTTTTCCACTTAATGTAGATAGTAACATTGGATGACCAAATCCTTCACCGTGAGTAAATGATACGTGCGCTAAAATCTTTTCATGATTTAACAATGCATTCATTTCAACGTCACTTAGTTCACCGTGCAATAGATATACGTTTGGACAATTGTCCCCAAATGTACTTCTAATTTTTTTGATCTTATCCAACATATCAAAACGATCAACTGTGCTATATCCACTGCCACTTGTTTTTACAATTAAACAAGGTCTGTCATTTGGATTGTTATTCTTGAACGCTGTACAGAATGTTTTGATTAGATTGCCAATGTCTTTGCGATCATTGTATAATCCGCCGTGAGTCCACTGACCAACAAATAGAAATGCATTCTTTTCTGGAATCTTATTAAGAGATTCATCAACTGTTTCTAATGATTGATCTGTTTTTTTATAAACATTAGTATCTACACCCCAAAAACAAACTTCGATTGGTTTATTTATTTGAATTGGTTCTTTTTGACCATTTTCGTGTTGCTTAACCATCTTGGTATCCACAAATACTTTTTTAACGTGTTCTGATAGACCAATTGTAAGATCCATTCTATTGATACCTTCGATCCAACTTCCGGGTGAAATTGTTGTTTCAATACCAGCTGTCATACCAATATTGTACTTTCCAACTTGTTGGAATTCTTCGGGGATGGTCAATTGAATAAACAGTTCTGGTTGTTTATTCAAGTTTCCTTGTAGAATACAATTAGCTACCAACTTATCTTCTGGATCTGTTAGATCTTCCAAGAATCGTTTGCTTGGACACGCTCCCCATCTAGTGGGTGCAATTTTAACATCGTATTTGTTCTGACGAATTAAGCTCTTGGCTACTGTTGTAGCCCAATCGCCATATCCACTTCGGTTAAATACTGGACCTGAAATTAAACATAATGGTTTGCTCATATTATTTTTGATTAAATTGATTGTTGTCTCTTTCTGCGATTAACTGACTATATTTTTTCGGTGTTTCCGATTTATTTAAATTTGCATATAATGATTCAATTGTATTGGGACGACTTGACTCAGATACTACATTATCTTTTTTTTTAACATCGGTACTGCCAAATCCTCCCTCACCTCTATCTGTAGAATCTAATTCGTCTACCAAAATAAATTCTACATTTTCAACTTTGGTTACTTTGAGTTGACAAACTTTATCACCTTTGTTGTAGAGTTTACTGTAATTTACAGTTCCTTCTAATAGATTATCGATTCTAATTTTATAGTCTTCTGGTTGCCATTGATATTTAAAACGAAGTAATACTTCTCCACGATAATCCGCATCGATCAATCCAATACAATTAGCCAATACTAAATTGTATTTACTAATGCTACTACGAGGAAATGCTAGAATGTCATAGTCTAAATCGGTATGACCAAAATTACTAAACACTTTTTCTTTCTGTACAGCTAGTTTAAGATTGGTCTTATACTGAATATAATCTACTCGTTTGTATGCACCGTTATCATATGTTTCCCCAATTATCTCTGGGCCACTTGTAACAATTACATCAAAACCAGTAGCTCTATCAGAACCTTTCTTTGGCAGATTACTTGTTTCTTTATAATCTTCGTTCTTTAATACTTGAATCTTCATAGAGCCGATACTTCTTGTTTGATCTTATCAATATTAATTTTATGCAAATCTATACCCATCTTTCCATTGGGTTGACTCTTAATATCATAACCATACTCAGTGAAAATATCAAACTTTTTAGTTGGTTTAAAATTTTCAATGGTGAAATCCATAGCTTTAATAAATTGTTCACACATATTTTTACTATTGATACCACCCTCATTCATTGCCCACAATCTACCTTCCAATCCACATTCTTCACGTTTTTCGGAACCGGCTAGATACCAATACATAATTGCATCTGCAATATCTGAATAATTTGTCAAATCATCCATAATATATGGAGTAGGTGGACTACCTTGCATATTTTGCACTTTGGGCCATACTGGTTTAGCCCATTTGCCGTGTTTTGTATATTTTCCTGAAGCATTGGTACCAAATTCCAAATTAAATTCAATTGGGTTACCATTATCATCTACGATACCCAGTTGATCTTGTAGACCACCTGTTACAGCAGCTATGACAGGTGTACCACACATAATAGCTTCCGCAACACTCAAACCAAATCCTTCATTGGAACTTACATTTGACAATACATCAGCTAAGTTATAAAAAGCACACATTTCGTCTGGTGACCAACGAGCTTCGTTTAACACAACTTTATAGTCAGGACAAATTGAAGCAATTGTTGCAACCAAATCTGTACCAGCTTCACATACTTTATCAGTATGCATTACTAATGCACATTTACTAGCTTCTTCTTTTGTTAAAGAATCACAAAATGTTCTAAATGCTAGGATAAGATTGGCGGGATGTTTACGATGTGCATTTCGACTATTAAATGCTACAATGAAATTATAATCGCCGTCACCCAACAATTCTTTTTTAATTTTTTGAACCGCTGGATTATTCTTTTCTAATACTCTGAATTCATTGCTGTTAATGCCGTGTGGCACCAAATGCAATAGATGTTTTCCGTTTACTGGCATATTATAGGTTCTCCTTCTTTATAATGTTTCCGTTGTTGTCAAAGTCTCCAAAGATACTGGTACAATTTTCTGGCCCTAGTACCCATTTGTTAATATTATCTGTTTGTTTGCTAATAGCGAACAATGCATCACAACACTTGTAAAATGGCTTGTTCCACATAGGATATGGTAGATCGTCCCAAATGTCCAAGTAAGTTAAAGGAACTTTAGAACGAATCTGATTTTCAATATTGTACAACCATCCCCAGAAACGTGGATCTGTAAAGTGCATAATTGCATCTGGTTTTTCTAGAGACATGATTTGAAATAGAATTTCTTCATCGCCATAACCATCTACAGGATATAATCTGAGATAATTATCGTCTCTGCCATTGAGTTTATCAACAGCTTCTTTCATATCAACAATTTTACCTTGTTCAGGATGTTTAATGGCACCAGCTATTTGCACCCAATCGTAGTGATGTACGGTGCCTAAGACAAGTTCCCTTGACATTGTTGCGATACCACTATGCATTCTTAGATCGTCGCTCAATAATAATATTTTTTTCTTCTTCATTTGGATTCCTTTGTAGATAGTTGAAATGGTTGATTATAACTTAATTTTTGACAAACGCTTTCGCTTATTTCTGTTTGAAAATTCGAATCGGTCAAATATCTTTCCAAACACTTATTTACAAAGTCTTGAAATGATATTCTACCACGAATATTAAGCTCTTTAAATTGATTATATAACTCTTGATTGAGTTTTACTGTAGTAACAACTTGGTCCATAACATATGTGTATATGTATATATGTACATATGTTCAAAATTAATTATAATTTGGTAGCTTTACCATCACACAGTTTTTTGTAGTGAGTACAGTACTTACAATTCTTCTTTCCATTGCCAGGAACTTTAATATATTGATTGGTTTCGTTGTAGTTTCCTTCTGGGGTAAATCCATAATCCAAAAACTCAACAAATGATTTAATCGATTCTTTGATGATAGTTGGACCAGCAGATGGTTTAAATATTTGAATTCTGCTTTGTGGAAAGCTTACATTTTCATAAAGTTTACGTTTTACGATAAAAAACTCCACTTCGATATTATTGAGTGGTACATTAAACTTTTTGCTATATACAGATTTGTATAGATGTAACTGTGCAAGTTTGCTTACATCTTCTTTCATATAACTGTTCCAACCACTACTAGATGTCTTGAAGTCAATAATACGATAATATTCTTTATCTTTTTCTTTTAAAACAATGTCAATAAATCCCACAAATTCTACATTATTCTTGATGGGTATTTCCAATGGAATTTCAATTCCAATCAACTCATATTCTTTAGTTGGAAAGTACTTTAGCCTATTTGCAGATTTACAAAATGTATCTACAATATCATTGCCATCGAAAATAAAGTCGGTAAACTCTTCTTCTTTTACATCTTTTACTTTTTTGATTTCCTCATTAAACTTATCTAAGAATAGCTTCTTCACATCCAATGAGTCTGCAATACCTACACCTTCCTTATATAATGCGGTAAGGTAGGTTTGAAACGCATGATGAATGGCAGTTCCAAACGTGGTATTAATATTATCATCTTTAACCCGAAGATTCTTAACATAATCCAAATACCACTTTTGGGGACATTTTAGAAATGTAGAATATTGACTAAAACTGACTCGTTTCTTTTTTATTTCTTTAATTTCTTCAGTTGACATTACATTATCTTACACTATAATTTAAAATAGTCAACTTATAAAAACTATATATTGTATATGAACAAAATGCTATTACTTCTATTAATGTCCGTAAATCTTGTCGCCAATGATTTGTATCTATATGATGCAAATGAACAAATTGAAATAACCGAGGTTATTAACAATAAACTTAGTGTGTTAAACGCCCAAATTAATAATACCTTTACACTTACTAACAGTTTGAATATAAACACTCAAACCAATAGTACCGTTACATATGTGTTTCCATATAGAATTGCTATACACCAACGTGAAAGCACCAGTACATACTTCAATCAAACAAGTACTGAATATGATAATAATTTTAAATTGCCTGAGGTTGTTAAAGTAAAAGACGCAATGTTTAACTTTACAAGTAATGGTGAGTTATACTGTGTCAGTGAAAGTGCTACTACAAATACAATTCTAACTTCTTTATGTTCAATTGTATTCAATAAAACAAGTTTCTTTATAAAGTCAGGTGATAAATATACACAGATATATGTTGTTGGTGGTAACGCAACTGTATTGGATAGTAAATCAAAGAAGAAGAAAGATTTAAAAGAGGGAGATTATTTGGTTGTCACTCCCCAAGTTATATTAAATGCTAGAGAAGCAACTGTTACCAAGATGGGTAATAGTTTCAGCATCAAAGAAGTAGAAGACGAAGAAAAAGATGCTCATAACAAATCTATTCAGACTTTGAAGTCTAAATTAGACAATACTTTATTTGTAAACTACGGACAAAATATTTTTGGTTTTAAATTAAAATGAAATTAGATCATCTAGAGTCTCTCACAGAAGACGAATTAGCAATGTTATGGTTCTGTATTAATAAAATTAATCCACCTGTATTAAGTGGCGAAGAACTTGAACCGTGTTTATTTGTTTCAATTAAACATAAACGGTTGATGGATAGAATATTACAATGTGCGCAACACGTAAAAGAAGAACATCACGCAGTTTTCACTGGACTTGTTGCTAAATTGAAGGTATAGTGGTTGTATGTATCAAAATATATTTGTTTCAAAGAAAGATAACATTATTCACTTGTGGGATGATAAAAAAGGATATGTAACGGTACCGTATCGTCCATATGCTTATCGAAAGCGTGAAGGTGGAATGTATCGTAGTATTTATGGAGACGAATTGGAAAAGGTATACAAATTCAATCCAAAAGACCCAAGTTTATTTGAAAGTGATGTTCCAGCAGAAACTCGCATCTTGATTGATGCTTACGAGGACAGTGACGAACCATCCGAAGGTCACCGTGTTGTATATCTTGACATTGAAGTTAGTACCGAAGGTGGTTTTCCAAACGTAGAAGAAGCTGATAAAGAAATTACAGCTATTGCTATTTATGATAGTTTAACAGCTAAATATACAGCCTTCATCTTGGACAAAGAACATAAGCTACAGGACTTCGTTAAAGAAAATGTAGAAGTACGTAGTTTTACAGATGAAGACAGTCTATTGATGCACTTTCTTACCAAATGGGAAGAAATTCAACCTACTATTAGTACTGGTTGGAACAGTGATAACTTCGACATGCCGTATCTGTTTCGTCGTATGAAAAATATTGTTGGTCCAAACAATGCAAAACGTTTGAGTCCAATTCAAGTTGCTTATATCAATGACTGGAATAAGAAAGTTATTGTAGCTGGGGTAACTCATTTGGATTATATGACTCTTTACAAGAAGCTTAATATCAAACAAGAAGCTAGTTATGCTCTTGGAGCTATTGGTAAAAAAATCGTGGGTATGGAGAAGATTGCCTATAAAGGTAGTTTGGATGATTTGTACAAAGCTGATATCAACAAGTATATTGAATATAACTTGAACGACGTACAAATCATTGTAGCACTAGAAAAGAAGTTACAGTTTATTGAATTGGCAAGGGCTATTTGTCACAAGGGTCACGTTCCATATGAATGGTATGAAATGAGTTCTCGTTTCATTGAAGGTGCTATTCTTATGTATCTACGTCGTAAAGGACAAGTCGCTAAAAATAAATCATTGGATGGACGAGATGAATATGAAACTCAAATGGAAGATAATGAACAGGGTTTTGAAGGTGCTTACGTTAAAGCTCCTACTCCCGGCCGTTATGATTGGGTCTTTGACTTGGACCTTACATCAATGTATCCGAATATCATCATCAGTCTTAACTTATCACCTGAAACTAAAGTAGCAGTAATTAATAAGATTGAATATGATGATTCTTATGTAGAAGATCGTACCAAAGAAATTCGTGAGGATTATGAGAATCTAGGTGATAGTGCTCAAAAGAAGACTCCATTTGCTCAATATCTTGAACAACGATTGTACGCATTTAATGCTAGATTGTTTGCTCAAGACAAGATTGGCAAGTATCACGTTGGATCTACAGTTTATACCAATGATGAATTTAAACAATTGGTTACCCAAAGTAATTTGAGTGTGGCTAGTAATGGTGTAATGTGTAAGAAAGACAAGACTGGGGTTATTCCAGAAATTCTAGTAAAGTGGTTCGATGAACGCAAAGATCTTCGTAAACTTGCTAAAAAGCATGCGGATTTAAAAGAATGGGAAAAATATGAATTTTATGATGGTCGTCAAAAAGTACAAAAAGTATTACTTAATTCAATCTATGGTGTATTGGGTCTACCGATCTTTAGATTTTATGACAAGGATAATGCGAGCGCTGTTACCATAACTGGTCAAGATATTATCAAATCTACTGGTAAGGCTATTAATGAATGTTTCAAACGTTCACTAAATGAGAAAGAAGGAGATTGGGTTATCTATACAGATACAGATAGTTGTTTTGCTAGTGCATTACCTATCATCAAAAAGAATATGCCTGATATCGATCTAAACGATGAAAAGGCAATGACCGAGGCTATTTTGAAAGTAACTGGTGATGTACAATCATTTGTTAATAAGTTTTATGATGTAATGGCAAAACGTTACTTCAATATTGAGAAACATCGATTTGATGCAAAACAAGAAGTTATTGCTAAGACTAGTTTCTGGTTGGCTAAGAAACGTTATGCTCAGTTTATTATCAACAAAGCTGGTATTGAGTGTGATGAAATGGAAGTAAAGGGTATTGACGTAGTTCGTACATCATTTCCAATTAGGTTTCGTAAGTTTATGCAAAAGTTTTTGGATGATATGTTGCGCAAACTTCCAAAAGATCAAATTGACGCAAGTATTCTTGAATTTAAAGATAAGATGTCTACTTATCCAGTTATTGAGATTGCAAAGAATACTAGTGTAAAGTTTAAGAGTCAAAATGGAGATAATGATTACAATCCAAAGACTAGACATCCATTTCAGTTTATGGATGGTACTCCAGCACAAGCTAAAGCAGCTTTGGCTTATAATGATTTGTTGAAGACTTGGAAGTTAGACAAAGATGTACCTGAGATTTTCCACGGTCAAAAGATCAAGTGGGTATATTTAAAACAAAATCAATATGGCATTGAGGGTATTGCTATGAAAGCTGATGGTACCGATCCTGATCGCATTATGGAGTTTATCGAACAATATGTAGACAGAAATGCTATGTATGAACAAGAACTTAAAGGTAAGTTGCTGGACTTTTATAATGTATTGAATTGGAGTTATCCAAATGAGACGGATGTTAAATTGGAAGAGTTTTTTAGTTTTTAAAAAGTTATGAAAAAATATAGTGAGTTATTGACTATTCCTGAAGAGGGATCGTCGTTAGAGTTGAAAACCAGTTATGATACAGTTATTGCTCGTAAATATGAACGTGTAGTTATTGGTCAACGGGGTCCATATGTAGAATTTACACCCAATCAAATGTTGTGTGATAAACTGTTTATTCCTAAAAATCAATTATATAGACTAAGTGACCCAAAGGTTTACTATATTGAGTTTAGAACCAATGATAGTAGCAATGTGAAGGTATATTATCAAATGAGAACAGTCGCATATGCAGATTATAAAATTGGTTATTTTTATGTATCACCGAGTGATTTATACAGTGAGGGTATAAAGTGTCTTTCTGAAAAGAATCACAGCAATGAAAACGTGGGGTTATTTTTTGAATTCAACAATTGACAAACAAATCGACATCGGTTAACATTATAGAGTATGAAGAAACAAGTATTAACTACATTTATCGACAAATATTCACTCAACGGTACCATTGAAAGTGTTAAATGGATCGTTGACAACAGCAACAAACAAATCAAAACAGCATCAATTAGTGATGATAAAAACGTTATCAGTTATGTTGTGATTAAAGATGACGCGGGTTTGACTGATTCTGAGATTGGTATCAATGATACTACCAAGCTAAAGAAGTTGTTGAATGTTCTAACAGAGGACGTTAACATTTCATATAACAAGCGTGAAGAAAAGATTGTTTCACTATCATTGAACAGTGAAGGCACTGATGTACAGTACGTTACTGCTGATTTGACTGTGATTCCAAAGGTTCCAGATCTCAAAAAGTTGCCTCCGTTCAATCTAGAGATTCCTCTTACGAAGGAGTTTGTTACTACATTTGTTAAAGCTAAGAGTGCTTTGAGTGATGTTGATACAATGACTTTTATCAAAGATAAAAAGGATAAGATCAAGTTAACTATTGGATATAGCAGTGTTAATAGCAATCGTATTAATATTGATATCAAGCCAACAGAAGGTAAAGATACTCTTGGTAAGACTATTCACTTTAGTGCTAAGTATCTAAAAGAGATTTTGACTAGCAACAGTGATTGTGAAAATGCAGTATTGAAGATCAGTGATGCTGGTATTGCTCACGTTGAGTTTAATAACGATCTATTCAATAGTTCTTATTATCTAATTGACATCAAGAGCGTAGATTAATACTAATTATGAGTTTCTTTGTTGAAGAAAAGTCAGATAGTGTGGAACAACATAGTCTTTGGGCTGAAAAATATCGTCCATCGAAACTAGACAATTATATCTGCTCTGACAGTATCAGATCAGTTTTTCAAGATTTCATTAATAAGAAACACATTCCGCATATACTTTTACACGGTGGTGCTGGAACTGGTAAGACTACATTGGCAAAGATTCTAACAAGTAACATTGAATGTGATGTTATGTATGTTAATGCTAGTGATAATACCAAGGTGGAGTTTATTCGTGAAACTATTAAACCATTTGCAGCTTCAACTGGTTTCAATCCATTAAAAGTTGTTATTTTGGACGAAGCTGACTTTTTGTCTGCTAGCAGTCAGGCATCTTTGCGTAACTTGATGGAGACTTATAGTAGTACTACCAGATTCATTCTAACGTGTAATTATGTTGAAAAGATTATCGATCCGTTGTGTAGTCGTAGTCAGGTATTTAAACTTGAACCACCCTCATTAAAAGATGTAGCTGTACATATCAAGAATATTTTGGATAAAGAATCTATCAAGTATGAATTGGTGGATCTAAAGAAGATCGTTCAAGATTTTTATCCTGACGTTCGTAAGATCATCAATTTTATTCAACAGAGTTCTTCGGATGGTAAATTGAAGATCTTGCAAAGTCAAGGGGCTAGTTTTGATTTGAAGAACAAATTAATTGACTTATTAAAGTCTGCTAAAACAAATGGCAAGTCATTTAATGAAATTCGCCAATTGATTAATGACGCGGGTACACGTAATTTTGAAGAACTTTATACGGAACTATATTCTAGAATTGATGAATATGCAGTTGGTAAAGAAACATTAATTATTATAGAAATTGCAGAATATGTATATCAGAGCAGTATGGTTGTAGACAAGGAAATTACGTTTATGGCTTGTGTTGCTAAAATTATCAAATCAATTAATAAATAATATGTTTCAAAAAAGAGCTATAGTATTAGGCGCTGGTGGTTTTATAGGTGGACATTTGGTTAAAAAACTAAAAGAAGAGGGTTATTGGGTCCGTGGAGTTGATATCAAAAATAATGAATATCATAATTATGCCGACGAATTTATTTTAGGAGATTTAACCGATTCTAACATTGTAGAATCTGTAATTTCAGAAAACATCGATGAGGTGTATCAATTAGCGGCTGATATGGGTGGCGCTTTGTATATTTTTACAGGTCAGAATGATGCAAATGTAATGCATAATTCTGCATTAATTAATCTTAATGTAGTACATCAATGTGTTAAGAAAAAGGTAAAGAAAGTATTTTATTCATCTAGTGCCTGTGTATATCCTGAATATAATCAGATGGATCCGAACAATCCAAAATGTGCGGAAAAAGATGCTTATCCAGCTGAACCAGACAGTGAATATGGTTGGGAAAAATTATTTAGTGAAAGATTATATTTAGCCTATAATAGAAATTATAAGTTAGACGTTAGAATTGCTAGGTTTCACAATATATTTGGTCCATGCGGAACATATAAAGGTGGCAAAGAAAAAGCGCCTGCCGCTATGTGTCGCAAAGCTATTGAATCGGAAAACAATTCTACGTTTGAAGTATGGGGAGATGGATTACAAACTCGTTCATTTCTTTATATAGACGAATGTATAGAAGGTATTTTGAGACTTATGCGACAAGATAGTTTTATTGGACCCGTAAATATTGGATCTGAACAGATGGTATCAATAAACGATTTAGCTCAAATGGCAATTAAATTGTCTGGTAAAAATCTTAAAATAAGTAATATTACGGGAGAAGAATTTTATAAAAAATATGGTTTTAAATGTCCTACGGGTGTACGTGGTAGAAATTCAAACAATTGTTTATATAAAGAAAAAATGAATTGGTCACCTACACAACCACTGGATATAGGTATAAAAAATACCTACGAATGGATTTATAATCAAATTAAAAATTTTTAATTATGTTTAAATTTAATAATTGGGATGTTGTTAGTAAAATTTCTATTGAAAAATTAGCTTCGTTAATTATAACGGATAAGTCTATAGATAGCATTAATTCAGATGAATTATTGTATAATTATATACCTACAGATGTAAATTTTACGATATTGGATTTTGGATGTGGTATTGGTAGAAATACACTTGATATTGCTAATAAATTTCCAAATGTAACTATTATTGGATATGATAATAGTTCAATGTTATCACGTGTTGAAGAATACTCTTTAAGGAGATATAATAAAAAATTAGAAGAGTATAATAACGTTCAACTTATTTCTGATTGGACATTTGTAAAAAATATAAAATTTAACTTTATATTTGCTACTTTAGTTTTTCAACATATTAATGAGGACGATTTAACCGTTTATCTTAATGATATTAGAAATATGACCGATAAATTGCTTGTGTCAGGACGCAGGTTTAATGATGAATCGGTAAATGGCATTTATAAAAATACTTGGGAAATTTTACAAAAAAACAATTATGTGCCTGTTTCTAATAAAAGAACTGACAATCAAGAGTTTAATGTATACGGAGATCCAAATGACCATTTTTCTTGTTTATATATTGTAAATAAACCATCAAATTCTATAATAGATATAGATGATTCTGTGGAAATGGTTCTTGGTCGTGGATGGCATAATTTAGAAGGAACAGATGAATTGTGTTGGAGATGGACATCTGAATTGTTTTTTGTACAAATAAACAATTTTAATTACGATTTCATTTCAATTGAATCTGCCAACTTACCATACACAGCAACTGTAAAGTTTTATACAAAATATAAAGACGGTGATGATTACCAGTTGTTTACAACAGTTAGTGCTGAAAAAGATAAAAAGTTGTTTGTTAAGATTCCATTAAATAATGTAGTGGAAATAAGATGTGAATCTAGTACATTTACTCCAAGTGATATTGATACAAAAAGTCAAGACAATAGAAAATTGGGAATAAGAGTAAATGGATTTACAATGTGGAAAAATAAAGTATCAAAATTCATTGGTATGAACGATGTCTTTTATTATAAAGACGACATTTCATATAAAAAATTATCTTATGTCGAAACTCATACAGATAAATTTTTTCAATTTCCAAAAGTCCAACATTCATCTAATTTAGATAATTATACAGTACTATTAACGTGTCACGGAGATAGACTTTCATTTGGAAAAAAAGCTTATCAATCTATTATTGACGCTGGTATCACCAATATAGTAATAGTAGTGTCAGGATTTAATTTTGAATATGTTAATTGGGCAAAACAGTTATCCAAAAAACATAAAGTAGTTATCATAGAAGATGAACGAAATAATAATTTATGTTGGATTGAAGGATTAAAAAATGTAACTACAAATTGGGTTACTATTCTTCACGATGATGACATCATCTTATCCGAAGTTAAAAATGCAGTAAATTTAATGAATGAAAATTGCGCATTTGGAGTTTGGAAAGGATCGGTAGAAAATTTTATTACTAAAAAAACCGAGTTAAATTCAACTTTGGATATAGAGTTAAAAACTGGGGTGTACAAAGTAGACGTAATAAAAGATTACATTATTAGACAGAGATATTCTTTATCGCCTATTCATGGAATTTTTCCAACTGATAAACTTATTTCTTGTTTGATTGAATGGGAACAAACTCACGGAAATGATAAATTTTTTTATGAACGACCATCATTCGTTGTGGGAAACGATATATACATTTGGTCGCATTTTACTAAGAATTCAGATAATTTGTTTTTATTTTTTCAAGAAAAATGCGTTAAATGTATAAGTCACGATTCTAGCGCTACTCAAATTGATATTAACAGAAAAAAAATAGTTGATAGCAATTTTATAAAAATTTATTCTAAGGTAAAAAGTTTACATATTAAAAACAATTTAAAGGTCGGTATCATTTTTTATGTTCACCAAATGAACAATGGTATTAAAAAATGTATTGATAATATAAATGATTATAAATTATCAAAATATAATATTCCATTTGTTGTTTATTCGGATAACAATTTAGATGCTGTCAATTTTGTTAAATTTAACAAAATGGAAGAAATGCAAGCTGGTTTATATAGAAAATGTGATAAATATGCATTCTGGGCATTTGTAGAAGGTATACGAATTGCTAAAGAAAAAGGTTGGGATTATTTCTTTTGTTACGAATGGGACTGTTTAATATCTAAGGATTATTGGTTTGATATATTATGGCAAGAACATTTATCTTGGCCATATGAACCAATTATTACAGGAACACCAGCAATTAGAATGCCTAAACTAGCAATAGGTAATTTTTTTCAAAGTATGCAAGATTATGTATACAACTATTCAAAAGAATGTAAAGTATCAATAAATATTGATCACGCTTCACCTATATCAATATATACAAATGGCGCACTTACATTTTATAATACAGAAAAAATGTGTGAGTTTTTTAATAAAGAATTATACGGTACTATTTTAAATAAAAGCGAACACGTAGACGAAGTTGGTCCTTGGGATTTTGGTCTTGGAATTCGTATTTATAATAAATTTAAAGAAGATTCTTTTAAAAGAGTAGGATGGCTGCCGTCGTCTTATTCAGGTTGTGGAGATTTTTGTTATAATGAAAAACAAAGATTGAATATGTTAGAAACCAATTTAAAAGTAATTATGCATCAATATAAATATATATAATTCACACAATATATTTTTCTTTGAATGGTTCATTTATTAAATGCGGTTCATTTGAGTACTCTATTGCAATTAATAATTTTTCTCTATCACCATCTTTATCAGTCATAAACTTTATTATAGACAATACTTCTTCAACAGTATTGTCTTTTAAATGTTCATATATAACAATTTTTGAATTGGGTATATATTTAAAAACCCATTTATTCAAAAAATGATTATAGAAAATTTTCTTTTCTTCAATCCAATTGTTATAGCGTCTATATTCTTGAAAATTTATTAAACCTGTTGAACCAATTTCTTTTTTTACATAATTATTATCTATGCCTGCCACTTCTAATTTATAGTAAGAGTTTAGACACTGTTCTGCACCTCTTATTTGTATAATATATTTTCTATCATTTTTAACTGGGGTGTATAAATGAATATCGTGATTTTTTTGTAAGTTTGTATTTTCATTTACATCAATCATCAATTCCGGATTATTGTACATTTCGCAGTAATTAAGATCGTTTTTAAAATAATACTTTAATATTCTACTCAACCACGTGTGTCCACATCTAGGAAACGTAATACACTCAGTTACATATAATTCATTTACACTTCTTATCATAACATCTTATATATATAATTTTAATATGAATAAATTCACCGTAAGTAAAAATGCATAGATATACTCCATAATTAACATAAATTTAAAAATACATTACATATAAATCAATTAACACATTAATCTTTTTTGATATATTTATATGTATATGAAAAAGTTAAAAGAATTGGGAGATACCGGCGACAGAATGATGCAAGGTTTACCTTTCTCTCAAGGAGGAGCTGTTTCAGGTGCTTCTGATTTATCTACCTTTGCAAGTCCTGACGTATCTCAAGATCCAAATCATTTTGGCACACTAACAGACAAAAGTAAAATTACAGTTAGTGCTAAAGATTCAATGTCAAAAGTAACTCCATTTGGTCCGTATACTGGTCAAAATCCTAGAGATTATGTGGGGGACGTTCAACAAATCAAATACAAAGTAACTCCTGATGAAGTTATTATGGGTATTGATTATGAAATGAAGAAACTTGTGCTAAAAGATAAACAAGTAGCCAAACAAAACGTTGTGAATAATCTAAAGAAAGATCCTCAATACTACAGTAAACTTCATATGTTGGATATAACAGATGAACCAGAAAAGATAGATGAAACAGATTATCGTACCCCACAAGAAAAAGCTATAGCTGAAATAATGAGAAATTTGCACGAAACAAAAAAACAACGTAGAAACTGGAACTAATATGGCTAACTTTGCTAAAGATAAACCCACATACCGCAAAGCTGACCCACTTCACAAAGGTTGGCATTATATTGGCGACGGCAGATTTCACGATCCAAGTATTGGCAGTGATCCAATGAGAGGTCGTAGATGGATGATTGATCCAGGAGCTGGTAGTGGTAAAAGCTTTTCAAAATTTCAACAAGGACTAAAGAATGATTAATAATTTAATAAAGTTGCCCGGAGGAGTTGGTGACCAAACACCAACCAGTCAGGTCGATCCGATTCAATTAAGTACAGGTATACAAATTGAGATGGAACATACCAATGATTTAGATATTGCAAAAGAAATTGCTATGGATCATTTAACTGAAGATCCTAAATACTATTCTAAGTTGGTTGCTGCTGGATTAGCAAGTGAATTTAAACCATCAACTAATTCTGGTTTTGGTGACCCAAACCAAAGTTTTAACGATGAGGCGAGAGTAGGTAATGGCGGATTACAAAAAGGAAATATGGGTGGATCTGCTGGTGGTACACCAAACGGTCAAGTACACGGTAGAAACAGTGATCCAATTATTAATAAAACAATTGACATTGAATTGGAAAATCAAACATTTAATAGCTTGGAAGAAGCTTTATTGGACGAAAAGAAAAGAAGAAAGAAGGGCAAAGGTAAAAGAAAACCAAAGCCAACCAATCCCGCACTTTGGGCTAGAGCCAAATCCGCAGCCAGAGCCAAATTTGATGTTTATCCCAGTGCTTATGCCAATGGATGGGCTGCAAGATGGTATAAGAGTAAAGGCGGCGGTTGGAGAATGAGTGAGAGTTATCCAGCACAAGCTATGGAAAGTCCATTTCCAGCAGACGCAACGATGACTGGATCTGGTACAAGTGGCAGTGGATATGATTTTGTCGGATATGCAGAAAACAAACAAACTATGAATAAACAACAACTAAAAGAAGCTATTAAACGAATGATTCGTGAAATGGAACAAGATGATGTTAATGTAGATGCAGAAAAAGAAACTGTAACTATTACATTGGATCGTGAACTTGCTCAAAAACTTCACAGTCTATTAATGACACAACTAACTCCACCAGGAGAAGATGCAGAACAAACTCCAGCTGGCCCAGAAGATGCAAATGCTGTAGTACCTGCTGAAGACGATGTGGAAGCTAAAGCTGATGATATGAGCAGCGATCAATTGCCAATTAAGGCTGACGGCGAAAGTGGTGAATCTGTTGATGATGTTACATCCGACGAATCTGATTCAATGGATGAAGCTAAAAAACAATGGATACAAAAAGCCATTAGCAAACCAGGTGCTTTGAAGAAAGCACTACACGTTCCAGATGGAGAAAAGATTCCAGCTAAAAAATTAGCTGCAGCTGCAAAAAAAGGTGGAAAGATGGGTCAAAGAGCACGACTTGCTAAGACACTTCGTAAGTTAAAAGAAAGTCTAGAATAATATTCAAATTAAGATCTATGAACGAAACAGACAATTCATCGATAGCAAATTATAAAGCATTTCAAAAGTATAAAGATTATGCTTTAAAAATGATTTCAAAACTTGAAAAAATAAAAGCAATTGGAAAAGGTAAAATACCTGCTGGCGACATTGTTACACAAAGTTCTGTTGGATCTATTATTGTGGGATTGGGTGATCGATTTCCAGAACTAACAAACAAATTAAAAAATTTGTCAAAGTATTCGTTCAATCATAGTGATTTAGTTAAGTTGCATCAAACTGGTAAAATAGATCTTAATAGTTGGGAAGATCGATCTTTAAGAGAACTTATGTCTAAAATAAATCGTATTAAACATCAAGTTAATAATTTAAAAGCAGAAAATGCAGAAATGTCTCAAAGCGACATTACGAAAATTATCGATTATAGTGAAAAGCTACAATCGATGTTTTCTGTAGACGATAACTTGGAAGATTGGGTAAAAGCTAAGTTAAATCACGCTTGTGATTATGTAGCCACAGTGAGAGATTATTTGAAGTTTTATCGTGATGAAAAGGAAGCTGGTACTACTGATGATCAGATAGATGAAAAGTGGACAAATAGTTACAAAAAGAGTATCAACTGTAGTAACCCAAAAGGTTTTAGTCAAAAGGCACATTGTAAAGCCAGAAGACTAAGACAAGCTGGTAAACACACACAAAGTAAGCCAGTAAGAGAGATATACGAAGCTGTTGTACGTCATATGTTAAAAGAATTCAATAGCAGTATGGCTATGGGTGCTTTGAAACAACTTAACAGTGATGCTAAAGAATTAGAAACAATGTTGCAACCAAATACTCAATTGGAAGATTGGGTAAAATCTAAGTTGAACTTGGCAGGTGAATATTTGGATGATGTATATCATCACTTGGATCATTTTGGCGCAGAAGGTCGTACACTTGATGAAGGATATGATACTAAGAAATATTGGTTTACTCCAAGTGGAAATGTTGTGGATGCTGGAAATAGTCACGAATCATCTATCGCAAAAATAGATAGATCTTTAGTTGGCTCAACTTTAGTGGATACATACGAAAATGCAATTGCAAAAGGATATGTACGAGCAATTCACGACATTGGATCTGGATTTCTTACACTTTCAAATTTACCAAACTATGACTTTACAATGTCTAAATTGGGTAGAAGTACAAAACAAGCAATCGAAGACTTTGTAGTAGATAAAGAAATAAGATTAGTAGCAAGTGGAAAAGGTAAATTATTAAAAGATTTTGAATTTAGTTTTGCTGAACAATTGGAATTAGCTGAACAAATTTTGTCCTCTAAAAACCTTGAAGAAGGTTGGAAAGACTGGGTTGCTGCTGGCGCAATTGGTTTAGGCGCAATGACTGGTAAAGTCGATGCATCTAAAGTAAAACCCGCAGATCAATCCGCTATAACACAAAGTGTACAAAAATCGGTTGGGTCTTTTATGGACTACATTAAGAAAGTGGAAAATCAAGGCAAAGTCGGATATAATGCTGAAAAGAAACTTTGGTTTCCACACAAAAGTTTTGAGGGTGGAAGTGATACCATTGGATACGGTCATAAAATACAAAAAGGAGAAGACTTTAGTAAAGGTATAACAGATGCTCAAGCTGAATCTCTGTTAAAGACAGATTTGGCAAAGGCAAAACAACAAGTTTATAAAGAACTTGGTAGTGTTAAATTAACTCCTCAACAAGAAGAAATGTTTGTTGACTTTGTATTCAATATGGGTACATTGAAGAAATTTCCTAAGTTTACCGAATTTGCATTGAAAAATGATTTGGAAGGTATGAAGAGTCAGTATAAGAGATATGCCGGTGGTAAAGAATTAAAGGGTAGAAACTCAGAGTTCTTGAAAAGGTTTTTAGCTGAATACTTTGGTTTTACAACTTATTTCTAAGTTATGAATGAATGGCCAACAGTGCCTATGGGCAACTTACAAGCTATGATGGTAATGCGTCAACAGAGTGCGCCTGTATCATCTATTAGCAGCTTTGATCCATATCAAGCTATGTTGAGACGCAAACAATCAAATGTGTCTGATGAAAATGGTTATATTAATGCACAAGTAGAACAATACGACCCTAAAGATATACAAGCGTTGGAAGAGTTTTGTCAACAATATGGTATAATGGGCTTTAATTTTGGTAAAATGAATCCCAAATCAGCATTAAAAATGCTTAAAGGAAAAATGGGCATTGTTGACGAAAAGGTACATAATAAAAAAATGTTGCTTGATTAGCATACAATATTTATTTTTGTTATGGTAAAATTAATTAAGGCTAAAAATTCCCCTCTTAATATTGAAGTTTTGATTGCGCCCGATATTAATGATGTACCGGCACTTTTTTTATGGGAAGATTATATTACAAAAATACCACAACACAGTGAACTCATAACATTACACGCTAATGTTGGATATTATTCAGGTTTAAACAAAGGTGTGGATTTTTTCAAAAATGACATCATATTTAAAATAATAAGACTTGATACATACGAAGTAATATTTACACATCTTTTCAAAAATTTTAGTTTTATAAACGGAAAAAATGTTCTTTATATTTCCCAAAATAATTACAGTGGATATAGTTATTCCGCTAGAAATTATATATTTCAATTATTACAAAACGATTTTAAAGTTCATTGGATAAATAATTTATTTGGAACTTCTACATATAAACCGTGTAATGATGAGGAGTTGCAAGTTTTTAACTGCGAAAATAAATACGATCCTAATATAGTTTACGATTCGATAATAGTACATAACATCCCCAGTGGGTGGGACGATGTTGGAAAATATTTTAGAATTGCAAAAAAAGTGTACGGCCTTACAACCTGGGAAACAACACACTTACACGAAGATTGGGTGAAATTTATCAATTCTAGTATTGTACACGAAGTAATTGTGCCGTCACATTTTAATAAAAAGACATTTACAGAAAGTGGTATTAATAAAAAGATTAATATATGGTATCACGATGTGTTTAGCTTTGTAAACAATAAAGATTTAAATGTATCCAGCGTTTTAAATAAATTTTATTTATATCAAGACAACCGATATGTTCAATCAGATTCTTTTATTAAAACAATATTGGATAATAATACCGTTTATTATAACATAAGTCAGTATAACGAACGAAAAAACCTAAATCAAGTTGTTTCTACTTTTTGTAAAAAATTCACAGCTGATGATAATGTGTGTTTGTTTATCAAAACATATTTCAAAGAATTTACCGCTTCTCAAAAAGAAATGTTGAAGTATAAATTTGCAGAACTTCTCAATGCATATGATAATATCCCACCAATTATATTTTGCTTTGATGACTTAAATGATGATGAAATAAACTTAATACACGAATTTGGAGATGTTTATTTTACTCTAAACAGAGGTGAAGGATTTGGTTTATGTACATATACCGCTAAAAAGATTGGTAACAGAATCATATGCGGTAAATTTGGTGCAGAAAAAGAATTTTTGTCTCTCACCGATTCGTTAATAGATTACACATTGGAGTCTCCATTTAATATGGAGGTATATCATAACTGGTATAATGATGATAGGCAAAAATGGGCAACATATAATGACAAAGACGTTTTGGATGTTTTACGATACTATCCAAAAACCATTAAACAAAAATATAACTACAAATGAAAAAACCCCCTTTCGGGGGTTTTGTTTTAGAGACTGAACTTTTGTTTTCTTAATTCGGATGGTAACAGATCATCCAATGGTTCCAAACAATTTACGCAGTATGGAATATTAATTGGCACCAATGCATCTTTATCGGTACCCGCTAATATTTTGCTTACTTTTCTAAACATAACTCCGTTTTGAAAAACCGCACCTTGACATTCGGTGCATTGCACAGATTGTGTATCTTTCAATCCAAAGTTAACATTTGGAGCTTGTCCCATTCCATCAATTTTATTGTTAAACATAATTTATATTCCTTTTCTTTTTTGATTTTTTAAATCGGTTTCCCATAGTATTGTAACACGGTATCCTAAATTTTCAAGATATTGTTTTCTTTCATCGTCATATTTCCATTTTTCTGAAGCTGTCATTCCTATAGAACTATTATAGTAATCCGGTTTAAATAATTGTGGATTACAATGCCAATAATCTCCGTTTATTTCTATAATGTGTTTCGTTTTTTCATTTACATAATCAACCGTATACTTTGATATTTTTTTGTTTGATTTGTACCCCTTTTGTTTTAGTTCAATTAAAAATTGTTTTTCTAACTTTGAGGTTCTTTTTTTGAGAAGAATACTATTTGTTTTAGCCATTCTATCAGCCGTATTTTTTCTTCTTTTATTAGCTTCTTTTATACCATATCTTTCTTCCCAAGTTTTACCTTTAGCTTTTCCTTTATTGCCATTAGAAATTTTTAGTTTAGTACTATCGTCCAGTTTGATTCCCCATCTAGGATGATTTTCTTTTTTATAAGATCTTCTAGTAGACATTCCTGTTTTAAAGTTATTTTTAACAACAGGATCTTCCATTGATTTTTTTGTTATTAAAGAATGAGTTTTTCTAGATTCTAAAGTAGAAAATTGTTTTTGTGTTATTTTTCTAGCTAATTCGTTTTTACATACTTTTGAACAACTTTTAGTTTTTTTATACCAAGCTTCAAAATCAATTCCACATATTTCACATTTTTTGGTAATACTAATTTTTAATCGTTTTTCGCCCATATATATAAGTAGTATTACCCCCAGTAAAACTACAAAATATTTTTACGACGTTTATAATCTTCGATTGCCGCTGAAACTGCTTCTTCGCTGAGTACGCTACAGTGAATTTTTTGAGGAAGATTACATTTCCAATATTCTTCTCCGCCTAAAGCATCCAACACTTCTTTATTACTAAAGTTTTTTTCAAGTTCTTCTATTGTTCTACCTTTTATTAATTCTGTAGCCATAGATGAAGCTGCAATAGCACTACCACAACCAAATGTCTTGAATCTAGCATCAATTACACGATTGGTTGTTTCATCTATTTTGAGACTAATTTTCATTATATCTCCACAAGCAGCTGCGCCAACTTCACCAATAGCATCTGCTTCTTTTATATCACCCATATTACGTGGGTTCATAAAATGATCCATTACTGTTTGATTATATAATGTATAAGATTCACTCATATATTATAATTATAAACCAATTTGAGTCAAATCATTCTTGACCATCTTTTCTACAAGCTGTTCAAATGAAGTTTTAGGTTCCCACTTTAATTCGTTTCTAGCTTTGGTACTATCACCCAACAATAAATCTACTTCGGCGGGTCTATAAAACTTAGGATTGATCTTTACCAATACAGATGCCACTGGTTCATATTTAATAGCATCTTTTGTGGTAATACTAAACTCCGCAGATTCTGCTTCTCCGTGCCATCCACCGTCAATATCAGCAACTTTAAATGCATACTGTACAAATTCTGCGATGGTATGTGTTTCATTGCTTGAAAGTACATATTCATTGGGATGAGTTTGATTTAACATTTTCCAAATACCATCTACAAAGTCTTCAGCGTCACTCCAATCTCTTTTAGCTTTAACATTGCCTAATTCAATTGGTACAAAGCTTTTACCTTCAGATATTGCTTTTTTAATTCTAGCTACCCCCTTGGTAATCTTACGGGTAACAAATTCTTCACCTCGTCTAGTACCTTCGTGATTAAACAACAATCCTTGTACCGCATACAAATTATAACTTTCTCTGTATACTTTAACCAGTTGTCTAGCAGCTGATTTGCTTGCTCCATATGGACTACGAGGTTTGGATGGATGATTTTCATCTTGAGGAACATAAGCGACATTACCATATTCTTCGGATGAACCGGCGTTGTAGAATCTACAAGTTGGTTTGTGTTGACGAATAGCTTCTAGAATATGAATTACCCCAGTAGTATTACATTCCCAAGTTTGAGCTGGAAAGTCCCAGCTACTACCAACGAATGTCTGTGCTGCCAAATTAATAAAGTACTCTGGTTTTAACTTTTCTACAATTTTGCTAATACTATGTGCATCACTCAAATCAAAGTTAACTAATTTAAATCTGGGGTTGTTTTCTAAGTGTCTAATGTTTTCGTGATTTTTGATACTTAGTCTTCTAGCACCTCCCACGATGAAATAGTCTGTGTTTTTCAACAGATAATCTACCATAAAGCTGCCATCTTGACCAGTCACACCTGTAACAAATGCAACTTTTTTGTTTTCCATAAACGGAACAACGTCATTAATATTATATATTTCCATAAGATATTTCATTCAAAACCTGATTCTTCGTCTTCGTCCTCTTCATCTAAATAGTCTTCATCTTTGCTGTTATTAATATTATATTTTTCTTTAAAATCTGCAACATCGTCATTTGTGATACCACAAAGAAAAAATACAGCTTGTATATACAATATTATTTCTTCCTTTGTAAATTTATTCTTTTTAAAATATTCACTAATCTCATTTGAAGCTGAAACTATTTTCTTTTGAACAGCTGGGGCAATTTTGATTTTAGGTGGCACACCTTCTAATATTATTCCTGGTATATCATCAATTATTGAATCATCTATGTGATTATTTATAATATGTTTATACACTTCATCTTCAATTTTATTTTCGGGTACACCACCTTTCAACAACTTCTTTTTTATATTCTTTACTTTTGTGGGACTCACTTTTTTACATATATTGAATGATGATAGTATGCCATTTTGAGACAATAGATGATTTATATTATTCATTGTAATATTATGTATGGTTGTTAAAATCTCTGACGCAAAATCTTTTTACTATCTTGTAGTATATCAGGATCAAATATCTTTGGTCCTTTGCTGATATAACCTTTGCCGCTCGTAAATGTACAATTGTAACAAAGCAGTCTCATATTTTCTATTTTATGATTCTTATTGTTACCGTCTTCAAAATTCAACAATAATGGCAACTTACCATCCAGTATACGTCTTTCTCTAAATTCACACTGCTCACATTCTGCTTTTTTGATGCCTGATCTAATTAACTTATCTTTTAGTCTGTGTACTGGAAACTCAGGATGTTTACCATCCAATATATCATTAATAGGATATTTTCCTCTATATGGATTAATTGGACCACGTGGACGAGAAGTTTTTACAATGGGCCATCCTTTTGTTTTGTGTACGCCGTATTTTTTAGCATACATTTTAAACGTAGGATAACTTACTCCCAAAAATTTTGCTGCTTGTCTAGCTGAAACTGTTCGTTCAATTGCTTCTAATATTTCAGATTCGGTAATTGGTTTTCTCTTTTTACCATCTGTTGGCCGTTTTGGATAAAGCTGATCAGCATATTGGTTTTCTAAGTGGGGAATAGTAATGCCTTTTCCCTGCAATATTCTTATTTGTTCAATTTCAAGTTTTACATCTTCTCCAATTTCACTCAATGACAATAATTTTTCAACTTTAATTTTAAGGTCTTCAAGTTCTTTTAACTTTCGAGTTATTTCTTCGTTATCGAATATATTGTTCATTAGTATTTAGATGATGATAGTGGTTCTTTAGCTAAATCTATTTCAGTGCTATCGTAAAATACTCTACGTAGAGTTTCCGCTCTAAATGGAAATGATGCATTCAAAAGTACTTTGTATGTATTTACTATTTTTTCTTTGCTATTTTTCCTTTTTAATGATTTAACAACCATTATAGGATTAACTAAAAAGTCATCGTCTTCTTTTAAGGTTTTAATTTTATTTTCAATACATCGAGTACAAGCTTCTATATGAGGATCATCAAATATAGTCTCGTCAATTGATATTGCCATAGACCAGTTTGCGGATTTAACCAAGTAGTTATTTTTATTTAACATAGTTCATATCTCCATCGTTAAGTAAATCCAAGTTAGCTAACTTTTGATTTACACTGTTACATACTTTTTCTTCGACTGTGCCTGACACAAACACAATCTTTTGTATACTTTTACTTTTTGCACTGTCACGCCATACTCTACCCGTTGCCTGTCTCATATTGACAGCCGAGTAAGATGGACTGATCAAAGCCAAACGAGGATACTTACCAGTAACATCGTGTAAACTCAAACCAGCACCACCAGCGGCGAGATTTATCAATATAACCCTTTGTTTGTCTGCCTGAAAATCATCTATGCTTTGTTGACGCGTCTTTGCGTATTTTGCTTCACCGTTAACAACACACTTAGTATTCAATCGTTGACTAAGTGCTTCAATAGTCTCCGAGAAGTTACAAAACACAACAACGCTCATATTGTTTTCGAGAGCTTCTTCTACCATTTCAACAAATAATGGTACTTTGATCATTTCTACTTTTTGTCTAGCTCTTAGTATTGCTGTTAGTTCGGTACTCTTTTTATCTTTCTTGAGTAGTTTTTCAATCTTCAACAACTCAAGTTGCATTTCTTCATAAGCTGAATTGATTTTATCTTGGTCTTCTTTATCCATTTCATAACATTCAGCGATAATTTGACTTTCTGGGAAATTAGGAATGGAATCACGACTGAGACGAACGCCTCTGTTAACAAATATGTCATTGCTTAGTTTCTTTAAAGCATCTACATTACCACGAAATTCTAATCCAAATCTACCTTTTACAACACCGTGTGCATATGCCCATTCATAATACTGTTTGTTGTTCTTGAACAGTTGAATACATTGTCCTACTGTACGTAGTTCAAGTGGATTGGTAGCCATAGTAGCACTACAAAACAACATCTTGTAACCTTGTTTGAGTGCTGCCATACACATTTCACTATTTTTGGTCTTGGCATTCTTTAACTTTTGTGCTTCGTCCCAAACGATTAAAGTATTTTTGGGAATTTTCCAGACGAATTCTTTACGGTGGGTATCTCTACGTTTTACATATGATGCAAACATATTGTCTGTTTTACCAGTGCGTAAAGATTCATAGTTAGTAATACCCACACACTTACCCCACATCTTAAAGTGATTTTTAATAACCCGTTTCCAACTTTCTTTAACTGCTTTAGGACATACAATCATAATGTCCATATTTAATTCTCTAGCTACAGCTGTTGCAGTATAAGTCTTGCCGATGCCTACGTCACTACCATCAACGGCAGCTCCCCATTTTTTAAGTGATGATACTATCTTACTTACCGCACCAACTTGCCAAGGACGCAATCCATCTGGAGTTTTAACTTCATATAAAGGTAGAGCTTCATCTACCTTTTGCTTGGGTTTTTTTGGATCTTTGAATAATGTTGGATTATCATTAGTCTGTGTAAGAACCCAGTCTTGTTCTCTTTTAACGACACCGTAACCTTTGCTTTTCAACATTAATTTGTTTACCTTCCAATAAGCAAAGAACTGATTGAGGTAAGATGGGGTAATTACCCATTCACGTTGAAACGTTACGTCTCCGTTTTTTTCTACTTGAACTGGATCTGACCACTTGATATCCAAGTTAATCATAAATCAATCACCCATTTCACTACGGTACTTGTTATTTCTAGCCAATTCGTGAATGTTGGTGCGCACCAACCTGCCATCTTTCTTTAATGCGCCAACTTCAAAAGAATCACTCATCAAATTGGTAAAATTTATACCCTGTGGGTCATCATAACCATGTCCAAGTTCAGACATATCAAACATAAAGTCTTTACGACGTTTACCATTTTTCTTGATGCATAAATTTTCTAGGTAATTAACCACCTCATTTAGATCGTTAAATGTTACGACCTTATTTATCGTTGTATCTTTGATATAGTAACTCATATATTTCTTATAGTTTACTATATAACTATCTAACTTTCAATACTATTTAATATTATAATCTTAGTTAGAAGATATAGGTACAGATGAGTAAATATTACGTTCTGTTTGACTACGTATAGTTTCAAAATAATTAATCAAATGGTTGATTGTATGATCTGCAATTGCTTCTAACCAATCTTCTGGTTTAAATTCGGTTGTACTTATGCCGCCGTGAACCGCTTTTAAATTGCCATTTTGAAATTCTTGACGCAGAAAATTTATTAGATCTTGTTTCAACTTTTCTCGTTGATCAATTACAAATATTTCACTTAATTCTTCTTTGTAACTTACTCTTACAGGAGATTGTCCTTTACCACCACTTCCTTTTTCTCCTCTACCAGCTGATCTTTGCGCAGACTTCTTTCTCTTTACCCAATTAGCAATTGCTTTTTTACCACCTTTAGCTCTCAATCTAGCTGCATACTTTTTACCTAAACAGGCACTGTAACTACTTCCTTGTTTAGCATCACCGCATTTACCCGCTTTTTTGCCTGTACTATCATATCGATCCCAACCACCGCCACTGGTACTACCCACTGGTCCTTTACCAAACCACGCACGTAATCCACCTTTATAGGCTTCCAATAAAAATTTGTCGTATTGATTCACAACAATAAATATCAATTAGATTCGTTATTTTTATTAAAAATGTTACCTAAGTTTGTAAAGAATTTTTCTATTTTAGATTTGTTGACCTTTTTCTTTTTGGTTTCGGATAGGTAAAATTTGATTTCCGCTTCATCCAAAACCACTTCGTTTCCATTGATATTGACGGTGATGCTTTTGTTCTTTTTCATACAGACGCAAAAAAAATATATAATCGATTAAGATTATATATTTGTGTATTTTAAAATTAGTTAATATTTGTTTAAACACCCATCAAAAAGTGTTCCCAATCTTTGTGTTTTGCTTCTTTAATCAAAGCTGACACTGGAATTGGTTGTGGAATACTAGGTTGTTTGATCAACTTCAAACCAGCTTCTGTATTTAGTCTATTACCTTTTTTAGAATTGATATCCCGTGAACACAGTACCAGATTGGTCCAACTGTCTTCTCCACCTTTACTACGAGGTAGAATATGGTCTACAGTAGCTGCGTGACGATCAATCTTTTTGCCAGTATACTGACAGATACCATTATCACGGTTATAAATTGCATCTTTGCTGGGTTTTCCCTTAAATGACTTTACAGGCATTTTACTGAAATTAACAGCAATGATAACGGTTGGTACACGTACAGACATATGAGCTGAATTGATTACCAAATCCCAGGGACGAATAGGTAGTTTCAACCACTCGGTCCAACTTACGGGATTCATATTCTTGGGAGCAGAAAGATTTGGCTCTCCGTTCTCAAGAAGTTCGTAGTCAATGTCCAACGCCAAACTAGAAGGTTTACCATCAACTTCACCACCACAAAGATCAATAATTGCATCTTTTACGGTTTTGAAACCAATTGGTTGCCAGTTCGAATTTAGGTTCAAACAGATCAATTTATTAGCTATTGTATTCATAACTATACTATAACTATACCCTTCTTTTTATAAAAGTCAACACATTTTCTTCGGGTTCTAAACTTTCATCTAGTCTTCCCTTGACAATTTCAAGATCACATTTGAACCATTCATTTTTGATTTCCGTAGCAAAATATCTTAACTTTTCAGCTATTTTCTTTTCAGCTTCATAACAATTTGGGTGTTCTATGTAATGTTCAATTTTATAGTTACGTAGAGGAGAAGATGTTTGATATGTGCGTAATCTTGATTTTATATCATTAGTAACTCCCACTTTGTAATAACCAGGAAAGTTGCAGTTACTGATGATATATACGTATCCCTCTTTATCTCTAGACGATTTCATCGGCTAATCCGTACTTAATTGCGTCTTCTGCGTTCAAATAAATGTCACGTTTTAACAGTGTATTTAATTCGTCTTCAGTAAACTTTGTATGTTTCAAATATATGTCTTTAACAACTTTCATTATCAAGTCCATATTTTGTTTTTCGTCATTGAAGTCTTCGTATGTACCCTCAAACCAACTTCTCACTTGATGAATCAACAAGATAGTGTTTTTACGTATATAACGTTTGTGACAACTTACACTGATTAATGTAGATGCACTTGCTACCAATCCTTCTGCATATGAATGTACAGGTACTTTGGATGCTTGAATTCTATCTACTATACTCAATGCGCCGAATACTTCTCCACCATCACTATTGATGTGTAATTTGATGTGGGGAGTTTCTTGTAGATCAAATGTAATTTGTGCTATTAACAATTGTCTAGCTAAATCACTTAACGTTTTATTTACTATTAGTGCTGATTCTGTATTTACATCGTTGTAAAAATATAACTCGTTGTTGTCAATGACAGAGACGAATTTTTGTTTGTCGTGAGATACATCAGATATATCATCATTATTGAGCATTAGTTTTTTGGTCATATGTTTTTAGTATTGTTCGTAACTCTTCGTCATCAACGAAGTTAAAATCATTTTTGTTTCTGGCTAAATCTTTGTGTAGTACTTGTACAAATCCATTGTGGTTATAACCAACATCCATAGTAGCGCCTGTTTGTTCACAAATATAACCTGATATAAATGTTGTATATTCAATTATTGATTGGGTGTGTTGATTTCCACCCTCATAATAAAATCTTAATGTGCCAAACTTTTGTTTTATTTGTTTAGCAACAATTTGTTTTACTGGCAGATAATGTTGTGGGTTTGATTTTGCCATTTCATTTTGTTGAGTGATATACATTTCGAGATATCTACTCAACCACAATAAAAGTCTAAACCAACCATTATCACAATCGAATGACAAATTATCCGGATACATTTCTGGGAACTTTTTCTTTAAATAACGTTGTAACTCAATTTTCATTTTCAATACATAGTTTGTTAATTATACTTTTCAGCTGTCAAAATTTTTATATTTGTGCGCCGACTATATTTTAATATCCTTTGAATACACTGACATATTTATTAATAATGTTCAGTAGTACTAAAAAGAGTGGATATGTAAATGGTATAAAATTTGAAATAAAAGATGCCAGCACTATCCGTATCTGGAAACCTTCTGAGATTGCTTTTTATGATTTTAAAAATCGGTGTGATCTAACGGTTAAGTATTTAATTGACGAAGGATTCTTTAATAAAACTAAATGTAAAGTTGAAGTAGTTACTTAGGTTATGTCTAAAAATGTTATATTATTTTTAACCAGTCCCAGTTCGGTTAATAGATCAAAAATGTGTTTGAAGAATTTCAAACAACTTTTAAATTTGGGTTATGATATAATAACTTTATCTACTACAGACCTATTACCATCTTATATTGTAGAAAAATCCAAACATTTGATTTACGACTATACAAGTCACAAATGTGATAAGAAGTTTTATTACGATTACTATAAAGCATCAGGTGGTGGTTATTTTATGTATGATGTTAACTCACATCATAAAGTGATGTTTTATCACGATACTCATTTTCCATCTTTACTTCGTAATTATCGTTCATTGGTGAGTTATGCTAAATGCCTTGGGTATGATAATTATTTTTATATTGAAGATGATCATTACATTCATAACCACGATTTACACAATATAAGAAAATATTTTAAAAATTTATGTGAACACGATTTAATTACATTTTGTTTTCAAAAACATACAACAAGCACTGAATTGGTATATTGTACTTATTTTCATTTGGGTAAAGTTAATACAATGTATGACATTGTTAAAAACTTTGCTTATTCAGAATATGAGTATAAAAACAACGATGTTGAAATATACGGTCATTTTTTTGAAACAGTTTTTACTAAGTTGGTGACAAAGTATAAATCGGCTGATTGTAAAATATTGGAGGAAACTAGAAGTTTATCTGATATATTTAAGTATTCTTCTATTAATCAAGTTTATTCTTATAGGAATTTAATTGATGATTCTAGATGCAATTTCATATATGACATAATTAATAACAAACCAGTTTTTTATTATTCTAGTGTTTTGTTATCAGATCCTGTTAATATGAAAATATATGTTGGTAATATGTTACACGAAGACACCACTATATATCCAGGCTGTTGGTATTATTCTTATATAGACCCACAGTTAATAAGCAGTACAAAACTTGTGATAAATGACAAATTGGTAAAAACTTTTGAAGGATCACAAAATGTTATTTACAACGGAGAACTCTTCTTTAACTGTTGATACATCTTTGAATGTTAGTTGATTTGAATCGTAAGACTTATTCGGATTTAGTAACAATACTTGTTTATAATTAAACATTTCAAGATAATTCAATATATCCGATACATTGTTTAAACACGATGTCATATCTTTAAAGTAAAAGATGTTTTCAATTTTAGTGTATATTGATTTACTAGGATTGATTACATCGGTAATAATAAATTGTTTGACATCGTAAGTTAATTGCTTTTGAATATCTTCGATGTAATTTTCTTCACTGTCTCTAAAGACAAAATATATAACTGCTTTCATTAATTATAAATAATTGATTTATTTTTGTTTTGGTTATTTTATTATGAATATGATATTTATATCTATTATGATAGTAACCAATCTTTTGACATTACATAACCAGTTAAAAATACATCACTGGCAAACTAAAAGTTATGCAGAACACCAAGCTTTGGGTGGAGCATACGACGAATTTTCTGGTCTAATCGACGAATTCATTGAAGTATTTATGGGTAAATATGGAAGAATTGAAAGTCGTGACGGATTCAAAATCGAATTAGAGAACTACAAAGATATATCTCCTACAGACTTTGTGGATAAATACGTTGATTATTTGGTAAACGAATTACCAAAGTCTCTAGAAGAATCTGATACCGATTTATTTAATATCAGAGATGAAATGTTAGCTCAGTTAAACAAACTAAAGTATCTATTAACACTATCATAATATGCCATACGAATATCACGCTAAGGTTACAAATGTTGTAGATGGTGACACAATTGTTGTTGACATTGACTTGGGGTTCAATGTGGTACTATCTAATCAAAGTGTAAGATTATTGGGAGTTGATACCCCAGAAAGTCGTACCAGTGATAAAATTGAAAAGGTATTTGGATTAGCAAGTAAAGACTACACCAAATCCTTTGTTGAAAATTGCAAAAAAGATGTAATTTTACGTACTCACAAAAGCGATGATAGTGAAAAATTTGGTAGATTACTCGGGGAAATTATTAATCCGGAATCCAAAGAAGTGTTGAATAATTCTCTTATTGAAGAGGGTTTTGCTGTAAAATATCTTGGGGAAAACAAAGACAACGTAAAGAATCTTCATTTACAAAACCGCAAACGTTTGATTGATGAAGGTAAAATAAAGATGTCTTATAAAGAAGCGGGACTCTAATATGGATAAATTGAGTAAATACACAATTCTTAAATTCATTAAATTTGTCAGTGATGAATTGGCTTTAAATAAACCTTTCAAAGTCAAGTTGGTAAAACAACGAGATGATGATTTGCGAACATATGCATATTACAATCAAACAAATGGAGATGTTAAGGTTTATTGTAAAGATAGAGGATTGGCAGACATTTTGCGTAGTATAGCTCACGAACTAATTCACCACCAACAAAATGAAACTGGTAAGTTGGAAATACCTTCCCAAGATATTGGTGGGGAAATTGAAGATGAAGCAAACAGTGTGGCTGGTCAATTGGTGAAAAAGTTTGGATATCAAAATCCAAAATTAACTATCTACAATAAGAATCTATGACTCCATAACAGAGTCAAAGAAACTAATATTGGCTCTGTCTGTTTTGTATACCTTTATATCGTCATCTTCCAAGTTGAAGTATTTACGAGATCTTTTGTACATCTTTGTTGCTATACCTTTACGTCTATAAAGACGTTTGATATAAACCATAAACTCAAAGTATCCATTAACTCCCATTTTTTTCTTTAGTCGTATAATGGACCACCCTACAATCTTACCATTGTCCTTGGCTAAAAATACTCTATTTGGTATTTTTTTATCTGGGGTACAACATTCAACATACACCGAATAAATCGATCCAGAAGATACCAGTTTTCCACAACTCTTTTCTTCAAAGAGAGTTAAGTCCTTGGCTTCTTTAGAATAAATTCTAACGGGCACATATTATAAATATGATTTGACCGTTTCCAAAATAGCAATATCAAATTTAGTTGTGTTAAATTGAGGAAACTCCATCTTGAAGTCACGATTGTCAATGCTGTATCTACTATCGTGTCCTTTACGGTCTTCAACATATTTAAACCATTCCCAGTCTACTTCTATTCCAGTTATAGTACTATATACATCTTTAATCACGTGTATAAGCTCATAGTTAGATAGTTCGTTGTCAGACCCTATCAAATACTGTTTTCCTATTTTACCATCTAATAGAACGCATATAAGTGCATTAACGTGGTCTTTGACATAGATCCAGTCTCTTACATTCGACCCATTACCATATAAAGGTATGGCTTCTTTGTTGAGAAGTTTCTGAATACATACTGGAATCATCTTTTCAGTATATTGTCTGGACCCAAAGTTGTTGCTGCAATTGGTAATAATTGCTGGGAAATTATAAGTTTTGTTATAACTTCTAACCAGTAGATCGCTGGCAGCTTTAGTAGCTGAATATGGATTATTTGCTCTATAAGGACTGTCTGTAGTAAAAGATCCTTCTTTGTGATTCAATGATCCATACACTTCATCGGTGGATACGTGAATAAACTTCTTTATGTTTGTACCCTTAAGCATTTCTAATAGATTAAAAGTACCGATAATGTTTGTTTCAATAAATCTTTTTGGTCCTTTGATAGAGTTATCCACGTGCGATTCTGCTGCAAAATGAATCACATAATCTAAATTTAACGAATCAATATATTTCTTTTGATCTGGAAAATAAGGCGCAGCAATGTCCAGTGACAATCTGTGATATCTAGGATTTTTTTGAAAGGGAAGTTTTTTGTTTGCAGCATAAGTACCACAATCAATGTTATAAACCATAACAACATCATCTCTTTTTAGAATTTCTTCTATAAAGTGACTTCCAATAAATCCACATCCTCCTGTTACTAATATATTCATACAGTCCAATTATTAATGCAATGGTCAAAAGCTTCGTCTGCGGTTCTCATTTTGATTCCAGTTGACAACAACTTTTCGTTGCTCATCACGCAATTTGATCGGGGTGTTTTGACTACATTTTTATAAAATTCATCTTCTTCCACAAATGTAAAGGTTTTGTCTTTTGCAATTGTATTCTTAAACTTTTCTACTACACCCTTGGTCGTGATATAACCACCATTGGTCACATTATATGTACCATATGGAACTTCTTTGGTAATGGTTTGAATACAAGCACTTACAAATTCTTGTTTGTTGCTTACACTATTTTCAGCATCTAACAGTCTTTCATACTTTAATATTTTGCTTATATAATTTCTAGAATTATCAAACTCTTCAAATGGAATTCGCAATCTCCAAATATAGTGCTTTTCCCACTTCTTTACTACTTGTTCACCTATTACTTTGGTACCACTGTAGAAACTACAGTTATTTTGCGCAAAACTAAAGTTTGGTACATCTTCTTCAGTAAAAGGATTGCCATCGGCTCTTTTACCTTCATATATACAACCACTGGAAACATGCGCTAAAGGTATATCATTTAACATACACCAATCAGTTAATATTTGCGGCCATACAATATTGCCGTGGATAGTATCTTCTTTGTTTAATTCGCATGCATCCACATTAGGTTTGCCAGTATATCCAGCTGCATTTATTACAGCGCCTATGAGTGGATATCCAGCTTCATCATACCACTTTTCCAAATCTGCAAAAGTGGTTTTATGCGCATTTGGCCAAAGAAAAACAGGTAGCTTTAATTCAGCTAATTGCTTTTTGAATTCACTTCCAATATAACCGCTTGATCCGAATAATATAATCATAATAATTTTAATAAATATTTTTTGTATTCACTTTCAGGCATTTTACCTATTAAGCACTGCAATTGCGCTTTATTTATATATTTGCGCTTGTAGCACTCTTCTTCTATACATCCTATTTTAATTCCCTGTCTTGATTGAATAGCTTGTATATAAGCACTACTTTCAAATAATGTTTCAGCACTTCCAGCATCTAACCACGCTGTGCCTTTAGCAAATTTTACAGCGGTAAGCTGCGCTTTGTCAAGATATATTAAGTTTAAATCAGTTATTTCAATTTCACCTCTGTTGGAAGGCTTAAGTGATTTAGCATACTGAACTACTCTTTTGTCATAAAAATATAAGCCTGGTACCGCATAATTGCTCTTGGGTTCAACTGGTTTTTCTTCTATGCTTATTACGTTGTTTTCACTATCAAATTCAATAACTCCATAAGCTCTAGGATCATTAACTTCATAACCAAAAATAATTGCACCTTCAAGTAAAGGCTTGACTCTGGGCATTCCGTGGAATATATTGTCTCCTAGTATAAGAGCAACATTATCATCACCAATAAAGTCTTCGGCTATAATGAAACTTTCAGCTATTCCTCTTGGCTTATATTGCACTTTATAAGTAATCTTAACTCCCAATTGAGTGCCATCTCCAAATAACTTTTCATAAGAAGGCAAATATTCAGGAGAAGAAATAATGCAAAAATCTTTAATACCACACGACAATAATGTGCAAAATGGATAATAAATCATCGGCTTGTCATAAACAGGCAACAATTGTTTATTTATTGTACTGGTTAATGGATATAATCTACTACCGGTACCTCCAGCTAAAATAATCCCTTTCATTATCTATATCTATTTTTTATATTTCGAAATAATTTTTTATATTGACAAAGTTTGATAGTTAGATATAGAATACTACTATGGAAACGGAACTAACAATCAAAGACAAAGTAATCAATCCAATCATTATTCAACACGATGACTTGAAGTTTGATGGTAAAAACATCACTATTCCAAGGTACTACATTGATTCGTTATGTGAATATATCAAGGATTACAAGACGGATGGAGAATTACAGGCTGATATTGAAGATTTTCAAGCATTTCGTAGTTTTCTATATGACGTTCAAGAATACAAAAATGGAGGTAACTAATTTATGGGTATGTATGATGACATAGTATGTAAATACCCCCTTCCTTTACCAGAAGATACTAAAGGATTTGTTCCACTCAGATTTCAAACCAAAGATTTGGACAATGCTTTGGATTGTTATGAAATTCGTGAAGATGGCACACTATGGTTGCGTGAATGTGAACGAGAATATACTGAAGGCGATCCAAACGGTAAAACATTCTTTGAAAAGTTTGGAATGGTAAAAGAAACCAAAGTTTGGTGGACACATGTAAAAACAACCAACACCATATGCATGTATGATTATAATAATTATAACGATGGACCGTATGACTATTGGGTTGAATTTGAAATTGTATTTATTGACGGAGTTATTGACAAGATTAAACTAATTAAGTTTGATGCCACTGATAACTCTAAAAGAAAAGAAAACGATAGACAATTCATTGAAGAACTTAAAAAGAACAAAGAGTTTGAATCTACTAATCTTTATAAATTAGTTATCAAACCATATAATAAAATTATTAGGTTTATCTGTAAATTGATATATAATTTTGGTTCATTTTTGATTGCTAAAGTTTGGAAATTGGAACGTAAACTAATTGTATGAAAGATCAAGATTCTATATTTTTAATTTGTGATTGTTTTGAACACGGACTTCTTGTAGAAAAGTTTAAAGATGAAGAAGAAGTATCTTTGAGCTTGTTTGAACGAGGACTCAATGGCAGAACACTATGTTGGTCAGAAAGACTAAGATGGTGTTGGCAAATACTAAGACACGGTAAACCTTGGTCTGATTTTGTAATCTTAAATACAGAAAATCAAAAACAATTAAAGGATTTCTTAGAATGAAATTTAAGAATTTTGAAGGTGTAGAGTACACTGTAAATTACGTAAAACCACACGGTAGATATCGTGCAGATGGTTTGTGTGACAATCCAGACAATAAAAACCCTTCAATAATTGTAAATCCAAAGTTACAGACTAGACGACAACTCAATGTATTGATTGAAGAAGTGTTTCATGCACATTTGTATGATTTACCAGAAAAGAAAGCTCGTAAATTTGCAGCTAATTTAGGCAAATTGATTTACAATAGATTTTTTAAAAATGAATAAAATTATAGATTTGACGGTTGGAATAATATTTGGTACACTATTTGCATTAGCATTAATATTGGTGTTGATGATTTTCTTTGCGGTATTGATACCATTTCTCTTTTATTTCACACTAAAAGAAGTGCTTAAATATTTAACAAACACTAAATAAACATATGAAAACAGAAATAGATACAGTAAGTAAAAATATCATTCTCACTTATGCACGTAAAATTCGCAATGTTCAAAAAGAACAAATCGATCCATATATCGGACTAATTGAGAATGAACTAATTACACTCTTTCCCGAGTTGAAAGATCGTGAAGATAATGCTTTAAACTGGGCATATGATATTCTTAATGCGGAATCTAATACTGAAGTAGTAGAGACTCTAACCAGATTAGAAAAGATTATTACAAACGAACGAAAAGAAAAGTGGGTATGCAATTATTGCGGTAAAAATACCTATAATGATGATGTTGAATATCTTTTTGGTACAAACCACATTGGATGTGCATTAGAAGAAGATATCAAAAATAGAGAACATTCAGATCCAGATTACATTCTCGACGCAAGACTCAGAAAAATCACTGAACTTGAAAGTGAACTGAGAAACACTAAACGAGAACTTGTTAATATGGAGTTAAGATTAGAGCATCTAAGATCGGACTATCCCCACGAACCAACCAATTAAAATTGCAAGCGTACCACTCGGTACGCTTTTTTTATTGACCACAACCACATCATCGTGTATACTTTTTATATATGATCAAATGTGGTTGTGGAAACGAAATTCATCCTGAACGTTATGAACTTGGTTACAAGATTTGTTTGTCTTGTGGCGAAAACAGTGCTAAACGCAGTCAAAAGTTTGGATATCTTCACTTTGGACACAAAACAGCGGGTAGTATTGTGATCACTTCAAAGAAAGCATTTGACAATTATTCCAAAGTATCTTACCGTAAGGGAAAAGCCAGCAATATGGCATATGCTAGCCGTTTGAGTACTTCATTCTAATATTTATACTATATGACTGCATCATTCTATAAAACAGTATATCAACGCAAATTCAACGAATTGCCACGTTGGAAAAAGCTGGCGATTGTAGAAGATAGTGAACGAAACAATTGGAGCGGTTTACTCACTGAGTTTATTAAAGCCGTAATTGAAGAAGCTGAAAAAGAATATGCTAACTCCAAGCCAAATGTAGCAGCTGCTCCAGTGGAACCAAAGAAAGATTTGGAAAATAAGATCAAGAAGACATTTAAGAAAAAGATTTGACTTATTATAAACTGCGTGGTATAGTAGTTTTGTTATGAATGTTTTGGATCATTTAAAGAGCAAGACAGTAGACGATATTAAGTCTTACTGTAAGAATAGTTGTATCGAAGCAGGTGTTGCTATGATGCACGTTAATGGAGACTTTAACCTCTCCACTTTGGTACGCAATGCAAACTTCTTTGGCTTCAAGGAAGCTATGTATGTAGGAGGAAGCAAGCAATGGGACCGTCGTGGTACGGTGGGTACTCATCACTATACAGATTTAAATCATATTAAGACAGAAGAAGACTTTGTTGATTATGTAAATGATAACGGTTATACACTAATTGCTGTGGAAAATAACATTCCCAAGTATAGTGACAAGACAGTATCTATTTTTAACCACTGGGTATTTACTGGTGTAGATAAGCCAATGTTTGTATTTGGCGAAGAAAAGGCTGGATTGAGTGATTATATTCTTGATAACAGTGACTATATTGTTACTGTTCCAGCATATGGCAGTGTACGATCACTTAATGTGGGTACTACTAGTGGAATTGTAATGGGTTTTTATCGCAACTATATTGACAATAACTAAAATAATAATATGAGTACAAAATACGTTACGGACAGTAAGAGCGCACGAATTGGATATGTAAAGGATAGTGGCAGCGTAATTTACGCACACGGTCCCAATGGTGAGAACGTTGGTTATTACCAAAAAAGCACTGACACTACGTTTGACCGCAATGGCAAGCGTTATGGCTTTGGCGATTTGACCAATGCTCTGGTTTTTGAGGCTGCTCGAAAGATTTAAAAAAAGAACGTTGACATTTTCTAAAACCGTGGTAAGATAAATTTGTAGTCGGTTAACATTAACAAAAAACAAAAAATATGAACAAGAACAAGACAGGCCGTAAGGCAACCGCAGTAAACGAAATCACTGATCGCAATTTCACTATTGTTGATCTGATTAATATCAACGCCAACGTTAAGGCTCCAACAATTCGGATGCACGTTAAGCGTAGTGTAACCGCTGGACGATACAAGATCAGTGGTTCGCAGAAGACTGGTAAGCGTGGTAAGCCAAGTATCGTATATACATACGACGCAACTCCCACTGGTGCCACAACCACCACTGTTGAATCTACTCAGACTTCTGCAAATTAAACGGTATTAAGAATTGGGATTAATAAAAAAAGATTGTTAATCCCTTTTCTTAAACTATTTATTTTTAAAAGTAGTATATGGGAAAGTCATTCAAAGATCGTCGTTCACGCAACGAAGGAAATTGGCGCAACAAATCAAATAAAAAGGTTAACAAGAAGTGGCAAGCCACTGAGGTAAAACCATCACGTTACAATTCAAAATATGAAGACGAAGACAACTCAAACACTTATTAACAATCTCAAATCAAAAATCGCAGAACGAAAGTCGCATCTAACAGATCTATACGCAGAATATTATTATAAGGCTGCTATTAAGCAGACAGTAGATGAAAAGATTGGCACGGAACCAAATCGTGATCTACTACGTTACGTCGAGGGAAAGTAAACTAAACATTTAAATAAAGGTTATATGAAAGACACTACACTCAAGCAGTTGGTACGTGACCGCAATGGTCAGCCCCGTGGTATGGTTGTTGCCACAGTAATTGATGGCGCAATCCGATTTGGATGGAGTCACACCAATACAAAAGCAGGTGATCGTTTTGATAAGTGTAAAGCACTCACCATTGCTCTAGGCCGAGCTGAAAATGGTTGGGGTCCAAAAACAAATGTACCTGTATCTACAGCCAAGATTCTAAATAAGATGATTGATCGATCCGTTCGCTATTACAAGAATGTTCCCGTCTACGGTATTTAATTCAACTATTTATAAAAATGGACAAGTACATTACCGATAATTTCACCGGGTCAATTGACGATCTACTAAATCATTGTTCTAAGCTAGATACAGCAAAAGTAGAAGAACAAGTCAAAGCTGAAGAAAAAGAAGCCTGTATTCAAGTCATTATGAAAGAACTTGAATGTGATGAAGCTGAAGCTGAAGTCATTTATAATGACCTCGTTTTGGCTGAAGTTAAAGAAACAGTTGACAAGATGGTAGCAGATGGTCTATTATATGTATCTGGTCACAACGAAGATGGCGAACCACTGTTTCAGCTAACTGAACTTGGTAAAGCTGTTCGTAAAGAACTAGGCGACAGTAAGTAAGTTCTTTTAATTTTAATGGCCTCGTAGCTCAATTGGATAGAGCGCACGGTTTCTACCCGTATGGTTGGGGGTTCAATTCCCTCCGGGGCTACCATTTTTTGCTAATTTTACAAATATTTGATTATATTTATAATTTACCTCAAAACTTCTTGAAAAAAGAAGTTGATCTTTGAAAACTTAGTGGTAAGATAAAGAAGTAGTAAGTATTCGTTCTCTCAGCGTGGTGGGAGAAGCACTCCTCTAGAACATCTTTGTATGGTGGAACTGCCTTGGCCTTTAACCAAAGGGGGTCACCGACGAAAGAATGAAATACTTAGTTGACAAAACAAAAAATCGTGGTAAGATAAAAAAGTAGTAAATAAGTTCTTTAAAACAATTTTAATGGCCTTGTAGCTCAGTTGGTAGTAGCAGAAGCCTTTTAAGCTTTTGGTCGTGGGTTCGAGTCCCACCGGGGCCACCATTTTAACGGAGTCATCGTCTAACGGTTTAGGATAATTCCCTTTCACGGAATAGATCAGAGTTCGATTCTCTGTGGCTCTACCATTTGATGTTTGGTTGTTTATCTAATAAAAACAACTTGGTGGAGGGTATAGGAAACTACGCCCCTAGAGTTGGAAGTTCTCTTAAAAAACTTCTTGGTTGCGGGGTTAGCGCATGGTATACTCTGTTTGTTGGGTGGACAAAGTATTCAATAATCACACCCAACATAATTTTTAATTTTTAGTTCTTTATAAACAATTTGCGGGTGAGTGGCACGGAATTACCATACAACGCTCATAACGTTAGTGATAACAGGTTCGACTCCTGTACCCGCTACCATTTCAATTGGAGCGCTTTCAGCAAAGAAACAGGTTTCATAAGCCAGTTTAAGTGGGGGCAGCACCCACCGTTCCAACCATTTATTGTTCTTTGAAATAAAAAATGTCAAAAGACAAGACTTTAGTCTGGCTCTCTAATATATATTAGATATGACTAAAGAAGAATATGATTTAAATCCAAACAAATGTAAATCTTGTATGGAAGTTATACCTTATAATAAAAGAAAAAGAGTTCGTAATAAAACTTTTTGTAAAGTACAATGTTTTAATGTATTTGATGCATTCCAAAGAAGAATGGAATATGAAAAAAAACCAAATTTATGTCTTCTATGTAAGAAAGAAATTTCTTTAAAAAAAAGAAAAAATAATTGTTGCAATAAATCTTGTTCTCAGAAATTAAAAATGAAGTTAAATCCATTAACAAAAGAGCAGTTAAATAAAATTTCTGAAAAACAAAAAATATTACAGAAGAAAGTTTGGACTAAAGAAAAAAGGTTGGAACATTCATTGAAAATGAAGAAAGCAGTGAATGATAATCCAGAATCTTATTCTAGTAAAAATGTTTGTGGTAGAGTTAAAACAATTAAGACTGTAGATAGTTTAGGTAATGAAACTAGTTGTCTTGGTAAATGGGAACTATTAGTAATAGATTATTTAAACAAAAATAATATAAGATGGTCAAATAAAATTGAAGAAAATTTCCAATATTATTGGAATGAATCTTACCACAGATATTTTCCGGACTTTAAATTGTTAGATTATGATAATGTCTTTATTGAAGTTAAAGGATATGAAAGAGATAGAGACAAAGCTAAGTGGGAACAATTTCCACATAAACTAATAATTATAAAAAAAGAAGAAATTGAAAAGTTAAAAACAAATAAATTTCAGTTGACTTTTGAAAATTTGGCAGTATAGTTAGTATATAAGATTTTATGTTCTTTTAAAAATTTGCGGGGTAGATCAACGGAATAGATCGTCCGGCTCATAACCGGAAGGTAGAGTGTTCAATTCACTCCCCCGCTACCATTTAGTGGTTCCGTAGTTTAACGGTAGAACGCAACGCTTATAACGTTGATAAGCTCTAGATTTGAGCACGGTCTCGGTTCGAATCCGGGCGGAACCACCATTTTTAAATTTGTCTTAATACTCGCTTACATAATGAGAGAAATTCTTCTGGTGTAAGATTATATTTTGCTTGATTTATATCAGATTTAATAATTCCTAAGTTCTTTAGAGAACTTTCACCTCCTTTAGATACAGGAATGATATGATCCAAGCTGTAATCACTTGGATTTGACAAATCAATTGATTCTCCGGTAAGATAACATTTTGGATTAGTTCCAATTTTATTTTTTAGTTCTTTTAATGTAAATGGAACCTTGTTTCCAACTGACAAAAAACGTTTTCTCTTAAAATAAAGAGTATCTGTTTTTTGTTTTTGTTTGTCATATTTAGTTTGACATTTTTTTCTTTTTGGATTGAGTTGGTAATCAACCGTCCATTTAGAACAACCCATTTTCTTTGCAATATTATCATAAGTTTCTCCTTGGGATTGAAGTTGAATCATTTTATTTTTATCGTATTTCATAGTGTAAGGATTAGTAATTTCTTTACACTTATAAGTATAAAATGAAATTAAATTTCACTTAAATTTTTTGATTTTGTGGTATAGTTATTGTATAAGATTAAATGGCTAGGTAGCCCAAAGGCAGGAGGCATTCGTCTCAAAAACGAAACAGTGTCAGTTCGAATCTGACCCTAGCTACCAAATTTTGAAAAAGCAGTTGACATCAGAGAATGATGTGGTAAGATGAATAAGTAGTAAGTAAACGTTCTTTAAACAAATTTAAATGGGGATGTAGCCCAGCGGAAGAGGCAACAGACTTTAGCGTAAATTGAGTGCTTGAAGAGAAATCTTCAAAGTAGAATTCGTCAAATTCGGGGAAAGCTTAACTGCCAATCCCGAGCCAAGTTCAGAAATGAGAAGGTGTAGAGACTTAACGGCGAACATCTAAAACAGAAATGTTATGATGAAGAGAAAGTCCAGACTACAAATCAGAAATGAGTAACGAAAGTTATAGTAGTACGAAAATCTGTAAAGCGGTGGTTCGAATCCACTCATCCCTACCATTTTTTGATAGTTCTTTAACAATTTAAGATAGTGGCGGAACAACCTTTGTATAGGGGTAACGCACAATAGTGGTGAAGAATCATTATTGGTTGGAGTAGCAATATGTAGTGTAAGTCTATGGCGGAATGTGGGTCGTACAACCTATAATCCAAGCGTAACGACATCGTAGCTAAAATAAATGATATATCGTAGGTCGTTGTGGGAAACCAATCCCATCAATTGTTAACATAGAGAGTAATTAACTTTATGGATTGTGGATGAATAACGGTGCATATTGTGAAACTTGGAGGTAATCATTAGTCCTTCCTATTTGTATTTAAGATGCGGGTCAAGTGTAAAGAGAGCACGTTGGTCTACCAGATCAAAAGGCGAAATGCAAAGTTCGGACCCGCTCCAGTTTTTTGATAGTGGTATAACTCAAGTGGTTAGAGTACACTCCTTATAAGGGTGAAGTTCCGGGTTCAAGTCCCGGTACCACTACCATCTTCCATCCTTTTGATGTATATCCCTTCAAAAGTTTCCTATAATCTATTTGGTGAACATCGTGCCATTGTCTTCTACCAAGCGTTTTAATTTCATTCGTGGTTACATTTTTTGCTGTAATTGGGGATTTTCTTGGTTGTTTAAATTTCAATAATACTTCTGGTCTATTTAAACATTCTTTTGCAGTTAAACTTCTAAGTTCACTAGTATATTTATTAGATTTATTAGAGTTGTATTTTTTCTTACAAATTCTTGATGTATATTCATGTGGAAGTTTTAAACTTTTATTTTTATTCCACGGAATTTTTCCTTTGCTATAATCAGAAATGATTTTTTTAAATTTTTCTGGAAATCCAAGAGTCCATCCATTTGATAGATATTCTTGCAATACACTTTGACATACACTTTTTCTTTGTTCATCTTTATAAATCCATTTTTTACCTTTACTACCATTTGTTTCTGATGTTGAACCACCACCGCCATCTTCTAATATCATATTCATCCAATTCGAATCACTTAAAATATTAAGTTTACAACTATAATCTATAGCTATTTTTCTAAATTCCGTTTTGTTTTCAATTGGACAAACAAACAAAATTTCAGTAGTAAAATTTTTGCCAAATTCTTTTAAATGTGGTTTCCATTTAAGACCTGATCCTGTGTATTTAATGGCTTCTATATCATTTCTAGCTTGTTTTTTGCATAAATATTTTTTGCCAGTTATATTATGTGTTTTTATCATCAAATAGAGTTTCATTTCTCTTCTTTCTTTTTATAATATCTTTCTAATGCTTTTTTTCTTCTTTCAATAATATTATTATGATAGTACCGCATATATTTTTCTTTATTTGCGCCGTTAAGTTGTTGTTCAGTTGTATATTTCTTTTTTCTTCCCATACTAATAAATAGTAAAGAAGTGGGAAAAAAGTGGAAAAATAGTTAAAATTATTTAATAAAAAACCCCATCATTAATTTGGTGGGGTTTTTGTGGTTATTGTTTAGATTCTAGTTGTGAGATTCTATTTTCTAGTTGTTCGATTTTTTGTAATGCGTGTTTTAATGCTGCGTCTAACAGTGGAACAACTTGGTCATAATTCATAGACAGTTGAATTTTATCTGGTGAGGTATAGCCATCGTTATCGGTTTCTTGTTTTACATCATCGTTTGGAATGCCGCTTATTAAGTGTGGGAAGCCAATTTTAATGATGTCTTGAGCTATATAACCAGATTTATCTCCATTATCAACGCCTATGTTCCATTTGTACATTACAGGTTTTGATGTTTTGACGAATTGCAGTGCCATTTGTGTATCAACTGGTCTTATATCTTTCTTTAATCTTTTATCTGAACGGGCATCAAATTCACTTGCGCCCATACGATCAGTTGCATATACACTGATAGGAATTGTACCACTTGAAGTACCACCGTAAATGTTTGCGTAATAATAGAATGTGCCTTGATCATAATTTACACTACCATTTACATCCAACTTACCTCTTCCATTGCTAGAACCAATAGAAACACCACCAGTTGCACCTGTTTGACCATTTACAATAAGTTTTCCAGATCCACTAACATTTATCCACATATTTGTATTTGGTGTGGTATCATGAATATGAACATTACCATCATCAAATATTGATAAACCACTAATTTTAAGTCCAGCGCCTGTATTTCTTAATTGTGTGACATTTGATGTTTGTGTAACTGGTAATTGTAATGAACCGCTATCAGTTAATATGAATATGGTATTATTATATGCACTGTTAACTATTTCTAAATTACCGGTATTATCTTGGCGGAAATATTTTTGTGGATTTAGTGTAGCTTTTGAATTCTTTGTATACAAGAAGTCGTGATAATTTGCACCACCTTTTGTATTTTGACCAACCACCATCAAAGAACCGCTGGTTGTACTACCTGTACTACCAGATGTATTTAATAGTTCATTACCACCTTTTATGTGCAATTTAGCAACAGGACTTGTTGTGCCTATACCAACATTACCATCATTCGCAATAGTCATGTCATAGGTAGCACGACTTATAAAGTTTGTACCAAAGCGCATTGAGGCATTTGAGTACTGCTCAAAATCTGTAGTTCCGCTATTTCCTCGCTTTTTTATTAAAAAGTAATCTCCGCCACTTGCATTTGCACCATCAGCGTCTAGCGCCATTACAGCTTCTCGACTTGTGGCAGTTGCTGAAGGGGTCGCAAAAATCTGTATTCCAGCATTGTTTGCTGTAGTTGAGTCTGCTGTTCTAAAGTTAACTAACGACTGTTGTCCAGATGTTCCTGATGCAACTTCAAGTTTGTAAGCAGGACTTGTTGTGCCTATACCCACATTACCACCACTATCGATACGCATTCTTTCACTACCACCTGTTTTAAATGTTAATGTATCAGCGGCTGCCCAATCCATACCTGTATTGGTATCTTGATTAAACGCATAATATGGATCGTGATTACCATAAGCAATTGCTCCTGTAGTATCTCCAGCATACAAAACTCCAGAACTATTTATTGTAAATATTGCATTTGTTGAACCAGCTCTAATTCTGAATGGATAATAGTTATTACCTACGGGGGCTGCAAATTGATATCCAACACCTATAGCACCTCCACCAAAACTTGCATTGGTAGATCTTATAAACAAGAATGAACCTGATGTGGTATTTGTACCTTCAGTTTGTATTTGTAATCCAGATGTTGTAGTTGATGTGCCTATACCTACATAACCATCTGAAGTAATACGCATTCTTTCGCCACCACCACTTCCACCTTTATAAGTTTCGAAAATTAATTCTCCGATTCCACTTCCTGTTGAAGTAGCACCAATTCTAGCACCTCTGCCCGAATTAAATGTGGTATTTGAAGTTTGAAATGATAAATAATTATCTGCGAAGATAGTCAATTTATCATTTGGACTTGTTGTGCCTATACCAATATTACCACCATTATTGATAAATAAAAATCTTGATAACGAACCGCCTGATGGAGTTCTACCAATCCAAAAATTATCTGTACCATAACTAATACCATCATATCCACCGATATCCATTCTCCAACTTGGCAATGAATTGGCATTTGTTTCATTTGTAATTATTGCTAAACCATTGTAATTACCTGAAGATCCCGCGTTTGTTATAAGTGAAGATCTGCCTGTATTGTATCCTCTTAAATATAGAAATGTATCAGTTCCATTAATACCAATATAAGATGTTGCTTTACTAACATCTAATCCAGCAGATGGACTACTTGTACCTATACCTACATTACCATCACTGGTAATACGCATTCTTTCAGTTGAAGTAGTAGAATTGTTTGTGGTACCAAATGCTAGTGAATAATAATCTATACCAGCTCCTTGTATTGCTTGAATATAAGTGCCTGAATTTAAATATGTAGAATTATTATTGGTTAATCTTATAGTTAGTGTTCTACCATTTACGTTATCAGTATGTGTAAATCGTACAACTTGATCACCAGAACCAGCGGTATGTAAAATAGATGCTGGACTGCTCGTACCAATACCTAAATTACCATTATTATTAAGCACCATCTTTGTAGTCAATGTGCCTAACGCACCGGTAGTTGTTTTAAAAGCTAAAACGCCTTGATAACTACCGCCAGTCCAAATTTGTTCAATTTGCGCTGGTTCCCATCCATCGGCCGCTCTATAAAATCTTATTTTACTTCCACTTCCAAATGAAGTAGCATCAGATGCGGCTAAAGCAAAATTACCTGCTACAGATAATTTTTCTGGTGGACTACTTGTGCCTATACCAACATTACCACTACTATCTATACGAACTCTTTCACTGCCACCCGTTACAAATTTTATAGTATTTGTTAAACCACCTGAACCAGTTGATCCATACACTTGCATTGCTGCACTAGTGTCACTTGTACCATATGTTGCTGCGGTTAACAATGTAAAATAATTATAAGCATATGCAGAACCAGCAACATCCAATTTATAAGCAGGACTGCCACTACCAATACCAACATTGCCATTATTATCCAACCTCATTTTTTCACTCCAAGTCAGAGCGTTACCTGCAGTACCAGAAGCTGCGGTAAACCAATAATGAGCTCCAATTCCTAATTCATATCTTGATGACGCAGCACTATTAGCATATTTCCAACCACCACTATCAAAATAACCATTATTAGTTAATTCTATATAAGATGCACCATTTGCCCATAATGCATTACCTACACCACCAATTTCAACACCATATATACCAGAGGTCCAATTGCTTTGTACTATTCCAAATGCACCTATACCATCTATTCTTGAATTACCAGATACGTGTAATTTTTGAGCTGGACTTGTCGTACCTATACCTACGTTACCACCATTTGTGATACGCATTCTTTCACTAGCATTCATTTGGAATGTCATGAAAGCTGTACCATTATCATCATCAGCTAATAATCTAACTTCGCCTGTCGTGGAATTACAATATAAACCAAATATATCATCCGCATTTAAATCTCGCATTACAAATGCAAGTTTTCCACTTGAAAAATCATCAAATAATGTAAATTTATTACCATAGTTGGTACCATTACCTATTTGAAGTGAACCCGAAACATGTAATTGAGTCACAGGACTTGTTGTACCAATACCTACGTTACCATCACTAGTAATTCTAAGTCTTTCAGCTGGGTTAGATGAATAATTTTTAGTAAAGAATCTCATCATTGTTGATGAAACATCTCCGGTCGATGCTACAAAATCAGCACTTCTCAAATAAGGACTACCTGCTACTGCATAATATTGATTAATAATCAAACCATATCCATCCGAAGTACTATATGTTCTTAATTGAGCAGTACCATCATCTGAATAAATTCTAATTTGATTGTTTGAAGTGGATGATTGTAATATATCCAATTTAGCATTGATAGATGTAGTTCCAATGCCTACATTACCACCACTAGTAATACGCATTCTTTCAGTATTGTTGGTATAAAATAATGCGGGTATATTATCTCTGATTTGAAATCTAAATGCATCAGATGATTGTTCAAGTTCTGTACCACTAATACCATTAGCGTCTAAATAAATTCCAACAGTTGTATTAGCTCCACCATCAATATGTAGTTTTCGAGTAGGATTATTAGTACCAATACCAATATTACCGTTATCAAACATTGATCCAGTAGCCACCGTAGAAGCTGATGAAAACTTAACAACATAATTGGTAGTACCACTCACAGATACACTAGTACCACTGCTACCAGCACTACCTGAACTTCCTCCACTTCCACTACTACCGCTTGTGCCAGAACTTCCTGATGTTCCTGATGACCCACTAGTACCTGAACTGCCGCTTGATCCTGAACTACCAGAAACGCCATTTATGCCACCTGGAGTTAGTTTTCGTGAACTGCTTATAACAGTTGATGGTGAAGCGTTTCCTGTATATCCAGTATTGGTTAAAGTAACTGAAGTGGTACTACCGATTGCATTGACAGAAAAATATCCAGCGGTCTCAAGATAGACAATCTGACCTATTGCCATCCAACTAGTATTTGACACGCCAACATCAACAGTTGAGGAAACTGCTGGCATAAGAAAAATTGTAGTGGATGTTGTAAATGAACTTATACCACTTGTACCTGAACTGCCTGATGATCCTGAACTGCCGCTTGCGCCACTTGAACCACTGCTGCCAGCACTTCCACTTGAACCACCACTTCCGCTAGATCCACTTGAACCTGATGATCCGCTGCTACCAGAACTTCCATTTGAACCGCTAGATCCGCTAGATCCACTTGAACCTGATGTTCCTGATGTTCCTGATGTTCCGCTGCTACCAGAACTTCCACTTGAACCGTTAGATCCGCTGGATCCTGATGTACCACTAGATCCACTAGATCCACTACTTCCAGCGGTACCTGATGTGCCACTATAACTTAAAGCATAACTTGCTGTTATAGCTCTTCTGGCATAACTGGATGTGACTTGAGCTACTTGTGTGGAACTTAGTGTTCCTTTAACAATTAATGATCCTGTAAATCCTAATGATCCTGAAAGTTTTAATGACATAGTGTTATGTTATTCTTATAAGTATAAAGTTTCCGTTTCTATATAACCCACCAATTGGTACTCCAGCGCTGGCAGCAGCTGCATCATCTACGAAATTTAAAGAAGATGATACTTGATTTAATATTACATAACCATTTTGTATTTTTGCATTTGACTGTACAGTTCCACTACCAGCTCCATTATACGTAAGTACACCATTAACAGTTGATCCAGTTAAATTAAGAAATCCACTGGTACCACTTGTACCTGTACTTCCACTACTACCAGATGAACCCGAAGAACCGGATGAACCAGAAGTACCATTGCTACCAGCACTACCCAACTGTGTATACATTACTTGCGTAGCCGTCAAAATAATAGAAGGCATCGCTGGAATAGAAGGATTGGATTGTTCTCCTACATACGCAATTGAAATTGTAGGCGAATCAGTGTGCCAATAAAATTGTATAAAATCACCCGCATTAAGTTTCAATACAAAGTTCCAAGCAGCAATACTATTAGACTGACCAGCAGCACTAAATATGGTATTTGTGACGGGTACATTAGTACCATTTTTAGCTATCCAAATATCCACATCAGCAGCATTTGAATTGCTTTTTTGAAAGACCGCACTAAATTGAATATTGTATACACCACCCTCGCTAAATGTAAGTTTTGTGGTATCAACCATGTCAATACCATATCGATCTGGATCTTTGGTATTAAAAAACATCAAATTGCTGCCAGTAGAGCCAGATACGTTTGTCTGTGTTGTAGTATCCCAAAAACTTCCCCAGTGTCCTTGAGCACCACCCGCACCATTTATACCGCTTGTTCCACTACTACCAGTTTGACCACTTGTTCCACTACTTCCACTTGTGCCACTACTACCGCTTGTACCACTACTACCGCTTGTACCACTTGATCCACTTGTTCCACTACTACCAGTTTGACCACTACTACCACTACTGCCGCTTGAACCTGAACTACCTGATGTACCGCTAGATCCGCTACTTCCACTATTGCCACTGGATCCACTTGAACCACTACTTCCACTGGCACCTGTTTGGCCGCTTGTGCCTGAGGTACCAATTGTTGATGGTGAATTTAAGGCGTAACTGGCGGTGAGATTGAGAAATGTTATTAAACTGCCTGTACCGTCTAGTACTAAGCTACTACTGTATCTTTGGAGTAATCTGGGATATGACTCACAAATTTTTTGTGTATTTAGATTTTGAGATGGAAACTGAGGCATATCATATTATATTAATTATAAATCTTTCTGTAATAGATTTTTAATTAATTCTTTTTTTGCCTCTTTATTTAATTTACCGTTTGATTTTATCTTTTTGATTTCTTCGTTGAGATTTTTCAATAGATTTTGTTTTGGACTTTCTACTGATTGTTCTTTTTCCACAACAACTTCTTTTTGTTCTTCTTTGACTTTGATTTCTACTAGTGGATTTTGTTTGATATTTTTGATTTCTTTAATTTCCACCTTATTATAATTGTCAAATTCTACTTCACTTTCCCATGGGGTAACCAATTGATTTTCTACAATAACTTCCAATTTAATCTTGGCGGTATCACTTTCAGTAAAGTACTTTTTGAGACTCTTGATGGGTACAGTGATAGTGTTTTTGTCAACATTGCCAAAGAATACCAAGTTAACATCTTCACTTTCAATGATCAATCGTGCTGAACTATTTTTGTAAGAAGCATTTTTAATACTAGCTTCACATTCAAATGTTTCTTCTTTATCCAAGTAAATTTTGTAGCTCATCGTCTTTGTACTTTCTTATATTTTTAATGTCAACTCCTACCTCATTTAATGTATTAAGAATGAAGTTAACGTCATTTACTTTTATAAATATCTTTTTGTCGGGTATTTCAATAGTTTTCTTATATTTTTTATTTTGACACTGTAACAGTATATCAACCAACTTAGCCGCTTTAGCAGGATTTTTAATTTGAAAATCTTCTAGCGCTTTTTGTTGGTCTTCGTAATTATCAAAGGGATGATCTCCCCACTCAGCAGGATTTCTAGCTCCTCCTTCCAAAACCTCAACAACAGAAGCAATACAGTCTCCCCAAGTGAAACAATATGAACCCCACGTATCACAAACCGACCCAAATGTATTAGTAACTGACATTAACTATAAGTAGTTATTATATTTTCATATTTTACTTGACCCTCACAAATAGTTGTTATATATTAGTAGATAATATGGCACACTTTGTAAAACTCTCAGTATTGGATCCTGGTCACGATGACCTAGAAAATACAACAAATAGAAAATATAATCCGCAACTAATTAACTTGGATATGGTCATTAATGTCGAACAATCAAAAGTTCATAGTTTAATTTTCACCAAAAACAACACGCAGCATCCTATCCGAGTAAAAGAAACATTGGATGAAATTCTGCATCTATCAAAGGGTTGCGTTAAAAACGTTTTAAACGGTTAATATATGATTAATATAAAGAATATCAATGCTTCTGCATATAAAGAAGAGTTTGTTAAAAAAAGACGAGTTGTAATAGATAACTTTTTGACAGAAGAATATGCTGAAAAGTTGTATAAGTACTATACAACCGAAATGAGCAAAGAATATTGGTCTGCTACATATATGCCGTCACTTAGATATGAAGGTGATTGGGAGTGGTGGCAAAATATTCCGGGTAATAGATATGTTATGGAACAAGCTTATCAACACGCTTGTAACGCTAGAGATAACAATCTATTCAGTTATTTTTTCTATAAAACTATGCCAGGCGTTATGGAAAAGGCTAAATCAGTTGTTTATGAAGAAACAATGGCTTTCTTTAACGGTAAAGAAATGATTGAGTTCATCAATAGTGTAACTGATTTGGAAATTACGATGGGAGACAAAACCTTTGTGAGTCGTTATGCTGAAAACTGCTTTTTAAGCAATCATACAGACGATGTTAACGGTAAACTGGCATTTGTGTGTCATTTGACCAAAGATTGGAATCCTGATTTTGGTGGGTTATATTTTGATTTGAGAGACAAAAACAATATCAGAGCAATCAATCCATCTTTCAATAAATTGGTAATTTTTGAAGTAACAGCTGGAGTAGCACCACATTGTGTAACACAGGTTGTTAATAACTCAAACAAAGAAAGAATCAGCGTATCTGGTTGGTATAATTAATAAAATAAATTGTTATGTATATTCCTGTAGAACACGAACACATTCCACTTGTAGTAATTGATAATTTTCTTCCAAGAGATTATGTTACTAAATTGTATGAAGATTTTATCAAGTTAAAGCCACATTTTGGTGTACCACATTGGAGTGGTGGTTACAATGATGGTGCTGCTTATAATCCAGATGAACCATTGAGTCCATTGTGTACTGGACAAGATGTTTGGCTTCCATTTAACAATGATCAGGTTGAAAAGAACAAAGATTTGGGTTATTATGTATCAAATTTAAGCAAATATATCTTTCATCAGGGTATATTAGATTTTCTAACCCACGCTAAAAATGAAGAACTCACTGCTTATGCTAAGTACAGATACTTGTATAAGTATCATATCATTAATTATGGTGATGGTGGTTATTATAATTGGCACCGAGATTTGTCAGTTAGTGGAATGACTTGGGATGGTGTAGATGTAAACAAACAAAATGCATTTACATTTGCACTTACTTTGGTTAAAGATCCAAGTGTGATGAAGGGTGGAGAACAATACTTTATGTATAAAAACCATACATACAGATTGCCACTTACAAGCAATCAGTTAGCAATCTTTCCATCCACAGTGTTTCACGCTTGTAGTGAAATTACTGCTCCAAAGGATTTGGCTTGGGAAAACAAGAGATTCAACATACAGGCGTGGTTATGTCACGGTTGATATATGGAGTTTATTCACACATATTTGGGTTACAACAATAACCGAGATGAGTATAACTGTGAAATATTAAATAACAAGAAAAACTCGGTGGGTTTTTGTAAATATTATAAAAATAACAGTTATGATGACATTGTGTGTATAGAATTCATAAACATATGTTATGAGCATCGTCGTAGAGGGTATGCTACGGCGATGGTTAAAGAATTACAGAGTAGATATACATTAAAATGGGATTATAGGTTTAGTGAGACTGGCAGAAAATGGTATGACGGATTGAGAAAAAAACAAGTGATAACTGATTGATTATTATATTTATTTCTATAATAACAATTTAAATTCACTATTATGACCAAAGAAGATCTAAAACAACTAATTCAAGAAGTCTACGAAGAAGAAATGGCAGAAACCAAGAAAAAAGGTGCTGCTAAGGAAGAACCAAAGAAAGAAACTCCTAAAGCACCTGTGAAGAAAGCTGCTGAAGCTCCAAAAGCAGAAGATCCAAGCAAGATTACCAAGACATTTGTCAAGACAATTGACAAACACAGTGATAAGAACAAATTTGCTGGTGACAAGGGTGATGCTGAATTATTTGGTAAAATCAAGAAAATTCTTACTCCATATGTTGGTAGAAAGTTAGAAGAAGCTGATATTGATAAGATGATGGAATATATGGAATGTGATGAATGTTACGAAGAAGGTTGGAAGGGTGAAGCATTGGATCCTGTTGGTAAAGAAGACAGTGATATTAATAATGACGGTAAAGTAGATGGTACTGATAAATATTTAAAAAACCGTCGTGAAAAGATTGGTCAATCTATTAAAGGTAAAAATACAAAGAAGTTAAAAGAAATTATAGAAAAAGCAAAAAACATTTAAATTAAAAATTGATTGACCCGTTCAGAAATGAACGGGTTTTTTTGTGTAATGAAATAATATGAAAACGCCGTGCAAAAGAATATGCGTGCTTGTTGATTACAAACTATGTGAAGGATGTGGTCGTACTTGGGAAGAGTTACGAGAGTGGTCTTTTTATAGTGATAAACAACGTGAGGAGATAATGGAACGGTTAAAACACTTTAAAAGTAAGCATAAGAGTAGATTTGACTGATATTTATAACTACTATGAAGCTATTTAGAGACTTACTGTTAGAAAATCCAGATACTGTATATTATAAGAAAAAGACATATAGTTATCGTAGCCCAGCTAATAAATGTGCTTTTCTTGTATATAAAGATGAAAAGAGTGGTAAAAATGCTATATTTGGATATAGTCTTGTTAAAAAAGATTTTTATTGTGATGACCCCGAAGTTTTAAAGGATGTAGACGAACTATCCAAACAGCCAAGTCTCAAATTGGATCCAAACAAGAATTCTGACAATCAACTTAACTATTGGGGACAAAGAGCAATAACTAACTTAAAGAATAGCAATAGCGGTGGAGGTCATTTAGATATAGAAAATCTTTTAAAGGGTATAGGTAGATTTGGTATTTATGCTGATCCACTTTTGAAAGGTAGAATATTTGAAGTAGATGATGCTAAAGATGTGGTTGATGATTCTCATTTAAAGATTGAAACTACAATACCAAGTGGTAAAGCTATTATTGTAACATTTTGGGATTCTAAAAAAGATAGAATAATTAAATATAAAGATCAATATGATAAGGTGATAGGGTTCAATGGATATGATCCCAAAGAATGTTTGTATGAACCAAGTATGAATTTTTATACTTATGATAACTTTTACAACAATGGTCCATCAATAGCGGAAAAACCTTCACAAACTACTACTGATACTACTTCTAGTAACTTACAAACGGGAGGTAGTTCAGTCAGTTTCAAAGTGGGTGATAATGTGAAAGTTAGAGGAATGAAGACTTCTGGAGTGGTTGTATCTATTGCCGGAGATAAAATTACTATAAGAATAACGGATACAGATGTTGCAGGTGTTAGTGTTGGTTCTGAAAAAACATTTTCTTCTTGGTTTTTGGAACCTGATGTTATTAACAATACACAATTTAAAGTGGGTGATAAAGTAAAATACAAAGGTTATGATACATATGGTGAAATAAAATTTATTGACAAAAATACTATTATTGTTAAAATAAATCAGTCTGATGTTCCTCTTATGCCTGTAGGTGTAAGTTTTAGTTTTCCGCCATCTGCTTTGGAACTTGATAAAAGAACGCAAGGTGAGACGATTGAGAAAGTAATTGATGATAAGACTCAAGAGTTTGTTGAAAAACGAGGTAAACTACATTCAACGGGTGCTACATTTACTCCATCGGAAAAACAAAATTTAGAAAAAGAAGTGGATAGTTTGGAAATTGAAATCAAGATACTAAACGATCTATTGAATGCTGGTATAAAGAACTATACAGACAATGTAAAAGATGTGGTTGCTAAATCTATTCAACGCAAACTACATGCTATGTCAAAAGAAAAACAAGATAGATATAGTTTGATAGCCCAAGCTGAAAAGCAATATGGTATGCCTATTGCACAAATAAGACAAAAGTATAGAGGAGTGCCATTGGATCAATTGGTTAAGAAAGAATCACTATACAAGAAACTATTAAAGGCATTAAGAGGATGAAAATAAAGAAACTTAGAATTTTTGACCTGGATGATACACTTTTTGAAACCGAAGCTAAAGTTATTGTTACTTCATCAGATGGTACCAGTAGAGAAATTACCCCAGCTGAATATGCTGTATATGAACCACAACCAGGTGATAAGTTTGATTTTAGTCAATTTCAAACACTTATCAACCCAACACTAATTCGTTCAATTGGCAAAAGATTTTATAAGATAGTTACATCTTCTAATGGTGATCGTAAGACTGTGATATTGACGGCTAGAGGATCTGAAGCAGCACCACACATAAGAGATATAATTAGAAAGTACTTTAGAGTAAACATTGAAGTGGTTACTCTTGGTACTGGTGATCCTATGGCTAAGGCTAATTGGATATTGAACAAGATACAAAATGAGGGTTACAATGATATATTCTTTGTGGATGATAGCAGCAAGAATATATTGGCTACCTATAAAACTATTAGTAACTTGCCTATTAAGTATAAGTTGGTTGATATTACTACCCCACGTAAATATGAGGGTAACAATCTTCCAACCACCAATAGTTTAAATGAGATGTTAAAGAATGTGGTTGATAAGGAAAGACTTAAGAAGGCTTACAAATTTTTTGTTAACAAGTTAAGTTTACCCAGTGGAAAAATCAAGTTGGAGTTTGGTAGTTTAGAAGATGATGTGCAAGGTAAAGTAAAAGTTGAGGGTGATAAAACTCCATACAAAATAAGATCATATAAAGTGATTATGAGAACAAACAGTCCTCATAGCAGTGATGATCAAATAAAGACATTGGCGCACGAGTGTTGGCACATTAAACAAGTGGAAGATGGTAAATTAAATACATTTGATAATAGTTGGGAAGGTAAAGTATATCCTAGATACAAAGACAATGATCCAAAAGAAAAGACTTTGCCGTGGGAAGTTGATGCTAGAGCAAATGCTGAAGAGTTGTATTTGGATTATAACAGATATGCTAGAGAAACAGGTGCGGCTAAAAAGATTATAAAGATTAAATAAGATGTTAATTGATACACCATTCATTCAGGATCCAACAATTACTAGAAAAACAGTAATATCTGGATCTACATCATTTACTGGCTCTGTAAGCATAAGACCCAGTGATTTGTCTGCGCAAGCAAATGCTGTATATCTTACATTAGATACCAATACAGGCAAACTTGGTAAATCCAACATTATTGTAATAACCACCAGTGGTACGGCTGGTACTGCTGGTAGTAGCGGTACTAGTGCTACAGCCGGTACAAGTGGTTTGACTGGATATCCTGGTAGTAGTGGTACTAGTGGCGCTGGAACTTTGATACATACTGGAAGTACATACCCAATAACTTCAAGCTGGTCAGTTACGGCCAGTTATGCATTAAATGCGAATGCTGGTGGTACTCAATTATATACTGCCAGTACATATCCTATCACTGCGAGTTGGGCGGTAAGTTCTAGTTATGCTTTATATGCACTGAGTGGTGGTACTCAATTATTTACTGGTAGCACTTATCCAATAACTGCAAGTTGGGCTTTATATGCGATAAGTGGCGGTACAAAGTTATTTACTGGCAGTACTTATCCAATAACTTCAAGTTGGGGTATTACTGCTAGTTATGCTTTGAATAGTGGTACTAGTACAGCTGTATTGTTTACTTCTTCATTTTTTAAAGGTGAGACGTTATCTAGAATAACTTGTTCTGCTTATTATTCGTATTATCATTTAAGCACCCAAAACAATTTAAACATAAGACTTACTGGTAGTAGAATTCCATCTGCTTTTTCTATTAGATTGGTGAATAGTGGCAGTGTGAGTCATCGTGTAAGATTATCTCCATATAATACTATTGAATGGGCTGGTGTTGCTAGTGGATTTGACAATACTGGGTCCATATTAATGGCGGGTAATCAAGAACTATTTTTCTCATTTATTTTTTATGATAATGCTGGTATTGGTAGACCTGTAAGTAAATCTATAGCATTTATTACTGATTTAAAGACACCTGGTTTACAAAACAAAACTACAGCTCAGAATTTGTATATATTGGGTGAAGGTTTATCAGGAATGGTATCTGGTAGCATAAACGATCCAAATACATATATATTTACAGCTGATGGAGGTGGTACAGAACCATCTGCGGCTGGATTAACTAGCAAACCTTTTTGGGGGTGGATGCCGGTATATGTGGAAGGATATGGTAGAAAATTTTTACCTCTATATGAATAAATAAATATTAAGTATATCTTCTTTCTATTTATAACTATAACATTATCTATGACAAACACACGTGTAGAAAAAGAACAAACAGTAACATTACACAGAACGGTAAAAGGTTTTTATAAAGCCTCTGTAATGGGAGTTGATGAAAATAATCAGGTCAACGAACAATTTTCAACAGGTTGGAAACCCAACACAATTTTAGACTGTGGTTTGGACAAAATTGCTTATATGCCATGGGCACAAGTGTTTCAATTTTGTTTGGTTGGTGATTATCCATATGGACCATCTGATACATTGACCGCTTCTTTTAGTGAAAAGATGTTGAAAAGACCAAGAAAAATCAACGCTTTTTATCTAACTGGTGAAAATAACTGTGGTCATAAAGTTACTGGTAGTATAGTCAGATTATACAGAACATTTGATTTCTACAAAGAATTAGATAATACCACATACACTGAAGTTGGTTTCAAAGAAACACCTGCTGCAACTACATTGTTTAGCAAAATTCGTTTGGATCCACCAATTACTTTGCACGCTGGTCAATATCTTCGTGTAAACTACGAATTGCGTGTAAATATGAGTCCATTCAGCAGCAGTGTGGGTGGTAGAATTCCAGCTCAATATCCTTCTTTTACAGGTTGGACAACTGGTTCATTAGACAGAGAAGCAATTCAAAAGATTGGTTTGTGTGGTATTGATAGTGGTAGTGGTTTGGCAATTCCAATTGATGAAGGTGGTTTTTGTAACGAACCATTTGCTCCTGGTCAAATTAGCTTTGGACCTGGCTTTGGTTTCGTGAATAGATACTATAATGGTGCAAATGTAAACTATGTTCCTACAGGTTCATTTTTCCCAGCTGTAAGTTATGAACCAAATCCATTCAAAGCAGTTGGTCCGCTTCAAGAATTTTTTGCAAACTATCAAAATCCGTATCAATTTTTGGATTTGGGTATATCTGCTAGTTTGAGTGTTAGTAACGGTAGATACAGTGGAAGTTATTGTATTCCAAATACAAGTTCATATAAACCCAGAAATTATTTTACCAGTGATTTATTTTATAGTTTAGCTAATATATTTGGTGGGGTTAATGGTATATATACTTTCTCACAATCAATTTATCGACCAAATTGGACGGTTGATCCAAAAACAGGTACAGGAATAGGTGACAATACGCGTTTAAAAGGTACATATAGTGTAACTCAAGTTAACAATAATAGTGCAGCTACAGGTAGTTGGGGATTTAGAACTGGCGTCACAATATCCGATACAGCGGTACATTGGGATACAAATAGATTTACTAAATTGGACAATTTGTGGACTCCATATTGTAAACTTGCAACAATAAGTAGTATACCCAGTGTAACTCCTCAATTGTATACCAACAACAACAATAGCAATTTATTTAATGATTTCTTTTATGATCCATCTATGCAAAATGATGGCATTTTAAGTTTTCCAAAGTTTCCTAGTAGATTATTGGTACCAGGAGGTAAAGGTACAGGATCCAGATACGAAATTACACAAAGTACCACTCCGCTTTTTGGCACCGCTCCTCCTATAAAAGTGGATGGTAATAAATTAATAACATCATACTCAGTTATTAATAAGAAAATACCAACTCAGTTCTTTTATTGGGATGATTGGAATCCATATCAAACTACTGCTTCGTTGGCAAATATGCCATTGTGGGTAAGACGTACAGGTTGGACAGGTACATCTTCTCCAACAAGTGGACGTAAACTTGGTACAAACTATTATGTACGTGGAAGCAGTTGTTTTCTATCAACATTTAGTGGATCTGCTACATCTTCGTTTAATGCACGTGATAGATCTAGAAATTCAGCCACCAAGATATATTCTGTTGAATTGCCTATGTATTTGAATCCATATACACAAAGCACTTACAGAAGAGACAAAGTGGTTATCTTTAGCAATGGTGTTGCTAATAATGAAGATATTCCAAATGCGTATAGACCAAATCCAGCTGTTGCTCCGTTGTGGAGAACAATTGGTGTGGGTCCAACCAGTATTAACTTGACACCTGAGGCGATGAATGATGCTGCTAAGAACAATGGTTATGTGTATGTATTGCAAAATGGACAAACCAAGAGCAAAGATTATTCGTTGAAGATGGTGTTTAGATACACTTGGGGTAGAGGTTAATTATAAAATAAATTGTTATGGCGTATATTTTAGTAAATACAGGATCTATTGCTAATAGTGATACCGCTGATACTATCAGAGAAGGTTTTCATAAAGTAAACAGTAACTTTATTAGTTTAAATACCAGCGGTATCACCAGTTCAATTAACTTGGCTGGTGCTGCTGGAGGTAGTAGTGGATTGTATTTACCAATTGTTATAAATGGCACCACATATAAAATACTGTTAAACAATAATTGAATAGATTATTGGTGGTACTATTTATATGTTAGTAAATTATGGCCATCAAGAAGTTAAATTTAACACGAATAATAACCAGCTCAAATTATCTTTATAATTTTAGCTCCAGTTATTCAAACAAAGCATTAACTGCAAGTTATGCTTTAAATGCTAGCGGTGGTGGAGGATCTTCATTAAATACAGGTAGTAAATATCCCATAACAAGTAGTTGGTCTGTAAAAGCTCTAACTGCTTCGTATATTGCTAATTTTCCAATAATAAATAATGTACAGGCGCAAATTATTGTACCTAGCATAACTGGTAGTAGTTATACATTGATTCGAAGTGTTGCAAACTCAGCAGATATATTTGTTAGTATAAATGGTGTGGTACAAATACCATCTTCAAGTTATACAATATCTGGCAACACAATAAATTTTTCACAAGTGCCAACATCAGGAAGCAGAATTGATGTAAGATTTTTATTGTCTGGAAATAATATAAGCAGTAGTTATGCATTAACCGCGAGTTATTCATCAAATGGAGGTGGGGGTGGATCTGGTACAAGCGGTACAAGTGGCGCATCAGGATCGAGTGGAAATAGTGGTACTTCAGGATCAAGTGGCACCAGCGGACAAAATGGAAGTAGTGGTACGAGTGGAAGCAGTGGATCCAGTGGATCAAGCGGATCTAGTGGCAATAATGGGTCAAGTGGTACTAGCGGTGGTGGATTTTTAACTGGTAGTACTTATCCTATAACAAGTAGTTTTTCTAGAAGAGCTATAACTGCAAGTTACAGTTTGACCGCCAGTTATGCACTAAATGGTGGCGGAGGAGGTGGACAAGCATTTCCATTTAGTGGATCAGCTATTATTACAGGATCGTTGTCTATAACTAAAACGATAAAAATTAATAATGTTACTTTAAGTGCAAGTAATGGATCTTTGTACTTAAATAATTCACTACTACGAGTGTTGAGATATAACTATTTTTCATCTAGCATAAGCAGTTCAAATATAATTCCCGTAGTAAATGTAAGAACGCAAATAATAAATGGATACTCACTAATATCAGCTGATCTTTTTGCTGAGAATTTATCATCTAATTCTCAAGCTAATGTTTATGTTTATAACGGAATAAATTCTACATTGATACAAACTGTTACGATAAATCAGAGTACAATCAATGTTTTATCGTTATCTGATTACGTACCTTTGCAAATTTCCGCTAGCGGTTATTTAAATTTTCGTGTAACGGCAAGTGTAATTTAATAATATATATAGAATATGAGTCTCATCAATCGTCAAAATCAAAATCTAAATATCCCATATGTTATAGAAACTCCGAGTAGCATATATATTATGGGTCAAGAGCACGATCCAGCAACATTAACTCCACTATTTGGCAGAAATTTTATGCCACTCGCGAGTAGTCGTAATACAAATGGAACTATTTTCACAAAATACTCAGGTACATTGCAAGGAGCAGAGAGCTACAGAGACCGTTCTTATGATAGACAAGCAATGGGATTAGAAAGTTTAAATCGTGGTATGAAAGATTTGCCACTATATAGATGGAGTGATGGATTTAATTATTATGTAATGGAATATGGTGGTTATAGACAATGGAGATTCAATCCATCAAATCAAAATTTAACTTATGCTTTATATGATAAAAATAGTGCGACAACTGATCGCAATAACTTTCGTGGCGATGAATCGTGGGTGATTGATGAAGATTCAACTTCGGTTATTTTGATGAACACCGCTCTTAGAACTGATTATTGGAGAAGAAGTGGATTGTTTAGTAAATTTACAAAATCAACAAATGCTACAGTTGGAGATGCAAACGGTTTGATTCAGGAGAATTATACATTTTATTGTTATATTGGTCGAAGCAGCACACGTACATTTGCATATTCTAATTCGGATACATATCAACAACGAAGTGTTCTTTATATGTTGAATAAAAGTACATTTACGTCAACAAACGTGTATCAGTTTAATCATTCTGGATCAGAAACAACTATTCCCTCAGAAACATTTCCTATAGCTAATAGTTCGTCTAGTTTAGTATTTTATCACACCGCGTTGTTTCCATCTGGTGTGCCTGTTGGAGCTAGTACTGCTAGACACGGTATTCGTAGAGTAATATTTAATGTGAATGGTGGGTTTGCTTCTGGATCCGCATCTGCTACTGCATATGGCACTCCCTGCACAATTGATTACAGTGCATCTGGTAGTTTAACACCATCAGCTCTTTGGCCAAATAGTTGGAGTACAACACAATATGCAGATTTAAGAAGAAGAACAAAATTATTTTTAAATACACAAAGTTCCAGTAAATTTTTAATTAATTTTAGTAGTACTCCGTATGGTTATGAAGATTCAGACAAACAATATTATAACGCGCATGTATTTGAGATAAGCAATACAAATAGTGCTAATTTAACATATCGTAGTAGAGTTAACACATATACTGAATTGGGCGGTGAGGCTAGAGAAATTATTTCATTGGGGGTTAACAATGATAGATTTTTGGTAGTGACCACTAATAATATGGGAATATATACTTTTACGCCTTCTACCAAAACATTGGCTTTAACACAAACTATTGCTGGTGAATTTAGATCATATGGAGTTGATAGTTATGGTCGATTGTGGGGTTCTACATACAATTGGGATTTGTATTGTTTTACGTTGGATTCGCCAGTAAGAGTTAATATAACGAGTCAAAGTTCATCGTATACATACAATGGATCCACTATAAATTCACAAGTATATGCTGAGGCGAGAAATTATTTGGGTAATAGAGTATCTGTGCCTGTAAGACTAACGATAGAAGGCAACAGTGCATTATTTACGTCAAATGGTTTGTCTTATAGAGATATTAATACATCTACATCTGGATCTTTGACTGTGCCTATACAAATTGTAAATGGTGGATTCACTAGAATTGTTGCTAGTACTAATTTTTAGTAAATGAATATTGTTGTAAATATTCCAAATTTTTACGATAGTAACGAAACATCTGTTACTGGAGAATTTATTGGCAAAGTTGATTACAAAGGCATTTCCAATCAATATGGAAGTGTTTTTGTAAGTGAACCGCTTGATTTGATTGTAAATAAAAAATATAGAGGATTATCAAGTTCTTATTTAACTGATTATAATAATGGTGAAAATGGCAGCGTAACTGATTCTACCACTATAAATCGTAATACTATTTTAGATTTAAATAACCAAGAAAGATTTAGATCAATCGCTATGAACAGTAGTGGTAGTTTATATCCAACGGGATCAACTAGAACTGAATCGGTGAATGATAGTAGACAATACACTGCTTCATTTCCAAGTACAGTAACAGGTTTACAATTGTGGTTGGATGCTAATGATTTGCGAACTATAACATCGTCTGGTACTACGTTAACGGCTTGGAATAATAAAAGTTCTGTGGCAAAAACAATAACACTTCGTGGTTCTCCTCAAATTATTAGTAATGCACTTAATGGCAGAACTGGTATTAGATTTACAACCAGTGATGGTTTTAGAGAGACTACGAATTATTCTACGCCAGTTACTGTAGCATATGTTGGAAAACTAACAGGCGGTACAAATGCTAGAATGTTGCAATCTGTTAATAACAACTGGCTTTTAGGTGCATGGGCAGGATATATTAATCAAGCTTATTTTGAGGGATGGGTATCTGGTCCATATGGATCTGCAGCAGATACAACTGTAAGGTTTTATACAGCAACCATAGGTGGATCAGGTGTAAATTCAATAGTTTATTCAAATACATCGTCATTGGCATCAAACCAAGGTGGTATTACAGGTCCAAATGGAATAACTATAAATCATAGTGCAGGCAACAGTGAATATTCTACTTGTGAATTGTATGAATTGGTTATATACAATAAAATATTGAGCACAACCGAAAGATTTAATTTGTGGAATTATTTTTTAGCAAAATGGTCAGTTGAGGGAACGAGTGTAAATTATTACGGTGTAGGATTTAACAATTCTAATATACTAAATATAAGATTTGTTAATGGTCCTATAACAGGATCAAATAAATCTAGACCATATTCTAATAATATTTTTTTAAGCGCAACTGGTTCTCAAGATGTTTTAGTGAATAATATAGTTGGTGCTGTAAATAATGGTTATATAAACACAATAAGTAGTGGTTCATCGAAAACAATAAGAAGATTGGACGGTATAACTAACCAGACAGATTTTACAGGTGATGAATATAGCAATGTTAGTTTTACAACAAAAGGTAGTGTAGATAAAACTTATGTGATGTCTACTGATATTGAATTCTTCACAAAGGTATCTGAATTTGTACCACTTATAAATCCAAGCGTAGTTTATGAAGTTGATTTCAATACTATGTTAAATGTTCAAATAGACAACACATCTACTATTGACACATTATATGATGCGCCTGTAGGCTTTTATATTTCATCAAATAAACTTAATTTGGTAGGTTATGTTAATTTTACAGAACAAAAAACATTACGGGTAAAATTAAGCAATTCAACAATGTACAACGTTATAATTAAACCCATATTTATAAGAAGTAAGTATATTTATAGTACATAACATATGAACACATTTTATTTCAAAATAAACGATATATCCACTGGTTTTAAAATATTATCTGAAAATCAAAACGAATTAACAGCAATAATAGAACAACCATACAATCCAATGTCTGGTGAATTATTCAAAAGTAAAGATGAAATTAAAGATTTTATATCCGGTAGCTTATTAGATATGTTTCCAGAAATAAAAGAATTAAACAACTAACTGTAAATGCCAGAAACAAAACCATCTGTAAGTCAGTTAACTTTATACTTAACTTCCTCGTTAAAAATAACAAGTAGTTACGCATTAACCGCAAGTTATGCTTTAAATGCTAGTGGAGGTGGAGGTGGTACATCAGGCACTAGTGGTAATAACGGATCTAGTGGTACTAGTGGTACAAGTGGATCATCGGGAAGTAGCGGAACATCCGCAACTGCTGGAAGCAGTGGTACAAGTGGAGTAGGTTCGCCTGGCACATCGGGTTCATCAGGTGAATCTGGCACATCAGGTAGTAGTGGAACAAGTGCTACTGCTGGTAGTAGCGGTACAAGTGGTGTAGGTTCGCCTGGCACTAGTGGCACTAGTGGTAGTAGTGGTAGTAGTGGTACATCTGGATCTAGTGGAACAAGTGCTACTGCTGGTAGTAGTGGTACAAGTGGTGTAGGTTCTCCAGGCACTAGTGGTAGTAGTGGAGCTTCAGGCACATCAGGTAGTAGCGGTAACAGTGGAACGAGTGGAAGTAGCGGAACAAGTGTATCTGTGTCTGGTACAACAAATAGATTGGTTAAATTTACCAGTGCTTCTACAATTGGCAATACATCAACTGTACACGAAAGTGGATCTGCATTTTTAGGAGTGGGTGTATCATCAAGTTTAGTATCAAGATTGCAAGTTTACCGCAGCGGAAGTAACTCAAGTGTACTCAAAGTGGACGGTGGTAGTGGCACATTATTTGAAGTTACTGACAATTTGAGTGGCAGTTTATTTAGCGTAAATACTATAGCAGGCTTTCCAATACTAGAAGTATTTAGCAACAATAGGATGGTTGCTGGCGCTTACGGATCAAATGCTTTAGTAGTAAGTGCCAGTAGCGTTGGTATCGGTATTGCCACTCCAAGTACCAAACTACACATACAAGGTAATGTTAGTGGTAGCCAATTTACATCCAGCAGAAGAAACGCAGTTGGATTTTCTGGTACTGCAAGTTATGCAAGAAGAGCTTTGACTGCAAGTTTTGCTTTGAATGCAAGTAGTGTGGGTATTATGAGAACTGGCAGTAGATATCCTATAACTGCCAGTAGAGCAATTACCGCGAGTTATGCTTTAGCTAGTGCTGGTGGCGGCGGAGGCAGTGGTACTATATCAAGTGGTATTGTTAATAGAATACCTAAATACACAGGTACAACTACTGTTGGTCAATCATTTACTCCTATTTTTGAAAGTGGATCTGCTTTTGTTGGTGTTGGACCTATTTCTACCAGTTTGGTATCAAGACTACAAGTGTATCGTAGTGGTAGTAATTCAAGTGTGCTCAAAGTAGATGGTGGTAGTGGCACACTATTTGAAGTTACTGATAATCTAAGCGGTAGTTTATTTAGTGTAAATACTATAGCAGGTTTTCCAATACTAGAAGTATTTAGCAACAACAGAATGGTTGCTGGTGCTTATGGTACAAATGCTTTGGTTGTAAGTGCTAGTAGTGTTGGCATTGGCATTGCTACTCCAAGTACCAAATTACATATACAAGGTAATATAAGCGGTAGTCAATTTACTAGTAGTAGACGAAATGCAGTTGGGTTCTTTGGTACCAGTAGTTTTTCAAGAAGAGCATTGACTGCAAGTTATGCACTAAATGCTGGTGGAGGTGGTACCACATTAAGAACAGGTAGTACATATCCAATTACAAGTAGTTTTTCCCGAAGAGCAATTACAGCAAGTTTTGCTTTAGCTGGGGGAACAAGATTAAATACGGCTAGTAGATATCCTATAACTGCAAGTAGAGCTATTACAGCAAGTTATGCATTGGCTAGTGCTGGTGGTGGAGGAGGAAGTGGTACAGTATCGTCTGGTGTTGTAAATAGATTGGCCAAATATACAGGCGCAACTACAGTGGGAAGTTCGGCTATAGTATATGAAAGTGGAAGTGCTTTTATTGGTATAGGTGTAACAAGCAGTTTGGTATCTAGTTTACAGGTTTACCGCAGCGGAAGTAATGTTAGTGTGCTTAAAGTGGATGGTGGAAGTGGCACATTGTTTGAAGTTACTGATAATTTAAGTGGCAGTTTGTTTAACGTCAATGATATTACTGGTTTACCTATATTTGAAGTGTTTAGTAACAACAGAATTGTTGCGGGTAAATATGCTGCAAATGATTTGGTGGTCAGTGGTAGCAGAGTTGGTATTGGTACAGCTACACCCCAAGCAAAGTTGCACGTTGTGGGTAACATAAGTGGTAGTCAATTTACTAGTAGCAGAAGAAATGCGATTGGATTCTCTGGTACTGCGAGTTATGCAAGAAGAGCATTGACTGCAAGTTATGCATTGAATGCAAGTGGTGGTGGGGGTGGAAGTACATTGCGAACTGGTAGTACATATCCAATTACTGCTAGTAAAACATCTGCGATTGCGGCGGGTGTTACCAATAGATTTGTTAAGTATACAAATGCTTCTGCTGTTAATAGTTCAACTATGTTGTATGAGAGTGGAAGTGCTTTTATTGGTATAGGTGTAACAAGCAGTTTGGTATCTAGTTTACAAGTATATCGTAGTGGTAGTAATGCTAGTGTGTTGAAGGTGGATGGTGGTAGTGGCACATTGTTTGAAGTCACTGATAATTTGAGTGGTAGCTTATTCAATGTAAATGATATTACAGGATTGCCTATATTTGAGGTATTTAGCAACAATAGAATTGTGGCGGGTAAATATGCTGCAAATGATTTGGTTGTTAGTGGTAGTAGAGTTGGTATTGGTGTGGCTACACCACGTGCTAAACTACACGTTCAAGGAAATATAAGTGGAAGTCAATTTACTAGTAGCAGAACAAACGCAGTTGGCTTCTTTGGTACGGCTAGTTATGCAAGAAGATCATTATCAGCCAGTTATGTACTTGGAGGAGCTGCTGGATCAAGTGGTACAAGTGGTGCAAATGGTACATCAGGCAGTTCAGGTGCAAGTGGAACATCAGGTAGTTCTGGTACTAGTGGCACTAGCGGATCAAGTGGTACGAGTGGAACTAGTGGAACTAGTGGTACATCAGGTAGTTCTGGTGCTAGTGGCACATCAGGATCAAGCGGTACTAGTGGAGTTGGATCTCCTGGTAGTGGTGGAACTAGTGGTACCAGTTCTACCCCAGCGTTATCATTGGCTCAAACATTTGTGTTAACTGCGTCTGTGAGTCAATTAAAATTAACACAAAGTGCAGCCAACAATGATCAAATATTGGTAATATTGGATGGTTTGGTTCAATCCAGAGTAGGTAGTTATACAGTTTCAGGATCCACTTTGACTTTGACAGAAAATGCGCTTTCAGGTTCAAATGTTGATATCAGATACTTTGGCGGTGGTTCTTCTACTAGCAGCAGTTTTTCAAGAAGAGCATTGACAGCGAGTTATTTACTACCTGCTTCAAATAATACAACCAAAGCTATATTTGGATATGGTTATACTAGTGCAGCAGTATCTATTACAAATTTAGTAAGTAATACTGGCGTAGTTGCAAATGATACAACGGGTGTAGGTAGTGCTAGAAGCAATTTGGCAGCTGCTGGATATGGAAATGATAAAGCTATATTTGGTTATGGTTTTACTTCTGTAAATGTATCTATTACAAATTTAGTAAGTAATACTGGCATAGTTGCGACCGATACAACAGGTGTAGGTACTGATAGAAGATCATTAGCAGCTTCTACCTATGGAAATGATAAAGCTATATTTGGTTATGGTTATACAAGTACACAAGTATCTATTACAAATTTAGTAAGTAATACAGGCGTAGTTGCGACAGATACGACAGGCGTTGGTACCGCTAGATATAGTCCCGCTGCTGCTAGATATGGTGGTGATAAAGCTATATTCGGATATGGTACTACTGGTACAAATGTATCTATAGTTAATTTGGTATCAAACGTTGGAGTAGTTGCAAATGATACAACTGGTATTGGTACTGCTAGAGAATCACTAGCAGCTGCGGGATATGGCAGTGATAAAGCTATATTTGGTTATGGTTATACCACAGGAGTTGTATCTATGACAAATTTGGTAAGTAATACTGGGGTAGTTGCAAATGATGTAACAGGTGTTGGTACCGCTAGATGGATGTTAGCCGCAGCGGGATATGGTGGTGATAAAGCTATATTTGGATATGGTTATAATAGTAGCAATGCTGTTGTATCTATGACAAATTTGGTAAATAATACAGGTGTAGTTGCGACTGATACAACGGGTGTAGGCACTGCTAGAAGAATTTTAGCTGCTGCCGGATATTCAACAACATAACGTATAAAATAATATGCCATTTACAAGATTACGACAATCAATGATTAAGCCAAATGGATCTATAACAGGATCATTAAGTGGCACTAGTAGTTATTCAAGAAGAACATTGACCGCGAGTTATGCTTTGAATTCAAGTGGAGGCGGCGGCGGAGGATCAGTTCAAACAGGCAGTATTGCTAAACAAACAGTTTGGACTAATGTAACCTCAGGCAGCACAAATACCATAACCAGCTTAAATTTGAGCAGCAACAAGTGGGATGTAAGCGTGGTGGAAGAATGGGATGCTGCGACATTGGATCAATATTATAATAGCTGTAGCTTGTTGTGTCATTTTAATGGTACAAATGGTAGCACTGCATTTACTGATAATAGCAAAAATAAAACAACATTTACAGTTAATGGTAATTCACAAATAAGTACTGTGCAAAGTAAATTTGGTGGAGCAAGTGCTTATTTAGATGGTACTGGAGATTATTTAAGTAGTCCCAGTGTAAGTGATTTTGCATTTGGCACGGGGAATTTTACTATAGAATGTTGGATTTATTCTTCAGATGTATCATCCGCAACTCAAAGAGGATTTTTACAAACATCAGATACAGTAGGCGGTTTAAAAACAACTTATACTAGCGGTATATTGTTATACCAAGGTGGTAACAGTTCTGGTGGAAGTTTGAATGGCGGATTAAGTGCTATTGTTGCTGGTACTAATTTAGGTTCAAGCACAGCTGTAATAACAACAAACACTTGGTATCACATTGCTTTAGTAAGAAATTCAGGAACATCTACATTATATGTAAATGGAACATCTGTTGGTTCAGCAACAACCACAGGCAATTGTTCTGGAACCTATCTAGCTATTGGTGGATATTATAATACATCATATTTGTATCAAGGTTATTTGGATGAACTTCGTATAACCAAAGGTGTAGCTAGATATACATCTAATTTCACTCCACAAACTTCTGAATTTCCAAATTCAAGAAATCAAGTGCTTACAAGGTATGTTGGTTTGGTTGGTGGTGTTGATGACAAATATGTGGATTACGGTGTTGAGAAGTTAAGTAACAGTTCGCTTAAATTGACTAGATTAACTTATCCAAATCAACCGTTAATTGGCAGTGGATCATTGAGTGGCAGTGTAAGCAGAGTATATGTAAATGTATTGGATTATACCAATGTGAGTGTAACCAGCAGTTATGCTAGAAATTCTTTGTCAGCAAGTTATTTAATACCCACTTCAAATAACACAACCAAAGCTATATTTGGATATGGTACCACTGGTACAGTTACATCTGTAACAAATTTGGTAAGCAATACAGGTGTAGTTGCTACTGACACAACTGGCATTGGGACTGCAAGAAATGCTTTAACAGCTGCTGGATATGGAACGGATAAAGCTATATTTGGATATGGTAACAATGGCAGTTCAAATGTATCTATAGTTAATTTAGTATCTAATATTGGTGTAGTTGCTACTGACACAACAGGTGTGGGTACTGTTAGACGAGCTTTAGCTGCAGCTAGATATGGAAATGATAAAGCTATATTTGGTTATGGTTATACTAGTGCTGGAGTATCTATGACAAATTTGGTAAGCAACACTGGCGTGGTTGCTACAGATACAACAGGCGTAGGCACTGCACGATATGATTTAGCAGCAGCTGGATACGGTACGGATAAAGCTATATTTGGATATGGTAACAATGGCAGTTCAAATGTATCTATAGTTAATTTAGTATCTAATATTGGTGTAGTTGCAAATGATACTACAGGAATTGGTACTACAAGAAACGGATTGGCAGCTGCAGGATATGGTACTGATAAAGCTATATTTGGTTATGGTTATACTAGTGCTGGAGTATCTATGACAAATTTGGTGAGCAACACAGGTATAGTTGCGAACGATGTAACAGGTATTGGTACCACTAGGGCATATTTAGCAGCTGCTGGATATGGAACGGATAAAGCAATATTTGGATATGGTTTAACTAGTGTAGCTGTATCTATGACAAATTTAGTAAGTAATACAGGTGTAGTTGCAACTGACACAACAGGTGTGGGTACTGCTAGACATGGTACGGCAGCTGCAGGTTATTCTACAACATAAACAATATATATTAAACAAGCATATGGCATCAAATCTAAATTCAGAATTTAATTATCGTTATCAAGTTATAGGTAGTACCCCGTGGGAAAAGTTAAAAACATTAAAAGGTTTTCTTGTGGGTAGAAAAAGAGCAGCTGTTTTGGAACAAGTTGCAGATTTAAAATATAAAGCCAAATTAGCAGAACTAAAACATCTAAAAGAATTACCAGCATTACCCCACGTAATTCTAAATTTAGAAGCAGAAATATTAGAACTTGAATCACATCTTGATGATCAAAAACATGCATTTGAATTAAACCGTCAAGAAATAAAGATTTTAGAAAATCTAATTGCTGAATTATATACAATAGTTGAACCCACCAGAATACCTGGTTATACAGATGATCAAATGTTTGAAGCCAATGCTAATAATGAATTTACAGTAACAATTGGACGGGAAATACAAGCTGAAATTATTGCAAATGGTAGACCATCCCCAGCCAAATTGCTAAATGCAATGAGCAATCCACAAACACTTGAATCATTGAAACTTGTGGGGTTAGTACCAAAAGAAACACTTTTATTGGAACAAAAAGATATTGTTGATGCGTTAAAGTTAAACAACATAAATGAACCAAAACTAATACAATAATATGAAACTTTATATATTACCGGCTACAAACTTTGAATCTTTGTTTGGAAATCCAATGGAAAGAAAACAAGTAAATGATGTTGTAATCATTGCGCAAAAACCAGATTGTTCCAGTTTCTTGGTATTATCCAAAACAAATTATACAGCACTTGAACCATTTGTTGGTTATGATGGATTTGATTTTACATATTGTCAACAATGGGGATTAACAATAAATGAAGAAGTAGTTGTAAGAACCATATCAGATTTACGTAAAAACGCATATCCACCAATGGCAAATTATTTGGATGCTATTGTGAAAAATGATAATGAAGCATTACAAGTTTATCTTGATGCATGTGTTGCAGTAAAAGAAAAATATACCAAATTAGAATCTTGATGCGATAATTTATGTATTACGGACCCAGAATTGTATCAAGTGGATTAGTATTGTGTTTGGATGCGGCTAATAAACTTAGCTATCGTGGTAGTGGTACAACTTGGACTGATTTAAGTGGTAATAGTAATAATGTTACACTTACTAATGGACCTACATTTAACGCTGGTAATCAAGGAAGTATCGTTTTTGATGGAGTAGATGATTACGCAAATTTTTATGCACCAAATTTAAGTGGTGTTGCTGTTATTGAAATTTGGGCAAAAATATCAAATGCGATATCATTTGGAATGATGTTTGGCTGGTCGAGTTATGATGTTTTTTATAATGCAGGTAATTTCGGATACAATACATTTAATGCTAATGATATTTATGGTATTGGTAGTGCAACTGTAACAAGTTTGCAGTTGTTAAATAATTGGAAACACTATGTTTTTGAAATGCGTAGTGATGTAAGTTATACAAATAATAAAATTTACATTAATGGTGTTTCTCAAACATTATCACAAATAGCATCTTCTGAAAATGCTGGAAATAGAAATTTCAATAGTGGACTTGGTGCAATTGGTACTATTAGAGGAGCTGCATACTATACACCGATGAATTGCGCTTTATTTAATGTTTACAACAGATCACTAAGTGCAGCTGAAGTGTTGCAAAATTATAACGCAACTAAAACTAGATTTGGTAGATAATTATAAATTATATGGCAGGAAAAAGTGGACCAGATATTGTTGAAAATGGATTAGTATTGTGTTTGGATGCGGCTAATAAACTTAGCTATCCTGGCAGTGGTACTGCGTGGACTGATTTGAGTGGAAATAGTTATAATGGCACATTAACCAATGGACCTACATTTAGTGCTGGTAATTTGGGTAGTATATCATTTGATGGTACAAACGATTATATTGATACTGCGAATTCAACCGGTCTTAATTTTACAAACACTTCTGGAACAGTTAGTATATGGTTTAAAACTTCTACCTCATTTCCATCACAAGCATTTTTAATAGCTAAAAATATGGATTCTACAGGAGGTTGGGGGATGCTTATTGATTCTACTGGCACACCTTATTTTAATACAAAACTTAACGGGGTTGGTTCAGATGCATTTTATAGATACGCCACTGTTTCTTGTACAAATGGAATATGGCATAATGTAGTGTCTGTTTTTACTACAAGTACGACAGTGACTGCTAATAATATTGCGTCTATGTACATAGATGGGTCTCTTTCTAATGGCGCATCATCTCAAATATCGGTTTATGGCGGAAATACATCATCAACTGTACAAATAGGCAGACGATCCACAGGCCTTTATTACAGTGGTAATATTTCAAATGTACAAATTTATAACAGATCACTCACAGCAGCTGAAGTGTTGCAAAATTATAACGCAACTAAAAGTAGATTTGGAAGATAATTATACTGTATATGGGTATATCTAGAGGACCAAAAATTGTATCAAGCGGATTAGTATTGTGTTTGGATGCGGCTAATAAAGTGAGTTATCCTGGTAGTGGTACTGTTTGGACCGATTTAAGTGGAAATAACAACATAGGTACATTAACTAATGGTCCTACATTTAGCGCGGGTAATCAAGGCAGTATAAGTTTTGATGGCACAAATGATTATGTAAGTGTTGCTTATAATGCTATTTTAAATACTCCTACAGGTGCTACATATGAAGTGTGGATTAAACCCACCGTTGCAACAACAGGCCCATTTTTAAATAGAGGTACCAGTGATTCAGGAGCGACTCCTGATAATCCAAGATTTATTGTATACAATACGGGAAAGTTATATTTTGACTGGAGTTATCCAGGTACTGATGTATATCTTGAAACGGCTACAGGAGTTGTGACATTGGGAATATGGAATCAAGTACTTGGTATAGCTACACCGAGTACTCAATTAAGAACATTTGTTAATGGTGTAGAAACTACATATGCTACTAGAGTTAATACTTTACCATCAACTTTGCCTAATACATCAACTCCTCTAGAAATAGGAGCAGCTACTTGGGCACCTAGTTATTTCAATGGTAATATAGCAATTGTAAGACTATATAATAGAGTATTAACAGCTACTGAAATATTGCAAAACTATAATGCTGTAAAAGGTAGATTTGGAAGATAAATATCTTAATTTGATGAATGTGTATAATTATGATATTTATATGATATGTTGACGTTAACAAAGGTATTACCAGCATTAATTTCAAGTGGTAGCTTTACTGGTTCATTTTATGGTACCAGCAGTTATTCAAGAAGAGCATTAACCGCAAGTTATGCTATGAATGGTGGCGGTGGAGGTAGTGGAACCAGTGGTACAAGTGGTGCAACAGGCACAAGTGGTACTAGCGGTAATAGTGGAACCAGTGGCACCAGTGGTAACAGCGGTACTAATGGTACAAGCGGAAATAGTGGAAGTAGTGGAACAAGTGGTGGGGGTGCTTCATTAGCAACTGGTAGTTTATATCCAATTACAAGCAGTTGGTCAAGAAAATCGATTACTGCAAGTTATTTAACCACCATAAGCCAATCTTTAATACCAGCTAAAAATAATACCTATAGTTTAGGCACATCCGCTGTTAGATGGAAAGATATATTTGTAAGCACCGGTAGCTTATACATCGGTGATGTTAAATTATCTACATCCGCTTCAATTGTGTTTGCAAATGCATTACCAATTGTTGTGGTAAATACCGCATCCAAACAAATTGAAGTGCCTGGTTTGCCAATACAATTAACTAGTAGTTATGCACTTAAAGCACTTAGAGCATTAAGTGCCAGTTATGTGCCAGGTGGCGGAGTAGGCAGTAGTGGTACAAGCGGTGCAACTGGATCAAGTGGTACAAATGGTAGTAGTGGTACATCAGGCAATAGTGGTACTAGTGGAAGTAGCGGTCAAAGCGGAAAAAGTGATACTGATGGTAGTAGCGG